ACATAAGCACATCGACCTTATGGTCTTGTGCTTGATCGCATATGCTTTGAACTATCTGGGTTTGTTGTCTTGGGTAGAAATCAAGATGAAGATCTGAAAAGTAGCCTATACGCAATTATTAGCCGTTTATTAGGGACAATTCCAATTCTTTGTCGGCATCGCTTTTGTTCTTCCACTTGGTGTAAAGGTCCAAGTAGAGAGCATACAATTCGTTCTGTTTGGAAATATCGTGTTCAGAAAAGAATATACAAAATGTGGGATCAAATGTCAAGTGAATTGATAGCTGACCTAGATTTTTGTCGAGTTTGATGTATGCAACATCTGATAGATTAACGATTGCACACTGCCCATTATACTCTACTTTGATAATATTCGATGCCATTTACAGTCCTTTAAGTTGCATATTTCTATATATAGCAGTAGATTTTAAATACTTATAAGGATCAACATGACAATTTCACACAAAGGGCTCTGCCCATGCGAAGATTTTGAATTCTCACTTCGATATAAAAGTCCATCGGAAGAAGCTGTTCCTCTCTTCTGTCCATTCTGCGGCGTCGGCATAGAACAAGACGAACCGGATACAGAGGACGAAGAAGACAGCATTTATGACGACGAATAACATCTGGTTATTCGAAGGTACTGAATTTGGGGAAGACCAAGACGTATCGTCTTACGTCGGCTTCATCTACAAACTCACGAATCTCGAAACCGGCAAAAAATATATCGGGAAAAAAACTTTCTGGACTCCGAAAGTTTCCCAAAAAAAGAATAAGCAGACTGGAAAGGTCAAGAAAACCCGTACCAAGGTGCCATCAGATTGGCGTGAGTACGTATCATCAAATGACGAAATCAAGGCGGAAGCGGCTTCCGGCGTCCAGTTCAAGAAAGAAATCCTACATCTCTGTAAAAGCAAGGCAGAGATGACCTACTATGAAACCAAATTTCAGTTCGAATTCGATGTGCTTCTATCAGACGATTATTATAACGGCTGGATTATGTGCCGTGTTCGCAAGGCCCATTTGAAAAGCTTACGAAAGGGGTAACCCATTCAATCGCTCTATTTCTCTCATAGCGATATGAACTGTAAGGGCTCTTTTGAACTGGCCTTCATCCTTCAAAGCAGTGCTAAGGTCTTTTAACTGCTTCAAAAGTTCTGCCGTGTTGACAACGGTCGGACGCAAATTCAGAGTATTGGATTCAGAGATAGGCATTATCAAACTCCGTCGTGATCGGATGATTTAGAACGCATACGAACTCGTCGCCGGGCTTATGAGCGGTGTTCCAGTATTCGAGACAGGAATCGGCATCGTCATTCACCAGACTGATGACGATTTCCTGTTTGACCTTTAGGACTTGCGAACACTGGCGCACAGACGGCCAATCGAGATAATTGGAGCGCTTCCAAAACGCACAGGCGTAGTCTCGCAAGCGCTCAATCGACAATTCACTCAATCGAAATCATCCTCTTCACCGACCTTAAATACCGCCACAAAGGCGTTGGCGCAACCCGACAGACCGGTTGACTTGCGACCACCCGTGGTGATCTTGGCTATCGCCGGGAACCAACGAAGTTCCTCATGGAAACCAAGCTGCTTCTGAACACGGGAAGCCTTGTACCCGGCCACCGGAATCCACTTCCGACCGGCCTTGGCGGCAAGATCATCGGGAAGCCTCCACCGACGAACCTTCGGAGCATTCCACTGGTCCGGACGGAACGTATCCGCAAACCGGTAGACCTTGGAAGCTACCACATTGCCATCGGCGTCACACAGGACGGGGAACTGATGGTAACCTCCCGTCTTAAGAAGCTTGACCTTCTCACGATTCAAATCGGCAGTGATGCCGTGTGCCCACTGTGAGAGGAAACCATCCGTGTCACAACGCTGGAAAGATTCTTCCTTCATTTCCAAAGCCCGACGACCTTCGGAGTCCAACTTGGCAATCTCTGCAAGCTGCTCGGCGCTCGGGGCAGGGGCTTCCGTCAAAAAGGCTTCCATCGATCCCTCTTTCTTCTCTCTACATTCATTAATATAATCAGAATTTAGAGAATGTCAAGCGACATTCACCAGAAGCTTTCCGGATAATCGTCTTCTTCGATTTCTTCCATGGCCTTTTCGATTTCGTCGGCTTCATCCCGACGATTGTAAGGCTCATAATAGGGGTTTCCAACGCCCTTCTCACGAAAGAGCTTGTTCTGAAACATTGCCTTGGCAATGGGATTCTTGGAACCACGCATTTCTTTACCCTCAATTGCGGAATTCATATAATCAAAATATTTATAGGCGTCAATAGAAAAAAAGAAAAATAAAAAAGGCCGGGAGAAATCCCGGCCTTTCAACATCAAAACGAACCGATCTTACGCTTCGATGGTGATTTCCGTCTTGGCTTCACGGATCAAGTTCGCAACGCCGGTCTGTCCATTCTCTTCAAGAATGGTCAAGGCGATGGCAAGCTTGTCGTTGGCCCGGTCGATGTTCGCACGTGGCGGCATGGAAGCGGCAAGCTGTACCGGTTCCTCATGCACATTGGTATTCGCCGCCGTTTCGGCAACCGGAGGCGGTGCGGGCTGTTCCGTTACCGGAGCCGGTTTCGGCTTGCGGTTGTAAACCCGAACTTCGACATGATAGCCGAAGTTTTCCGCAAGCTGGTTGCGAAGCTGGTAGCCGAACGTCTTCATGTTCTTGTCGGCGTCGTTGTCCACATTGCGATAGATGTTCTGCGCAATGTCGAACATAGTTCTGGCTTCCTTGTCGGTCACCATGATTTCCGGACCCCATTCACGGCCACCGGCCTTGGTGATCCCGGCCTTGTTCAAGCGGGCCTGAATGCCCTTGGGGAATTTTTCGAGAAACTTCTTGTTTCTGAAAATTGCCAAGGGAAACCGGACAGCCTTCGTTTCCGGAGCCGGATTGGCATTGTCAGCCTTCGCCGCTGGCTTTGCCTTTGCCGCCTTGGAAGCTTCTGCCTTGGGAGCTTCTGCCTTGGGAGCGGCAACCGGAGCCGTCTTTTCCGGCGCTCCATTTCCCTGTGCCGCATTGATGGCGGCTTCGGATGTGGACGTACCGGTTTCGTTGTTCAACGTATCCATTGTTGCACCTTTCTACTCATTACAAACATTGCCTTTTCAGCAATTTTCGTTCCCCGAATGATTTCGGTTAAGGCGTCATATAGATCGAGCTTTGAACTTTTACAAGAGAAAAAACAGAAAAATCAATGAGATTCCATTGAGGATTTTAAAAACCCCAATGAAATCAACATCTTAGCACATACAAAATTTTTCCTATTTAGCTACCAAATCAACGATTTCGCAATTTCCAGCTACGCAAGAAAGCTCTTGGCTACCGCTAGTTTTATCCTCTGTTTCATATTCGGACAACTTTGACCAATCAACATCAGTCGGCATTCTGGCCAACAGAGCTTCATAGTCTTCCTTGGAACATTCCTGATATGGCGCTTGCTGATATGTGTGATCAGAATGCGGTAGGAATGAAACACCGCCTACATGATCGAAATTATCGTAAACCCAAGCGCCAACTTGGAACCATTCGTCTTCCTTGACCGTGATGGTGATCGACGGATTGTGTTCCGTCCAGAAAGTGCGATAGGTTTTCCAAATTTCCAAATGCTGAATAGCCGAGAGCGAGTCTCTAAAAATTGCGTGGTCTGGCGATTTAATGGGAAACGAGAACACATAATTGTGGTTCGGGTTCATCACATCATCTTCGAAAACGAAGCCCATGTCAACCATCATTTGTGCCAATGGGTCTTTTTTGTCCGCTCTCACGGTACGAATATAATATGGAGAATGGCGGGTATGGATACCGGAGCTTGCATCTGTCAACTGTGAGATTGTACCGGAAGGCTTAACCGTGGTGATCGCAGCGGATGCCGGAATTCCGAGATATCCTGCAAATTCCTCATTGACACGGATGGTTTCAGCTTTTAGTTCCGTCAACCATTCTTCAAGGATGGCGGTTCCCTTCGAACCGTTCATGGTTTCATTATCCATGATGCCGGTCAGAGAGACGCCTAGCAAACGCTCTTCGTCACAGTTCTGTTTCCATTTACGGTTAATATATTTGAAATCTGTAAGCGTGGACTGGAATGTTCCCAAAATCGTAGCCAGACGAACTTTACGCTTAAGCGATTCCAGATCGTCGGTAGCACGAACCACTACTTCGGATAGATTGCAGAATTCATACGGACGAAGGATGATTTCGCCACAAGGATTGACACCCCAATCCTTTCCAACTTCACGGCGACCAATCTTTTCAACCTGTTTGTCGGCTGCAACTCGATTGAAGATGCCACGTTCACCAGATTTGGAACGATAAAGAGCAAGCCATTCCTCCATAAAAATGCCAATTTCCGGCTTTTCAGTGTAGGCGGCTGAATTGTTTGCAATGGCACGTTGTGGATTGACTTCCCACCATTGGCCGGACTTGGCATTGCGCATACGGTCGTCGGAAAGATTCGAAAGAGAAATCAATGCCGAGCGGCGCACACCACCCACGACCACGATTTGGGCAATCTTGCAAACCAAGTCATGGCATTCGACTGATGTCAGCTTACGTCCGGCTGCGTTTCGGAAAAGGCGAACAGCAAAGCGGAAAAGGTCTTCCAAAGGACCGGGACCGGAAGAACGACCACCAAAGGTCTTAAGACGAGCACCAGCCGGGCGAAGCTTGGATGTGTCCCACTTTGGAATCTGTCCACCATAGAGAAGGTGGATAAGCTCTTTCAGAGCCTTAGCCCAACCGAGCTTTGAATCCGATACGACAATGGTTGTATCGGTTGGAAAGAAGTCGTCTGCGATTTCAGGCAACTTCGAAACAAATTGGCGTTCAACAGAAAAGCCGACGCCAGTACCATTCATGAGAATGTAGAGAATTTCGTCAAACGCCGTTGTGCGGTCGATTGGCAAGAAAGAGCAATTATAACCAGCAATATTATCACGCTCTAGAGCGGGACCAGCGGTCATAAGGGCTCTCATGGAAGGCATGACTTCCAAATTCAAAACAGCTTCTTCAAGCTGATTGCGAACCGTACTCACATCGAAATGATGCTTAGTGTTCAAATGGTCCGTGAAAAAATCAAAATATCTTCCTACGGTTTCGGGCCAGCTTTCACGTCTGTTCTCTGTTTCAAGCCATCTTGAATATCGAGACAGGAAAATAAATTGCTGATAAACGTCCATTCCGTAATTATTTTTTGTACTAAGCATAAGTGTCCTTCTTCTTATTATTGTTCATAGGGAGTCTATGTAGCCAACCGAAAATCGGCTACTCTAGAATCCAGTTCTTTATTGATTGGTGATTAAGAAATATTTTCCCAAGAATCTGGGATATAATTGCCGGAAATCATCTTTCTGTGCTGTTTCCAGCCAAAATAATTCCCGTGTTGTTCTTGGTTTTCCCAAGCTTTTCGACCAAAATGAGGGTTACCACCGACGACAATTCGTCTATCCGGTGTAGCTTGGTGTTCAGCGGGAGAGGCATGAACCGGTGTTGAACCGACAAGATCGTGATAACGCTGAAATTCCTTTTCAAGCGAAGCGTTGCCGTCAAAAGGCGTGTAGCTCACACGGGCACAGCGGGCGACAGAGAGCTTGATCGCTTCCGAGATACCGTTATCACCGGGCTTGACCACACTTCTTCCAACATAAGCTTGACGTTCATTCAACGTCACATATGGAAGGTGCCATTCGCCATGCTTCAAAAGCTTTGGTGTCGAGCCATTACGGGCTTCGATGATCTTCTGTGCCAATAGCTCTATTTCGGGTTGTGCGTCTTCATGATCACGCAACCCGTCAAAATTGGCCCAATGTGTGGAGGAAAGAAGAGCGTCCACATACATGAACGGTTCGATAATGCGACCGGCCCATTGCTTGTGAAGTCCAAGCTCAAAAAGAAGTTCAGCATAGTTGGCAGCGGCCAACGCCGCTTGACGCCATATGCGTTCAGCTTCGGCAGCATCTTCCGGATGCATAGGTTCGGAAGACTGCATCCCCGGTTTGTTCTTCTGCCATTTGAGAGGCACGACCGGGTTGTTGATAATTTCTTGAATGAGTTTCTTGGTAGGGACAGCCCTAGTAGAGCGGGCGTTACGAGAGAATTGTCTGTGAGTATTGAATTCCGCCAGAATTAATCGGGGAAATCTTAATTGTAGAGTGGTAAGTCTAATGCCTTCGTCTGATATACTATCTTCGATGACTTGCGCCGAAATTTCCGTTTGCAATTTCTAATTTTTTCCAGTCTGAAAGTTTTAATTTTAGAGTCATGCCTCGGAATGTTCCATCATCAATAAATTTCTTCACCTTTTCAGGGGCAATAATGCCATCACGAATGTTTTCATTGAAATCTTTCTTCAATGCTTTATTCGATGGCCAAACAAACATCGGGTAACCGGCATCCGCCGTCTTATCGATGCGTTTGATTAGTTCTTTGTTACGGGGCTGATTATCAAAAATGACAACAGTCTGTTCTTTTGGTATGATTTGTCCAACTTTGGAGAAATCAGCACCAGAAACCGCAATCGCATTGTCCATAAACATGGAATCGAAAGCGCCTTCGAACGTATAGACTGTTTGTCCCACGTTAATGCGTTCAAGATTGAAGATCAACGGTTCATCGTCCGATCTTCGAAGCATAATATAACGGAGAGGGGAAGGCTTGATCGCACGTGCAGTGACGCCAACCAATTCCTTCTGTCTGTTGTATATAGGAATTACGATTCTTGGCTCATGGCCAAATTTCGTATCATCATATCGGCCCGGAAACAGCGTCGATATGGCCTTCATATCATCAGTGTAATACAGACGATCAAACCAGACGAACGGTATCTTTCGAGATTTGAGATACTGATAGGCGTCGTGATGTTCATCGAGTCTGGATATTTTCGTCGCCAGACGATCAATAGAACTTGTTCGCAGGGAAAAGAAGGCATCGGTAGCTGACTTTTCAGTCTCTTCCTCTAGCTTTTCTTCTTCCTGCTTATCTCGGAACTGTTCAAAACGATATTCTCTATACAATATCGGGTTGACATGTTCCAACAATGTGGAAAAATACATGCCCGCACCGCAATTGTGACAGGCATACTTGTATTTTTGTCCTCTTAGGTAGATATATCCTCTGGCACGACGCTTATTGGTCGCAGAATCACCGCATATGGGACACGAGAATTCCCATACATTGTTTTGTTTTTTCTTGAAGTTTCTAACGGATGAAGATAGAAGAGCGATATATTTTTGTTCAATCCACATTATCCAGCGATCTTATCAGGATTAATGTGGATTGTCAATGAAAATTCTAAACGGGCTCATAAATCTTGAGCCAATCGAGGATCATATCACATGGAAACACGGCATCCGAAGTTGGAGAGCCGGGCCATGAGCCACCCATAGCGATATTCAGAAGAATATACCAAGATTGTCCCGGCGATCTATTTTCCATGACGATTGTTTTTACACCATCGAAATCGAAAATAATTTCTTCATCGGTTATGCTTATTCCGTACACATGAAAATCTGTCAAATCCGTTACATTAGGGATACCAAGCAATCTGATATCGAGAGGATATCCAAGTGCCAGTGGTGAATTGGTTGTGGAAGTCCAATGTTGTGTAGAATAGTATGTCCACGCATTTGCATTCGAATTAATCGGCCATTCCATCATATCGATTTCTGGTGGCCATGCTCCATTAGTCGGCATTAGCCAAAATGCTGGCCAAGCACCACGCTTGCCAAGCACAGGCATGGCCAGACGACATTCTACACGACTGCCGGGAGCGGCGGTTTTGAGCGTTCTCGACGTGATCATGGATGCCGTGTAATTCCACGATCTATTGCTGTATGTTAGAGGCGTAGTCAATTTCTCGGAACGCAACACACGCTTTCCGTTAACGACTGGAAAAGGATTCGTACCGGGGAACACGACCGGATCGGCATAAAGACCCAATTCCTTGTTTCCGTCCTGTGTTCTGCCATGTGCCGGGCGTGATTGCCAACATGGAGTCCCATCCGGAAGGAAGCCAGTGTCACTAAACTGGAAACCGTTTACAAAATCCGTTTGGAATGCGAGCTTGTAACCGCTGGAAACGACTTGTTGTGGGTTTAGGCTGAACGTTATCCACCCACTCGATTTCGCCACGGATGCCCCTGTGATCGCTTTCAAATAGACTTCGATAGTCTTGCCTTCGGCATTATTACCCCTAAGCTGGATAACAATTTCTTGTTCGGTCTTATCGCCCGGCTGGAAAACGAAGCCGCCATTAGAGGCGATGTAGTTGGTTCCTTGATTGGTGCCGGTTCCATTACGTGTCTGGAATGAGCCTATGACGGTATCACGTGGTGTGCCGGTCAAAGAAAGCTTTAGACGGGCTTCCGTAGCAGTTGGCAATACGGTAACGTCAGCCAATGAGATTGTAATGGGAGCGACGGAATCGGTAAGGAAATCCATCAGTCTCGGGTTAATCTCTATCAATTTACGGGTATCTGTGGAGGCGAGACGTTTCATGAGAGAATTCCTTATGTTGGGAGATATAATTGTTTATAGCATTTCAGAAACAACGATGGTGCATGGAATAAAAACAAAAAGACCGCTGATGTTTCAGGGGATTTCGATCCTGTCTAACATCAGCGGTCTTTGATTGGAGCCAGTGAGATTCGAACTCACAACCTTTACCTTGCAAGGGTACTGCTCGCCCAATTGAGCTATGGCCCCGGCACTCGACTACATGCCGAGTGGCGGATATGTCTCATGGGTTTATTTATACCGCTTGACGTGAAAAGTCAAGCGGTACTTTTATTTTTCTACCACAACGGTTTCAGTTTCGACAACCACAATTTTGTGTGCCATTACATAATTGGATACATTAAACAATGCTATGGCGATTAAAAGGCCAGCGATCACCACATAGACTGGCTTTGCAATGATCTTCATATCTTATTTCATAATTCCCTGAAAGAATGTTTTGATAGAGTCCCAAAACATGAACAGAGAAATAAATCCACCAATGGCAACCAAAATAACATTACGAAAATATTGCCCAAGCCACCCAAGGGCTTCCTGTTTTCTAATCATGTCTCGCATGATTTCATAATCTTTCCGAGGAAGTTTAACATCGATGATTTCATCATCTCTGTTGATATCGTCTGCCATAATCGGTGAGCCCCCTTATTTCTTCTTTTTTAATTCTTCTGTTGTTGGTAGTGTTCCTGTTAATTGTTGATCACGAAAACGAATTGCATCCCCTAAAAATCCATGCCTCTTGGCACAAATAAGCAAACTTTCTCTGTCAACGCTCCAATAATATTCCACTTCCGCCCTTGTCAGAACTCTTTCCGGTATCTGGACTGGCAAATTACATTTCTTCAAAAGTGAGGAGTCGATATTCCCGATAATAGGTTTTCCCGGTGATAGATCGATTGGACCTTGCGGACCTGAACACTCCGTAGCACCCATGGAAACCATAGTGGCTATCGCTATTCCGAATACTGTTGCTATTTTCATTATCGTATTCCGTTCAGTCTTTTTGCAGCTTCGGCAGACAAGCCGGTTTCATTCGCATCCGGAGCCGCCAAGGCCAACAATCTGTTCCGTTCTCTCAAATCCGCCAGTTGCTTTTCAGCTTCGTCCATTTGTTCGGCAAATTTCTTTTGTTGTTCTTCTGCCGCACGGTTAGCCGCAATCTGACGATTCATTTCAATGGTAGCTTGTTTTTCGATTTTCAGATTAAGCTCTGCAATAGCCGCTTCTGATTTCGAATTCGCAGTGTCATAGCCTACAGAGTACGACTTAACGATCACCAGACCGAGAATTACAGCACCAGCGACCGGAGCAACCCAACTTGGCAATCCAAACATTATTCTGTGTCCTCTTTCTTACCGTCTGGAATCTGACTTGGCTGTTCAGTGTCGGCAGGCGGTGTATCGTCTTCCGAGCTAGTTTCATCAGTTCCCAAAGTTTCATTCTGTCTATTCAGAGCCGACATATAGTTTTTGTCGTCCCAAGTCGCACCAAACACATATTGTCCAATTAAAGTCACTCCACCAGCAATCAATGCGATGGATACTTGTTGGTATAGGACAGTATCTTTATTGAAAAAGATAATCCATGATATCCAAACGAGAATAGCGACTAAAGCCAGATCAAGTCTTAGTCGCCTCTTAGCCCAAGGTCTTGGGGTAATTCTCTCTATATGTGAGGCTCTTTTTTTAATGTTTTTATTCTGATTCAGAGCCATTTCAACTTCCTAATAGTACCTTATTATGTACTATTTAGAAATCGTTTTACCTTACCGCCAACGTAGGGTCTGGACTCATAAAGTTCTTCTTTCGCATGACTGTCTTGGCAACGATTTCCATCATTCTTTTGACAGGGTTCCATTTGAACACAACCGGAGAGTTAACATCCGTTTGCATGTCTTTTAGAACAGCTTCCGATGAAGGTTTCATGAATTTCATCTTGTTGCCAAACTTTTCGAAAGCAAGTCTGAATAGACGATTCAATTCAGCAAGAGTGATTTGAGTCTTATTACGAGCGTCGTTAACACGTTCCCAGAAATGTTTGGTGAAGCTAACATCCATATTAAGTGTATTGAACAATCTATCGAGGTAGTGTTCTAGAGATTTCAGAGAATCCCATGAAATTGGAGCGGCTTGTTCTGTAAGATATTCTTTAAATCTCATTTTTAATACCCGTGTCTCTTTTGACCCTTTTCATCCGTCCAATGAATATTTGCGGATGGTTTAGGTCTGTTCTTCATTGCTTCATGTTCTTCCGGACGCATACGCTTTGGCATCCCACGGCGCATAACTTCCGCTTCCAATTCATCACGACGCTTGCGAGTTTCATCTGTGTGATCTTTTTCGGAGATATTGTTATGTTTGGCATATTCCGATTTTAGGAAATCTCGGGCATAGGTGCGAACATGATCCTTCGGATTTCTAGACGTGAAGCCGCCCCCTGTGAAATTCGTCTTAGGCGCTTCCATCTTCTTTTCCGGTTCCGGAGCGGGGGCCGGGGCAACTTTGCGCTTGAATGGGTTCCATTCCGTAAGATATTCTTTGAACGATTCCATTAAATGATCCTCTGCGTCATTGCGTTCATCGACATACGACGGCGCAACATGTTCTTTTTTACCTTTTTCGGATTGGCAGGCGGATTGTCATCCAAGCCAGCCATTTGCGATGCGTCACCAACCGAATTCGTAGGGGCCATGGGAGCATCTTCCGTCAACATGGCTTGTGCTTCCTCGAAATAGGCTTGCATTTTCTCCCACAAAACATCATCATCGCTTGGGTCTAGCTCTTCCCCTTCACGTAATAGCATTATAGCGGCAGCGTATGAGGCAATGCGGGACTTCCCGCCCGGAACTTTCCCCAACAATTTCTTCAAATTCAAAAGCAGAAGATCATACATTTTGAATGACCGATTCTGGACTTCTGTTCTCTTTTTCTTATCGACTATAATGTTCCCATCGGCGTCTATAACGCCGGTTTTGTAAGCATTCCACTTTTTGAACGGCGTAACTAAACGTCTAATGAAAGAATACAATAGAACGGAATCAAATACGCTGAGCGATGCCATTTATTTTAGTCTTTCCTCTTCCATTCTTCTAAGTGCCTTCACCACGCCATGATCAATGATGATTTCTTTTGTATCAATTATCTGTTCGTTGATGAAGATAAGTTCTGGCAAAAAGCCGATATACATCAAAAACGGTGCCAAACAATCATGATATTCAGTCAATTTGAAAAACAAAAGTCTTGTGCAAGCCTTCGACTCGAAAACATTGTAGAGAACAACAAGATGGTTCAAAATCAATCGTTCTCTTAATACACCTTTGTTCTTATATGCATAGAACAGTTTCTTCAAATACTTAATTCTATTCAGGTCTTCCAAAAATTCCTCTGGTGAGAGACAATTTGGATTATCATAAAATTTAGCCGCATAGAATGCGAAATTCGGTTCATTCAAAATCATTATAGATTACGCTTATTCCCAATGGCATCTCCATATGCCGTTAATAGTTTCAACACAACTTTCAAAGGCAAATCAATTACAAGAGATGACATCTTTATATTCGGATCAAGCAGTACAGAAAACAACCATCTATGATGACCATCGATAATGTATCCGTCCGAAGTGGAAATCATGAAGCTGCTACCAACGGACTTAGCCCATTCGGCGGGTTCAGAAGACATTCCGATTTCCAACGCCTTGTCGAGATAAATTTGCTGTTGAATAGGCTTCAAACTTCCCGCTGCAATGAGCTTGGCCGAAAATTTGACCACATCATCCGATACCTTTCCATCACGAAATCCATTGGTCAAAAATTTCTGAGCAGCGACTCCGGACAGTCCTTCCGGAAAAGGATTCTCTGGGTCTGTTCCCTTAGCAAATGGCTTCTTAATATCCAAAGCGCCTCTTGCAAGGCGCTGTTGAAGTTGGAAGGCATCAACACGACGGATAACCGGCATGTCTTTTCGTTTCGTATGACCGAGCTTCGCTAAGTTCTGTGCCAAGGCATAGTTATGAGCAAAATTTGGAAAGAGCTTCTTTGGTGATTTGGTGTGATTGCGATGATAGATCGTATTCGCAACATTCATTGCTGTTTGCACAGGCGTTGAAACGATTTCATAATGTCCTGCATCAGCACCGCCACCGGTTGGCTTTTGATACTCTAAAAGAAACTCTTTGAAACCCACGGCAATTCCTTTAGAATGAAGAGAGTGGTATTCTCTTGATACTATTAGTTGTGTTATTTGATACCCTTATATATAAGTAGTTGGCATCATAGAACAATTTACCCGGATCAATACTTGTCACAGAAGAATTGGAAGGGGTCAAAGTTTGCTGAATAACAATACCATTTGCATTGAATGTTGTTGCTCCAAGGGTGGATGGGCCGCTTACATTCAATTTCTGAACGCCGGTATTACCAAGATTTGTCTGACCAGTAACAGTCAACACCTGTGAAATATTGGTGTTGCATGGAATGTTACCAAACAGAGTATTCAAAGATATCTGTTTACCAGTTGGTGTTCCCGTGGTATCGACAATAACGTAAAGAACGTTAAGGCCATATGGAATTGTTGCTGTTTCTAGTTCTGTTACTTTCTTCGATGGCATTTAGCAACCCTTGTTCTTTTTCATCATAGCCTTTGCAAGTGCCATGCCTCTTTCACGTTTTCCAATGGTTCTATTGGCTCTTGAACGTGCCTTGTCATCGTCGAGATAATCTGCACCGCCACGATCAATGTGAGCGTTGGCCTTGGAAATCCATGCTTTCTTGTCGTAATTGGTCATGGTCTGTGCTGACAATTCGTCAAGTCGTTCGACTTCTTCTTTCAAGCCGTGATATTCTTTCCAACGGTTCAAATGACGATCAAGCTGGCCCTTTGTGTCACCATGACCGGGAGCCATGATGCCATTCTTTTGCTTATTGCGAGAATGCCAGCTTTCCGGAGCACCCTTCTGTTGCCATACATGAACCTTGCCGCCTGTAGTTGGATGTTCATATGTGTGGGCAGGAAAATCGTGATCACGACCGCCAAGGCTCTTTTCAGTGTGTGAACCCTTGTAGACATAGCCATGCGAAGCAAGAACCTTATTGAACTTATGCTTTGGTTCAGTTTCTTCGTTCAGTTCGATTTCCTCTTTGTGGAGGATTTTCTGTAGAACAGCGCCAGCTACACGCTTTCCAGCTTCCTTGGAACCATATTCCTTGGCAGCTTTCGCAGCGACTTTCTTGAAGTTCAGACCGGGCTTGCCAATGTCTTCACCCTTTTTGAATTCTTCCAATGGCTCAACAGATTCAGCAAGCTTCGAAACGATGTTCGCTACTTTCTTGTGTGGAACGACATGGCCACGATAGTTTTCCATCGAAGCACGAACGCCGTTTGTTACCAAGCGATACTTTTTGCCGCCATGAGAAACAACATGTTCTGACCAGCCATCATGACGCTTCTGTGTGGCACCAGCATGAATTTTCTTTAGATATTCCTGTGAATCTTCATTCAACATGGAAAGTTCGCTTTCCAGACGTTCAACCTTCTCTTCCAAAGTTTCCTTACGGGCCGGACGCCAGTTGCGCTTGCCTTGATTTGTGAGAATGGATGCAATAGAGTCGGTTGACTCATTGATGATCAAAGGTTTCTCTTCCACCTTGTTCAGGCGAACGGTCGAAGCGATTTCTCTAAGGCTCTTTTGTGGAGCCTTGGTTTCAGTGATGATCGGAGCCGCAGGCTTCTTTTCTTCCACAATTTCCCATGGGGCTCTCTTTGGAGTCAAAGCAGATGCCACACCGGAAATGTCCTTGACGGTTTCCTTTGTTGGTTCCTTGTAGGCAGCAAGGCGAGAGGCAAGCTCTTCACTGATTACCGGTTCATCCTTCTTAGGACGTGCAGTTTCCAGAAGCCCTTTCTTAAGAGCTTCTGCCAATTTATCTTTGCCTCTGTAATTCATTTGTGCCTTTCCTTAGACGATTACGAACGTCGAAAGTGTATTAGAAACCGTGGCTGAAATGTTTGTGTTAACGGTTTCGGTCGTGCCAGAGAACGTGCTGTACACCTTCGCCTGTGCAGTGTTCGATAGATTCTGTGCCTGAATTTTATATGTACCGGCAGTTGCTACCTTGAACTTGAATACCAATGTATTGTTGGCATTTGTGATCGAAGCCTTATTGGTGTTCGATGTTGCAACTACGTTGTTTCCGCCAGCGGTGTTCGCTACAGTCAAACGGAACGGAGAGGCCGACGCACCGATAGAAAGTTCTTCTGTGAACACGACGTAAGCGAAATTCACCTGATTTTTCTTAAGAGCCGTGCCACCAGTCGTGTTGGCAACATAAACCTGTGCAACCTTTGGCTTACCCATAAGGGCATCGCTAGGAAGATTACCGATGGCTACCAGCGGTTCATACTTGTTTCTAACGTTACCATGAACGTCGGTGTATGTGATTCTGCGAGTCCAACCGAACTTGGTTGCGACGATATTTCTTTTTTGGTCCTGTGACACATAAAGTGGCACCTTACCAGATTTGTTCCAAAGTGACATGTATTTGATTCCCTTTTCGTTTTTTAAACTACTCAACATGATGTAGACCCAATATTTATAAAAAATGGGTATTGACATGAGAGGCGGGAATCGTCATATTTGGGTAAATAAAGGATTATATGAATGAAGCTTTATCACGGAACGAATGAAACGGTAGCGAGGGTGGCCCTTACCGAAGGGCTCAAACCCCGTTCCATGACCAAAGCATCGAATTGGAAACACACGGTTCTGTCACATAAGGATATGATCTATCTGACAGATACCTATCCTCTTTATTTCGCCTTGAATTCCATTCAGGGAACGGAGCGGGCGGCTGTCATAGAAATTGACACCGACAAGCTGCTTCCTTGGGAATTCATGCCCGACGAGGATTACCTTGAACAGGCGACACGCAAAACCCCCGATGATCCCAAGACCGATTGGGACATGAAAAAGCGCAATCGCTGGTATCGTGCAAGATTGCAACAGTTCTCGGGATATTGGGAAGAGTCGTTGAAACGACTTGGAACGTGTGCCTACCACGGTATAATCGGTCCACAAGCGATCACTCGGGTAGCGTTCATCGACTACAAAAAGCAATCGGTCTTAGCCATGAGAGGAATGGACCCATCCATTTCGATTGTGAACTTTGGCCTTTGTTCAAAAGATTATCAACATCTCATTCCGTGGCTGTTCGACGGCACATATGAGCCGACAGAGCGGGACGGGATGCTGATGAAACTTGGGTTTCCTTCCACCAAGGAAGTTCTTGAAAAGGAAGGTAGAGCGGGGATTTCAATCGAAATTCCAAATTTGAAAAAGGAAGACGCATGAAAATGAGAAATTTTGGATTAGCCGTGGCAGCAATTGCGCTGCTTACGGCAGGCAACGCCTATGCGGCTGATGCCATTGTCGAACAGCCGGTTGTGGCAACGACCTATGATTGGTCGGGACTCTATGTCTTGGGTGAAGGCGGCTATGGTTGGGGAGATTCCGATCATGAACACCAGAACGTGAACACGTTCGGTGGACCGGGCGGCACCTATTCCAATGACGGCAATGGCTTCGTCGGCGGCGTTGCGGTCGGCTACAATGTGGCATTCACCAACGGTTTCGTGATCGGCGTCGAAGGCGCAATTCGTTCCGGCCAAAAACTGGATGATGGCGGCGAGTTCGAAATTTATCACAACTCGACCACGACCAAATCGAAATATGTGGCCACGGTCGCCGGACGGGCTGGATATGCATTCGGAAGCTTCCTGCCATACGTCAAGGCGGGTTGGGCCGGGGCAGATGTGGAGTCGACCCAGAATTACCATCCGGTCGGCCTTCCAGAAACCACATGGAGCGATTCCAAGTTCCTGAACGGGTTCGTGGTCGGGGCTGGCGTCGATTATGCCGTGACCGACAGAATTTTCGTCGGCGTCGAATACAACTACGTTGACTTCGGCAAGAAAACGTTCGAAGGGCTAGACTCCAACGGGACGCTGACAAAGATTTCCGGCAATTTGCGGGAACAAACCGTTATGGCACGGGTTGGTATCAAGTTCTAAGGTGGCAACCTAGAACAATGACCGTTCGGTGATATTTGAGCCTCCCTCCGCTCATTATCACCGGACGGTTATAAAATGGTGAATGACATGAAATATGATTACAAACGTGTTCTGAAAAGGCTCAATCGGCCCGTAGGGTTTGAAATCGAAACAATGACCGGTGGCATTCGTTTCACGCCACCAGCTTGGTCATGGTTGGTTCTGTATGCGATACTTCTCGCATGTATATGGATGAAATGAAAAGGGGCTCGTTAGAGCCCCTTTCTTCTAATGGTCATGACACGTTCCACCAAATCTTTGGCAGACGGATGAATGATCACCGAGTCTGGCTTGGTCTGAACCAAGTCCTGCTTGTCTTCCTTGGAAAAATCCTTGAACGATTGTTCCTTGTCAGATTTTTCCTTGGCTGGCTGATATGGTTTGTTCCCGAACATTTCAAAATTTCCCTTACTGTTTCATATATTTAGTGAAATAGCTTGTTCATTGACTCTTCGTCGGGAGCCGGGAGCTTCTGACCGTTGGAAAGCGTAACGTTCGTAAAGCGGGTCGGGTATTGGAAGAACGGCGTTCCAAGGTGAGAAACCTTGTAGATCGTCTGACTGTACACCGTGAAGCGAGCGCCATCCTTAAAAGTCACCAGAAGTTCGTTTTCCAGATGACCGCCGTTCAGACGGTTGTAGATGATGTCGATCTTATCCATGTTCTGCTTTTTGTCCACAATCGCACCAAGCTTGGCGGTGTTCTTGCTCACAAAGCCTTCAAGGATCAAATTCACCGTGCGCACAGCATCGGCATGGCAGATTTCTTTCCAATTATCCTTTTTCTTGGTGTGCAGCTTCGACGGACGGTTCTTTTCCGTAAAATCGATGCAATCCTGAACAAGCTGGCCAGAGCCATTCGGTGCGGCCATCCACCAAGAGATGCCGGAACGCTTGGTTTCTTCCTTGACACGTTCAAGCGCCTTGGCTTTCACATCCGGATCATTTCTCTTTAGATGATAGCGAATGTCCTTTTCGGCGTTCGTCTTTTCCATCTGTTCCACGAGCTTGTCGATGTTATCGAATGCCCACGTCACTTCCTTGACGTTCCGTTCCTCGAAATACTTTTCGTAGGTCGGACGAACCTGTTCCACCAGCTTCCGGAGAATTTCGGTCATGCGCTTGGCGGCACCATGTGAAACCATCGCCTGAAACTGTGCCTTTGCCGCTTCCTTCTTTTCATCCGGCTTGCGGCCCGACTTGATATAGTTCTTAAGCTCTTTCAGCATGTCGGGGAAGGTCTGCATCCCGGCGAGCAAGGCATAGGCTTCCGGAAATTCGTTCTTGAAAGGCGTGATTTCCTTGAAGGATTTCTTAATGCCAACCGGGCTTTTGTTCAGCCAATAAACGGCATTGAATTTCTGACGGTCGGGGTGTTCATGGGGGATGGCGAGATATTTCTTCGAAACCGTCTGTTCCATCGCCTGCTCCCAACCACGGGAGAAACCATAGGAATACAAATCCTTGTATTCGGCGTTATAGATATCCTTGGTTTCGATACCCTTCTGAAAAAGGTCAATCGCCTTAAGATACTGTTCCTTCTCCCGGCCTTCAAGATATTCGGCTGGTTTGCGATATGCATTCCAGTCATATCCGGCGCTCTCAATAAGGAAAGATTTGAAACTCATGGTCATCCCTTCTTTTGATTCTTTACCACGATGGTATCAACTGTCACCTTAAAGTCGGGCAAACCTACTTTGGAAATCAAAGGCTTGCCCTTGTAGCTATAGCTCACTGAAAGATGCGGTTTCCATTCTGGCCATGAATCCTTAAGGCCCGTTGTCTCGTATATCTTCCTTATATTAACAAGATCGTGAGTTTTGTCAATTAAAATTGTCGGCACGTTCTTTTCTTGACCCAAAAGCTCGAACCGCAAAAATTTCAGTTCAATAGGATCAATAGAGAACGTGCCGTTAGCTACGTATTTTTTGTTATCTGAATAGAATACTGTTATATGAAAATCGAAGTCGGAAGGATCAATATCCTCCCCTGAAAAAGATTTAGTGATATTAAAACCGGATGCAATACACCATTCTCTCATTTTCTTTTGAGAGTCATCCGATAGAATTAACGAAACATATTTTTTGTCGTAGTTGTCTAAGAAATGTTTAAACGATAGCAATAAGTATTATGCTTTCTCGGAGTCTACCATCTTGACGTGAGGGAAGCCGCCGTGTTGTTTGCCAAGCTTGATCGCTTCCGCCTTGTCGTCATGTGATCCGAGAACCTTGCCGGTTCCGCAGTGCACGATGCGATAACGGTTCAACATAGTTTCATCACGTTCCATCATAATCATGGACCTTTCTTCCTTGAAAAGTTTGCCAAGAGCTTGTTCTTTCTTACGCTCTAGGCGGTTGTCGAGATTTGTTTGAAGCATGTCGGTGTGGTTCTTCAACCCTTTGATTTGACGCTTCAAAGATTCGATATGTGGGTCTTTTGCAGCACCCGGAGTATTGGCCATACAAGAGTCCTTTTTTGACTCTATTTAGCGAATTTCAAATTGTTGAATAGATACTCATGTGTATCGGGAGATATCGTATCTGGCAGACCAGCCCGGAACATTTCTTCATTTCCTTCTTTCGCCCATTTGCGCATTTGCGTGGAGGACAGGGTTTCGATGAAATCGGATGCTTCCGGATTGCGCTTGCCGCCAGAAATGGCGGAGAGTTGGATTGGAAATGGCGATTCCGCAGCATAGATCGGGAGCATTCGCTTGAAGTCGGCCAAACGATCTTCACCAATCACAAGCACAGCCGAGTCGTATTCTGCATCGACAATGAAGCTCACCACGTCACAGAAGCGCCGGAACATGAATGTCATGTCACCAAAGGCTTCTTTCAGGACCAAAAGTTTATTGAAATTACCCAACGGGTATTCATTCAGGCTCTTTGGTTGTGACGTGAACACATAGCCGTCACATTCATTCTCTCTGGCCAACTGCTTGACCATGTTGACAATCTTCTGATGCCCACGATGTGGAGGCTGGAATTTACCCCACGTATAGAAGAGCTTAGACAAAGGCCGGAACCTCATTCCAGATTGACATTTCATTTGGAATTTCGAGCTTGGCCGATTCCAGCATTTCCTTGGTTTCTTTCAGAATGGATATCCATGTCTTTTGATCGCCACGATGACGATAGAAGTATCTGAAAAAAATTTCGAATGTGGTTTCGAAGGAATCCAACTTCACCATTAGAGTTTCAGAGTTACACGGAACGAACTGATTTATAGCCGTCCAGAAATCAAGCGTGATCGGTACTTTCTCAATTGTATTGAAGCGCTTGGCCACTTTTGATTTGGTCTGAACCATGAAAACAAGACCGTCGTAAAGGTCCAGATGCTTGCGGGTTCGAACAATCCAATCACCAACGTAGTGTTCTTTTTGGGAACATACTTTCACCATCGCCATTAGAAGAATATTGCGATGTGCGCCCTTGTACTTTGATTCCTCAAATGGAGAATGAAACATCAAACGTGACCAGTTAAAATCACGTGAGCGCATGAAGTCAACTTGGTGCCATAGTTCGGTTACCGGATTCCGCAGCATTACAGAATAGCACTGATTTGTGATCTTCTTTATGCCATCCGTGGCCATATCATCCCTATGGATGAAAGAGATAAAAGTATCCCAATAATGGTCTTCCTTCGCTTCAAGAACAAAGTCCAAGTCATTATATTGATCTTTTGTGGAAAAATATCCAGCGGAACCTACCGGATATACAGAAAATGGTTCCACTGCGTTCATGATCAGCTTGACAAAATCGGCTTTATGCTCATGTGCAAGGGGGACCGTCCCCTCAAAGACGTTGCCGCCCATGGGTCTATCGTTCTCTGTTGAAGTTTCTTGCGGAAAATTTAATTCTATCCACAAGCTTAATCAATCTATCGCCAGTGTCAACCACAATTCCTTCATCAAACTCACCTTTTTCAGGAACAATATCGGAAATGTAATGTACCGAATCCAGAACCCTATCTTTGAATCGAGCTATCTCTTTGTAATAGCTGATTACTCTTTGCCATTCGGTCGCATAGGTTCCAATATGACGCTTCATTTTATCATTCTGTGCATGATCATAAAAATCATCTAGATATAGATCGAAGTGACCATTGCGAACGCATGAATTGACCCACTTTTTGAAGGCATCCTTTTGAGCGCTGGTGAGCCCGTCCGTGTTGTCTACATCTGGACGGAAATCGGCCCGATAGCTGATACCGGGCATCGTATCGAACATGACCATATGGAAGGTCTTTTCCATCCAGTCATCTCGATAGTTGTACGGCTTTCCGTCCCGTGTGTGCATGGCCACACCAAGCGTTACGTCTTCTCGACCACCCAGATAGGCGTAGCGAACCGTATTGGCTTGGAATGTGCGATTGTTGCGGTCCATATCGCCGCAGAACATAAGATCGCCGCCAAGCGTATGACCTTTCAGAAGCGGTTCGGAATCATGGAATACCAAAAGCAAAAGCGCCATCTTGGTTGCCAAGGATCGGTCTTTAATCCGGTCATAGACTTCCTGTGGCGAATGATATAGCTCGGGCTCTTTCTTTAGATAGCCATTCTTGAATGCTATCCATGAACCCTTGGCGTCTTTGCCAACGACAAAGGATGGATTGCCATCGTATTTGAGGGAAAGAGGAAATTTCTTCTCTTCAATGCCTTTGAGAACGGCATTAACGTCAACACCATTCTCAAAGATCAAATCTTCAAGGTGACAAATTCGCATTAAAGCTTACAACCACAAGAGCAATTACAAGGCGGATTGGCCCGGACTCCGTCAAGGTAGCCAATTTGCTGGCCTTGATCGTATGCCTTTTTAGCCACTTCCTTGAAAGATAGGTGGAGCGCACCACCAACATTTTTGAAAGCTTCGTAATATGTTTCTTCCCACCATTTTTCAAATTCGTCTTGCATTTTACTCCATATTGTATGTTGAATCGTTGGCAGATTTCTTAAAAAATTCATATAGATAGGGATCAGTCGCTTGCACTTTTTCCATCTTGGCCGTGACCACATCGTGGATGGCCGGTAGGCTTAGCGTGGCTTCTGTTTCCCATGGGAGCATGGCATACAAATCATACTGCTTGTCTTTATGGAACCTGACCAAAGACGACAGAGGCATATAGAATTGATGATCCCAATAAACAGCATTGTTGATACGATCAATGTAGAACCCGTCTTCCAAAAACTGTTTAACATGAACAAGTTCGTGAGAGAGAGTCGAAACCATAGTCTTTAGCTCACCAGCATAAACTATGATATTGAAACGACCCCTCATGTATTGATCAGTGAAACCATTCGTATCTTTGTAAAGGGCATCTGATTTACTCTTCAAATAGATGTGAACTACAACATTCTCATGTTTTTCTTCTAGAATTGTTTCGAGAAAAAGTCTTGTATAACAAACCAATCCGTCTTGCTGCAATGGAGTACAGGATTCGGGATCACACAAATCCGTGACTGTTATCAAGTAGTTGGTTCCATAAGCACAAAAGCTGGTGTCCATCCTTCAAATCCTATCCCGTCTTTCAGACGGCGGTAGAAACTATTTGCTTCATCATGAGTTTTGAATGACTTCATGAGATTTCCGGAAGCAAGTTCCACAACATCGAAAGTATTTTGCTGTTTTTGGAGTTTATACATTTTCAAGCACCGGTTTCTTTGTTGCAACGAAATCTTCGACCTTTATTGGTTTCAATGGCCGAAACCGCCAAGTTCTATACCAAAACTCGGTTTGCTGTTCGTCGGGTGGAAATTCCTGCAATGAGATGCATGGTTCTTCGAACGAATGTCCGTCATAGGCAGCGACAGTGTAGACGGTTCCTTTTTTAGGTTCCTCTCTCAATTTCCCATCTTTGACAAGCCAGTTCTTATCATTAATACAAAGAACATGCTGATTACGTTGGTAGACCATCATTCTTCCATAAAGGTTGGGACTTCAACGGTTTCGGTGCAGTTCTTACCACATGAACTTTGCCACGATGTGGTCGTGGTTCCTCCACATTTGACGAAATAGATGTTCCTATCTCCGTCATTGAGCTTATAGACAGTGCAGCCATCGACAACAGCGAGGACGCCACCACTAACACCCGGATTCCGAGTTTCAGAACTTTTGATCACATCCGCACCGCAGCCGGTTAACAGAAGGATTGAGAGCGTTGCGAATGCAACATAGAGTTTTTTCATAGTTTTTCTTCCCAACTTACAATTGCAGAGAATTTGCGGTCTTCCGGTATCATGGTTAGATGTGCTTTCTTCACTCTTAGAAGTTCGTATTTCACATTTTTCAGAGACAAAGTTCGAAGAAGTTCAGTCAAATTTGTGTCGTTCGGTTTAAAGATTCTTGTGCAGTACATTAGCTAAAATTCAGGTTATGAAATTTTGATTGTTGTTGTGACAGTTTGTTCGGTGCAGCCGTATTTGCGGTCTTGCTTGTCGAAGGCGTGATCGCCTCTTGAATTCCCTGTAGAGGGTCATCAAGATCATAATATCGCATCTTCGGAATATCGACGCCAACGAAGAACATTGGAATATTGTTCTTATGGTCGTATCGAGACTTTAACTGCTTGATAAGCAATAGGTTCTGTTTCGCCAATTCTTCTGTGGAGATAAGAGCCGCCACAAAGTCAGCGGTAAAGTTGATGCCGAAGGCTTCCGATGTATCATCGATATCCGGATTCGAATTAGCGTGACCGCCACGATTGAACTGTGATGCCGACACAATCGGCACATTCATTTCCACACCAAGGCCCCGCAACTCTTCGGAAATGGCCTTATAATAGGTGTTGGTGTTCGATATCTGTCCTGCTTTGAAGCGAGTAGATATCAAAATGTTCAGGTAGTCAACATAAATTATGTCCGGAACGAAATGTTTTTTCAGGAGAAGTTCATTCAACAAACTTCTAATATGAGTAACCGACGCCGACGACGTTGGATATTCCTTGACGATCAGCCTTCCATGTGTTTTCTTTTTGGCACGGGCGATTCTATCGTCAAAGTAGCTCTTTGAAATCGTTTGAAGATTCTTGATTTCGATATCGAGAACGTTCGCATCGATACGCTTCGAAATCTCTTCTTCCTTCATTTCGGCAGAAATATAAAGAACATTTTTGCCATCCATGAGGTTGTTCGCCGCCATGTTGCACATGGCCAGCGATTTGCCGACGTTCGTACCAGCCAAAAGCAGGTTGAGTGTCTTTTTCGAGAACCCGCCGTTTGTCACCTTGTCGAGATAGGCGATACCGGTCGAAATTTTTTCCTCTTTCCGGTTGTAATATTCGTATCGGTCGTCAGCGTTTTCGAAATAGTCATGACCAATGGTCGTGTCGAAACCCACGGCCAAGGCATTGGATAGGATATCAGGAATTGCGCCCTTGGCCTTATCCTTGCTCTTTCCCTCATAGATCAGGATGGATTCGTGCAGAGCGAGTTCTAGAGCCCGATCTTTGCAAAACTTTTCGGTTGTGGTCAGAAGCCACTCAATTTCCGGAGCCTTGATATCCTCTTTGACCGAATTCATGACCGAGTCGATATCAGAAAATGTATCTTCCATGATCGTGTTGTCATTCGACATTTCGATCATGAGCGCTTCGACTGTCGGTGGATTATTGTAGTTCTCGACGTAATCTTTGATATGCTTGAAGATCGTTTGTTCACCCTTGGAAACAAAGTATTCCTGTTTCAGGAATGGAGTGACACGTCGCATATAATCATCATTATCAATCAGACTTTTGATGATGATTTCAGATACTTGCAAATTTTTACCTTCTTCTTATTATTGTTCAGACAAATAGAATCCCTACCGGTTGCCCGGTAGGGTTAAACATTTTAAAATGTTGGGAGAAAAAGCAGCTTATTCGGCTGAATTGTCTTCCAATGTACCATCTTCTTCGGATTCTGTCAAGACCATATCCTGTGAAGTGGAACCAAGACTGAAATGCGCCTTAGCGGCAACTTCGATCTTTTCAAGAATATCCGGTGTGAAGTACTTTGTAGGTTCTTCGTTGATATGCTTTTCGAAGTGCTTTGAACCATCCGGCCACTGATATTGTGTCGAAACTTTCTTCACAACACCGCCTGTGACAGCCAATGGCAGCAACCCATAATAGCGGTCCACACCACGTTGGAAGTGGAGCTTGATTGCGACCTTGCGCCCTTCACGGGAGAAGCGGGACTTTTGCACGTTCACATGGATGATGTTGCCATCATGAATGGTTACGTCCTTGCCGCCTATCTTGACCTTTTCAGTGTCCTTTTCCTTGGCCAGACCAAGGATTGTCGAAGCGGCGTATTCCAGACCGCCACCACCCGCCATTTTTTGCGGCGCACCATAGCTCATGATGTCGGTATATGAGTGGGCGCACACGAACATAGGAATATTCAGTTTACCAAGCTTCTGTGTGGCCGTACGGAACAACGAACGAACGCCTTGCTGTTTGGTCATGTCACGGACTTCCTTGCCGTTCAAACCATCCGTATCTTCCTTGATCGATGGCAACATGCCAAGCGAGTCAAGAACCATGATGACACGCTGGCGCTTGTCTTCCGGCAGAGCGCCATAGGCGTCTAGAAATTTGAGCGCTTTCGTCTTGAATTCTTCAATTGTCGCCGGTTGCTGAATGAACACTCGATCCGGATCAATGTCACGACGGAGCAAGAAATCTTCATCAATGGCAAATTCGGTATCGAAAAAGAGCGCCTGTGCTACAGGATCATTCTGCAAAAGGGCTTTAACGGCTGACATAGCCAAGTAGGTCTTGCCTACACCCGCCTTTGAGTGGACGGCGGTAATTCTGTTATTTGGGATGCCGCCATAAATCGATGTGGAGCAAGCGGCGTTTAGAATATAAGAACCGGTGTCTAGAAACCCGGTAGTGACGACTGGACCAGAATATTCCGGGTCAGCCTCTTGAATAAGCTTAAGAAAGGACTTGTCCTTCAAAATGTATTTCCTCTTAGTTGTATGTGTCGTGTGTGAAATGTCGTTAATTTTATGTCGCCCATTTCTGTGAAGCGACATAAGTATTTAGACAGCACGACCAACTAAGAGGATTAGTCAGTTTCCTTTATTTACTACCGTGTAAGTGCTAAAAATTCCTTAATTTTCTTTTCGAGTGTTTCTGTTCTATTTGGCCAATAGATATAGTCATCTGCCCCTGTGGAGTGGAGATTGGCCAAGAGAGGCATGATTAACTCTTCGATCTTTTTCAAACGCTCTTTATACTGTTCAATTGTCTCGGTCTGTTCCTTCACCACACTTTCTTGTGTGGTGGAGAAACCAAAATCGTTTTGTGCAGAGTAGCCTTTGATGATAGAATCAATATCTGAAACTGACATTAAACCCAGAGTCCTTCCAATGTGGTGATTTCTTCGTCACGCCAACCGATAACCTTGTTCATCGTCTGGACTGGACCTAAGAAAGTTTTCTCGAATTGCGTGTCGTAATCTATGTATTCGTCTAAACCGAATTCCGGAGGAAGCGAACGGGGCGCACAGATAACATTCTCACCAATTGGATTTGGAAGTTTCAGATAGCAATATTTAATCTTTTCGCCTTCAAAGATTGGCTCAGCTTCCATCAGACCATGCTTGGCAAGGTGATGGTTGTAGAGCAATGCGCCACGAACATGCATAGGCACGGCTACACCCTTGGTACGGTTGTATATGAAGTTGCGATCACCATATTTGTCCAATCCCTTGCAACCTTTGGGAGCCGCAATTTCTTCGAAAGGAAGAGTGTAGAATTCTTCCCTTACCTTCTGGACAAATTTCCGCATTGTCGCCTCGTCTTCTTTCAAGACAATGGCATAGTACTCTTTCAGTTTGTTACGGCAGAATTCCGGAGTGGTTGTCTTGACGCCTTCCAAACCGGTGATTTCGATGGATGGCTTATCATACTTAATCTTTTCATTCGCCAGAACGTGATAGAGATATCTCTTCTTAGCCTGAATGACCATCGTATCGCAGATTTTCTCTTGCTTCATGAAGAGCTTATCCTGATACGAGTTCATCATCACACCGACTTCCTTGAAGGCGGCATCTAGAGCAACTTTCTGAATCTTTTCTTCTGCGAACTTAATCAGGAAATCGACAATTTTGTCTGTGTCGGTCAAGCCAAGTTTTTGAATGAACGGATCGAAGTTCACGATGCACGAATCGGTATCGGAAGCGATAACCCAATCCAGATCGAAACCGGTGATTTTGTTCATATAACCATTAATCGCTCTTTCAGCGGCCTTAATGATCATCTGCCCAAATTTGGTGATAGATTCCGCTATGCGAAGATCATAGAAACGGAAGCCCTTGTTTCCGGAAGCGCCATAAAGCGCATTGATGGAAATTTTCTTGTTCTGTTGAAACACATCATATTTCAGAACATCGCTTTCGAGCTTCGCAATCAGCGCCTTGTCTTTAGCGGCTTTGGCGTGTTGCAAATCGTCCTTGGCGGCGTTCATCAGCTTCTTATATTTTTGGCGGTCGTCAAAGAACGATTGAACGATTTCCACCATGAAGGAAGTGAAGTTGCGTGTGAAGGTCACTCCGGACGCCGACATTGAAAGATTGTTGTCTTTCAGGTATTGTTCATAGCCATGCGACTGCCCCATAAGCAGAGCGTCAAGGGATACATCCAACGTCTCACGAATGGTATCCGGGCCGATGTTGGCTTGAAGATAGATCGATGGGTACAGGGACGTGATGTCGAAGCCCATGACCCATTTGTGGCGCTTGGGTTCCGGTTCTTTGACCAGAGCGCCCATGAACTGTCCTTCGTCGCCTTCTTCCTCGATTTTGGTAATGGGAACGATGATATCCCGATCTTTGAGATAACCATATATGATGGAGTCCCAAAGCTTGGTCGGCATGAAACATTCCGACATATTGATCTTGGCAGAATATGCCATATTGTAGATCAACCGCAGAATGTTCAACTTCTTTTCCATTCGTTGAACAAGGTTGGCGTCTTTGATGTTATACTCAAAGAACAGTTGCGGGTTCTGTTCATAGAGCCCGGCAAGCGAACCATAAGCCTTATAGTCCACCTTCTTTTCGCCAAGAACGACGTGCGCAACGGTATCGAGCTTGTTATCGTCCGGATTCAATGACGGCGGACGGAACTTTTTAAAGGCAAGCAGATAGTCAAGATCGATGATGCCATAGATATCGAAGATTTCGATTTCCTTGCCACGATAGGACTTGATCATACGTGGTTTGATGATCTTCCATGGCGACAGGCGCTTGGCCCATTCCCAACCCAGAACGTTCGTGATGCGGCGCACCAAATAGGGCAAGTCGAATGCAGTCGTATTCCAGCCGGAAACGGCATCCAAGGCGAGCTTTTCCCACGCCTTGACGAAATGCCGAAGCATTTCATATTCGTTCTCAAACCAGAAAAATGTTGTGCCCTTTGGAGCCTCAAAGTCCTTCATGCCCCAAAGGTAAGTTTTTTCGCCTACCACCAGACCGATAGCGGTAATTTCTTTGGTGGCTTGGCCTTCCGGAGAGTGACCACCCTTGGAATCGGTTTCAATATCGAGAAAGCCGGTTTTAATCAGGCTGTCATCGTATTCAATTTCGTCTGGAAATTCTTCATGGATGAATGCATTGACCCAATTCTGTTGTCCATAAACATCAAAATTGGCAGCGGGAGCGAAAGTTTTGAGAAAATCACGGGCCTTGGAAATCGAAGCGAATTTCATTGGCGCAAGGCCAACACCATGGTACGATTTACGAATGGCGCTGGTGCCTCGGGCAGGCGTGAATAGAGTTGGCTGGTATTTCAGGCGCTTCTTAAAAGGCTTGCCGTCTTGGTAACCACGAATAAGTATGTCATCGAACTGCTGTTCGACTTTCGTATAAAATGTTGGTATGTGGGGACTCCGAATGAATGGTCTAGTATATAGATTTTCGCCATGGGAGTCAAGCGAAACAATCTATTGACTTCTATAGAATTTTGATTATATTAATCCCGAATATGGAGAATACCATGACGGAAAAACCGAAAGAGATTTGTGCATATGACCCTTCTTTCGTCACGGGCGAATGGTATCGTCTAAGAGATGAAGGCGAGTACATATCGAAAATTCATTCCCGAAAAATCAAGCGCCGCAGGCTGTATTGGTTCAGGATCGGCAAGGATGAACCAAAAACAAAAATGAGAAAACGATGAGACGAAATGATGTTGTCATGATCGCCAAACCAGATTTGTACCGTTTGTACGGGCGAGTCGTTCGGATTATTGGCGACAAAGCTTTATGGATTTGTTGCGGATTGCACATCCATCTTACACCAATTTCCATGCTCGAAAAAGTCGATTATGTCGGCACATGGGAATGGGCAAATGATTCCGAAAACGGGATGGTCAACTATTATTATAAAGACCAATCTTTGCCCGGTTGGCCTGATTTTTCACGACCGCCACGTTGGCGGCGACCGGTTCGCTTTCAATACATGCCGACTTTGCGCAAACTCAAACAGATGGCTACTCGCTATCATAAACGCAATGTCTGGAAAACGCCTCTTGACTATGAATATCTGACAAGAGAGGATGACCCATCATTTCAGGAGGCGGAATGAAGACGAAGATCGAGAGGCAGATTGAAAAGGCACTTGAATGGATGAAGAATCATCCCGAGAAAGGCCCGTCCGTCGCTGAACGGGCCGATCAAGCCTCTTGGCGCTTCCATGTAGATACCCAAGACCTTTTGGAAGCTTGGAGAATAAGAAACGGAGGCAGTTAGCCTCCGTCCTTTGTTATTCTGCCGGTGTGGTTGGCGGCGTGGTGCCACCATCCTTGGCAATGAACTTCTTGTAGACATACCAGCCAGCGGCCACTACGACTACGAGAATTACGATATCCAAAAGCATATTCTTGTCCTTCGATTAGAGGTTGAGTACTTTCTTTACATCTGCCGGTCGGTACAAGTCCGATTTCATGACTTTGCCAAGATCATTGTAGATGACCTTGCCGTCTTTATCGAGTTTGGACATGTTGGAAGAATGAACTTCCGCAAATACCTTATCGATATCGATTCCAAAATCAACGGCCATTCCATAGCAGACATATAATAGGTCCGCAAGCTCTTTCGCAAGGGCAGGAATGTTGATTTCTTCCGTTCCCACGGAATTGATATGCGGATCAAGTTCCGCCATCAATTCATTGTACTCTTCCGCAATGAGCTTCTTTCTAAGAAGCACGGATTTGAGTGTGGGAACGGTCGGAGTTTCATTTTTTAGAAGATTGAAAACTTCATGGAATTCAGCAACTTGCTCGAAATTGGTCAAGCAGCTTGATCCCAATACAATTCTTCGTCTTCCTGAATCGCTTCAAGAGGCGAATAGTCTTCATTGTAATAATCGTCCCAATTTTCGGCAGCGCCGTAGCGGTCGATTGTTTCTTCTGAAAAGCCGTAGGTTGTTCTCATGATTTCATAGAGTTCGCTCAGCCATTCAGCATAATCTTTTGTGCGCAGAGTGGTAGTCATTAAGAATTTGCCTGTTTTGATTTTCCGATGGTATACTTTGCCGTCAAGGTCCAATCCTTCTTTTCCTTGTAGGAAATAACCTTGATCTTCCCAAGAGGACAGACCGGCTCTTTTGTCTTTTCGGGTTCAACGATCTTGATCAAACCCCACTGTGCCAAGAGATTGGCAATCGCATTGCGGCGGGCTAGATCGTCTTCCGAGAAATTCGTTGGCTTTCCGTCCAACAAAAACATTTCCTTGAAATGAACCAAGGCATATTTTCCCTGCTTATGCAGGATATGACAAGATTGAAACAATTCTTTCTTGGTAGAAGATGCCGAAGCCACACCAATTCTGGTTAGAGTTTCCTTTACTTTCAGGAAATTATCCGGTTCGGGTAGTTCAATCCAGACGAAATTTTCAGTTACATTACTGTAATCTTTTTGTTCTGTTGCATTCTCTGTAGTCAATATTAAGTCCTTACTTCGCTCCCCCTTGGTCGAGGGAATCCATTAAATTTTTCAATTCAGTTTCAGTCAATATATCCATAATTTCCACCGCCCTATCGTAGCGAATGCCAAGCCTTTGCGCCAAGAGAACGATATCAGCGTCCCTTTGCGGCTTGACCCACTTACTAAACCGACGTTTCTTCGACGTGGCATAGTAAAGGAATTCATAATGTTGTTTTGCAGGGATTTCCGGACACATGTTCAACTCGTTAGCGAGGAAGATGGTGTCCGGAAAAAAAGAAAAAGCTTTGTTGATAATGTACTCTGAATAATCCTTTTTGTCAATATCTTCGTTGAAGGAATATTCCTTATCATTAATGCTCTTGACGAAATCCCACGGGCTCATACGAAACAGTCAGCCATTATTTCTGTGAGCATCGCAGCCGTGTTTATTTCACGGTTCGATACGAACGCATTCTGATAATCGTACTTCGACAGAATGAGAATGAGATACGGAATTTTCTCGGGCTGGATTGCAGCCGGAATTTGGTTGTACAAATCCTGAATGAACAATGAGAAATCCAGATCGGCGTTTTCCGCAACCCATGTGCGCATGTCAGTGAATTTCTGACTTTTCAGAATCTTGATTACGTCAGCCGCACTAGACTTTTGCGACAGAATGCCAGCGTCAATAGGGCCGGTTTTGGCATACTTTTGAAGCTGATTGATCGATTTCCGAAGATCGGGAAAATTCTTGCTGATGAGCCCGGCAACTGCCTTAATATCAAATTCGACGTTCTCTGCCACCAGAATGTCACGTACACGGCGCACGGCACCTTTCAGAAGCTCAGCTTTTTCATCAGCCGGAAACACGAAATCGATGGTCGCACAACGGCTCTTCAAAGGATCGATGATGCGGTTCGAAAAATTGCATGTTAGAATGAAGCCGCAATTCACGGAAAATTCTTCCATGAAATTTCGCAGCGCCGGTTGGAATGAATTCGGGTTCAAATAGTCAGCTTCGTCAAGAATCACCACCTTGCGAGAGTTGCCGAATACCGAAATGGTGGATGCATAGGTCATGATGTCGTTGCGCAACGTATCGATGCCGTTTTGCAGAGAACCGTTGATGACCTTGTAATCGAGCCCCATTTCTTGGCACATCGCCTTGGCGACGGTCGTCTTACCTGTGCCAGACGGGCCGGTAAGCAACAGATCAAGCATTTCGCCGCTGGCCACAATGCCAGCGAATTCCTTCTTAATATGAGCAGGCAACACGCAATCTTCGATGCGATTCGGCCTATATTTTTCAGTCCACTTTACATGTTCAAGCAATTATAAATCTCCGGAATGGTTCGCTTCGCTCGGAATAATGTACTTCAAATCCATATTCTTGGATGTGAACGTCAATAGTTTGTTTTTGGAGATAGCTACGTCGTATGAATGCATCAAAATTTTTAAATTTTCGACTTTGACGACATAACGGAATTTTTGATCAGTCTCACCAATCCTGTAGCTCATGCCATCCTGCATCCCGGCCTTGGCCGAAGCACCTTCCGACATCTTCACGGTCTTCACATAAATAGCCTCGCCATCGGCTTCGATGGAAAGCTCTTCATGCGAATAAAGGCTAACTGCCTTCATGATTGTTTTGAGATTTTCAGCCGTGAATTCGAAAGAATAAATTGTCTCTGCCACATTCAGGTTTTTATCCTTTGGTGGCCAGACAAACAGTGATGGATTGCAATAACGATATGTCGCTTTGTGTGAGCCTTCCTCTATCGTTACCTTGGTATCGTCAAAGGATAGGTCCGGCTCTTTGAAGAGCGAGAGAATACCAAGGAACATTGGCAGATTATAAATGCCGCAGTCCCTTGGAAATTCCTCTTTAACGTTCGCTTCCGCATACACCACGTTTAGAGGCGTGATGATGCGTTGGCGGTGCCCTTCAAGGAACATTATAGATTGGTTGATAGTCGAAAAATTCTGTAGAATTTCTACAGTTTCTTTAGATATTTTCAATACTTATTTCTTTTCCAGTGAAAAATGATATAGAAGAATCAAATAATGAATGGCCTTCAAAATATCTTTTGGATTATGACCTTCCTTTTTACCATACCTTGCTGTATATTTCAAGACATTTCCTTTAAGGAAGTCATATGAATCCGAATTCGACATGATGAATTCGAGCGCCTGAATGCCGTCTTTCTCGGAATAATGCGCTGTATAAGTCGAGTCGATATAATCCTTGATCTTATCGAGGATTGCGCCTTCGTTAAACTTGTAGATCACCAAAGGTGTCGGCATTTGAATATACGGAAAATGCGCAATACCGTCTTGAATCGGAATTGTGCCGGTTAGCGTTTGGTTCGGGTAGACCGTGCCAGCCGCCGTATCAACCGGGTACGGGAAGCCTGATATCGCCGTTGTCGTCTGGAATGACGCATTGGCGATCATAGAGCTTGGGTATCCCTGAATTGACGTTACACTCAATTGGTTGTTATTAGCCGAAAGATCGGTAATTTTCGATTCAGCCATTATTTCAACCCCTTCACTTCTTCCTTGTCGGCAGTTGGGCTCATACCCGTAGCAGCGACCGCAGGAAGGTTACCGATGAACTTGGTTGTTCCAACGTGATGGACGTTCATCCATGGGCAAAGGGTTACGTTAATGCCCATCTTTCTCGATTCTTGACAGAAGAAATAATCTTCCGAAAGGTGCCGTTCATTGACGATAGGGTCTTGAAAATAAGCCATGATGCGGCGATCACCGTCAAAATTCTTCGACCGCACGTGGTCTGGCTTATACAGGAATTGTGGACGTTGATCATTCCAGACTTCGAAGATCGAACGATTGATAAGCATGAACCCGGTTCCGATTTCCAGAACGTCAATCGGTTCGTCGATCTTGTATTCGCCATCCTTGGTCGGATTGAACACAAAGTCGCCCGCATAGTTGTCGAGAACAAACGGATTCTTGTCAGCGTATCCTAGTTCGACCGCTCGCTTGACCTTTTCCCAAGCAATCGACTTCTTTGGATAGGCAGCGCCTATGATACCTTTCGAGGGGTCGTTCTGGGTGATTTGAAGCATCCCAAAAACGTCCATTGGGTTGAATTCAATGTCCGAATCAATGAACAACAAATCCGTAAACCCAGAACGCATGAATTCATCAGCGCTGTAATTTCTTGCTCTCGTAATGAGAGACTCGTTGAATAGAGCGAAAAAGGTATTCTTGATACCATATTGGGTTAGCAAACCCGTCAAATCGAGAACGGACTTCATGTAAAAGCCCGAATTGCTTCCACCATACATTGGTGTTGCAATGAAAACAGAACGATTTGCAGATAGTGTTTCTACATCGATATTAATTTTAGTGTTCATTAATTCCCTTGGTCAATATGCATTCCATGAACCTAGTACATCTTGTCCATCCTCACTGTTTTCATTATCAATAGATTCTTCCGCAGCTTCATACTTTAGCTTGAAGTTATCGAAAAATCCGTCTCTGGTGCCTGCATCAAAGCGGCTAAGACAAAGCATTATTGCCTTATCGACATCTTTCCAGATGCCGAAAGCTTTGATCATTTGTACGAGTCGTCTTGTGGAAATCGTATGCTCTATCATCCCATTCTCATGGGATTTGCGGGCGTCGGCGGCAAACTGGACTAGAGCTTTGATTAGATTTTCTGTATTTTCGATCTTAAAATATTTTGCAACATTTGTCAATATCTTTTTTTCGGTTTCAGCATCCGGATAGCCGCATTCCATAGTGACCGGAAAGCGTTCCAGAAAAGCTTCATTCAGAACTTGGGTTCCCACGAATGCGCCTGTGCTATCGCCCGTTCCCTTGGTGTTGGCCGTGGCAAAAATCTGGAAACCATCCTTGGGCATGACCCATTCGCCGGTTTTCTTCATCAGATAACCCTTGCCTTCAAGGATGCTCTGTAAGCACATAATCAGCATGGGAGAAGCCAAGTCGATTTCGTCAAGCAAGAGGATGCCGCCAGCCTCCATAGCCGCCAGCACCGGGCCTTTCTCGACTAGGGTGTTGCCGTCCTTAAGACGCATACCACCAATCATGTCGTCTTCATTGGTTTCGAAGGTGACATTCAGGCGGAAATATTCTCTCTGTGCAACGGCACAGATATGTTCAATGGTTTCAGTCTTACCACAACCGGATAATCCGGTAAGCAAACAAGGATAGAAAAAATTAGACTTTAGAAGAGTAGCACAATCATCATAAACACCGAATGGAATGAATAGGGGATTTACTTTAGGTATCAAATTGAACCACCAAAAACTGCCATTCTATCTGTCAAATCGTCGATAAAAACTCTTGGATTGTTCTGCATTAGTTGATTCCCAATGAAGAATGCTCCAGTACACGTGTCTGTTTCTTTATATTCATATTCATCACCGTGAACTATATGATATGCCCACACATTTGAACCGGTCCTGTGACGGAGAATCTTCATCAATGGTCCTACGGAATTTCTAGAACCCAGAAAATTTTCGCACATATCAACCATATAATTAGATTTCAAATCGGTATAATTATCGCCATAGATCGTCGCTGTACATCCTCCATCTGTGATGAAGATCGTATTCATCACATCGATCCGTTTTGTTTCCATAAAATCCAAAACCATAGTTTTGGCATAGTGGATTGTGGAGCTTAACGGAGTTCCAGACTTCAATTTCTTGCGTTTCAGACGGAGTGTCTTAGCCAGAATTGTCTTGGCTGAGTCCGTTGACGACATGAGCGGAACCAACCCAAACCCGCATTTTATGAGTGCGCATTCGTGTGGTTCATCCTGAAATCCATAAGCCTCAAACGGCATTGACAGTTGCTTACAAAACAAGGTCAACAAATAAAGATGTTCGACCACATTTTTCCAGACTCCAGACATGGAACCCGACATATCAACATAGATAATGAAACCATGATTCTTCTGGCGATCTATGATCATCCGGCGAAGCATAACGTCATCATTATATTTGTAGGAATGCAACTTAAGAGGGTCGAGCATTCCCGTATCCGCCATCAGATTTCGGGCATAGAGGCGACCGTTTTTCTTTCTTTGAAACAGAGAAACCATCCTATTGATAAGATAGCGGCCCGGCAACGCTGTTTCTTCGTCGGGCAACTCTGCTTCGAAAGAAAAATCTTTCGTCAAAATTTTTCTGTAATTGGAATCAGGAACATCAATATGACCACGATTGAACCATGAGTTCGTTTGTTGGGTTTCGATAACAGCTATCTTGACGCCAAGCTTTTCCAGAGTTTGGAGAGTTTTAACTCCCTTTTCACCTTCAAGATCGCCATCGAAAACACCAAGAGTTAGAACCACATCTTCATCGGAAGACTGTTCTTCCTGTGGCAATTGTGCGAAGAAATCGTCTGCAATCTCTTCGATTTGGGCAAACGTCTTTGCAGCATTTGTCCGATCAATCCAAACTTGTTCCTCTGGCGTGAATGTCAAGCCATACGGATTACCAATTGGCGTGGTTTTGAAGTACAAATTCAGGCGATTAATCAAGCTCATGGCTTGCGCCGCTGCTAAATCGCCTTGCAATTCCCAAAGATCAAGATTGTATATAAGTTCGTGAACACCTTCGGCATACCATTTCTTCATGCCGACATAGCGTTGTGGCATCAGCCGGTCAATTCTAGCATCCTCAAAAACGTTCAGAATGTCTCGATATACAGCCCGTTGGTTTTTGGGACGACTCCGGATAGCTCTAAGCCAGTCTTCCGCTGGCGTGAAGATAGCATGAGAAATTTCGTGACAAAGAAGAAACCGCTGCAATTTCCTCGTACCGTCCCACGCTGGTAGATATAGCGTTCTGGTTTCAAGGTCAAAGCAAGCAGTTTCTAGTTTGGAATCTATCGAAACTCTAATGTTCTCTTGTGCTAGTACATTCGAGAAAACATTAGCATATTCAATAGAAAATTTCATATAGCCTTTTTGAAATCCTCTGCGAAAGACTTAAGTCTTTTTATAGATATCACACGTTCTTTTCGGTTACGTAGTTCCTGTTCAACTTTCGCCAAAGCATCTTTACGTTCACGATCAAGCTTTGCAGTTTCCCATACAAAATCATGAAAATCTGGATCGAGTTTGATCTTTTCGCTATTGAAAACACGTCCACCATTTGTCCTAACAACAGTAAACATATGAGTATCTTCTGAAACAGTAACATAAGTATTTTCGTAATAGATGGTGGCATGACTTCCACCAAAATCTGTTCCTTTTACAGTATTTTGAATGCAAGTATTCACCAATTCATCATAGATTTTCTGTTGTTCTTGACGATATTCTTCGCCTGTCATTTACGTAGTCCCATTAGTTTGTTTGTTGAATACATGATACCTGTGCGCTTAGCACACTTCCGAACCATCATATCGACTTTGAGTTTCGAGAAACCAGCAAAGAATGGTTTGCCATCGATATGACACATTTCGTGTTGAATGATACGGGCGGTCAAACCAGAAAGCGTGGCTTCCTTTTCCTCGCCGCTGACTGTCTGGTACTGGACCGTGATTGTCTTTGCCCGTTCAACCTTGGCAATGAGGCCGGGGAAGCTCAAACACCCTTCCTCCATCAAATCCGTTTCTGTGGACAAGGATTCGATCTTTGGATTGAACATCGGCATGATCGATCCGGCGTCACGACCATTGCCGAATACGAAAACGGAATATGGAATGCCGATTTGGTTGGCAGAAAGGCCATAACCCTTCATTTCCGACAATGCGCTTTTCAACGTCTCGAATAGCTCATGAGCGTTCTGTGTGGCGAAATCGAACGGAATTGTGGGAATATAAAGGATAGGATTGTCGGAAGCGACTAGATCGGATTTGTTGGTCATTCTTTGTACCTTTCTATCGCCCGTATTGCGGCTCGGGCTTCGTCTTTAAATTCTTTCCAGAGTTCGCATCGTGACGAATCTTCGGAATTGCAAATCAGGCAGAGTCGCTTGTTGATGGTCTTGCCAGCCGCAAGACATATCTCACGACTGACTAACTCCACTTTCGACATGGCGATATCTCTCTTCGATTCGGAGCGGATTGCTGCGAACCATGCGTGTCCGGATGACCGGTTTTGTAGGATGATGTTCGAAAGGAATAGTCGCCAATTCCTTCAAAGTCAAGTGCCTTTCTTCCGTGACACGGGTAATTTCGGTTCCTACTCGGAAACAGGCAGCATGTTCTTCAAAGAAATCAATGCCAAACGCTTTGATCATTTCCAACTTTTCCTTTGTGGTCTTTCCCATAAGTTTGGAGTGGCCAAAAAGGAAATGTGCAGCCGATTGGACGGAATTTTTAAAGGCGTCTTGTTGCCTCCAAAGGATCATATTGTTGGCTTCTTCCATGGTCGGAACGTTGATAATTCGGCAATCAAACGATGGAATCGTTTTTGGTGGCTCGCCAAAATATGAACAATAAGCAAGCGTGAATTTGGCGGCACACATCGCCGCTAGGACCGATGCGAGCTTCTGAATCTTGCCATCGAACATGAACTGCGATAAACCGTGACACGGTTCCCAAATCAGCGAAATTTCATCTGACTGTGTGTACCCAAGGACAGCCTTGGTTTCATAGGCCAGATATTCGGTCGTATCCTGCATACAGGCGGACATGTCACGGTCAAATGGCCGCTTCATTCTCCGGGTAAAACTAGAGAATGAACGACCATCCAAACGAGCATAAACCGGCAGAGATGTATCAAGCTTCTGTTCCGTGAAAGGTCTTTCATAAGCCTTCATGCGGTCACCGAAGTTGTCGTGGTGTTTTGTACTCATGTATACTTTGTTTCAACTTTATCTGGCCATAGAGGATAGTTCACATCTTTATAGTGACGTTCATAATAATCTGGTCCATAATAAGTTTGATCTTTACTCTTCCATTCGTTATGGAATATTTCGTTGATTTCCTGTTGCGTCAAAGTGAAAGCATCTTGCTCTTCTTTTGTCGCATGGAAATAATAATGCCGGTCACCATATGGGATTTCTGGCATCGGTTCATCCGATGCGGTGATGATCGCTTTGTCACTTAGTTTTCTGGCGAAATTGTAGTGGCGATAATTCGGATCGTGTTTAGACAGATAAACAAAAACCAAATACGGTTGCTTATTCTGTTCGATGAAATAATGGGTATTTCTTGTGGCACCATATCCATAGTAGAATTTTTGCGTTTTGTTCAACGGATCATTTTTATCCACATCACGATATGTGAGAGATGAAACATAGAATGTCCCGATATATCGGCCATTGACGGTAGGCGATTCCACCATGTCACCGACTTCAAGCTTTTTGCGCTCTGGTGGAGCGAGGAAAGTCAGATAGCGTTCATCGTTTACGGAAATCAGATGGTTGATTGCACCGATGCGGCCCCAAAGAAATTCACCTTGGATTTCGCCTTTCAGGAAATCATTGTGGTTCAGAAGGTCGGAAAGGTTGTGAGCGGTGATTTCAAGCTGGAAACCACGAGGATCATTGATTCGGAACCATTTGTTTGAGGTTTCATATCGAGATACTGAATGATCGAAGCGAAAGCCTGACAATGGCTTGTTTTCGAGCGTGAGTGCTTCTAGGCGCTTGTCCGGCTCATTGGGATGATACAGAGCCCAATTCCAGTGCTTGCCAGCCCATTGGTCTACCGTCTCTTTGCGCTTCTGTGCAGCGGAATCGGTTCCATCCGGAACCGCAAAACCAAGAACGTCGCCATCGTGTTCAACTTTACGACCGACGTAAAGTTGTTTCGGAAAATTACAAATTTCCACTCAAAAATCCTGATTGTGTGATTAAGGCGGGCGTCCTCACCAAACTAGACGAACCCGGCCATAGCGTTGTGGCCCGGTATGGGATTCGAACCCATGTTTCCCGAGAATTCAGTAGGGCGTCCTATCCGCTAGACGACCTCGCCCATAAATGGTGGGCGAGGGCTGGATTCGAACCAACGTTTCCCTAAGCTTTATATATACGACTTTTAGAAAGAAATGTCAACTCTTTTTTGATAAAGTGCATCACCAAAAATATGATATTTTTCTAAATCGATTTCTTTTCTCACAAAGCCATGTTTTTCCATGAAGGCATCCACGGTGGCAACAGAAGCACTATTTTCATACATAACTTTTCGCCACACTTCCAATAGAATATATTTAATGTTTTTAAGAGTTTCTATTCCACCATTCAAAACAAATAATTCATATCCTTGAACATCTATAACAAGAGTATTGTATATCATTTCATGATCGATGAAATATTCGTCTAAAGATGTTTGTAATATAGATTTTGGCGTAAACGATCTTTCTGGATATTCTATTAAATGATTAGTAGGTTTTAAAATTGAACTAGAAACACCATTTTTGCTTGACTCAAAAATGGTGACCGTTGAAGTTTTATCACCCAAAGCAATATTTTCAGCGATCATCTGTGGATATGGCTTTATTGTGTCCAAAAGTTCCTTGAATGGTCCTTCAAGAGGTTCAAACAATAGTACAGGAACATCTTTTTTCGCATAGAATGGAACTTCCTGTCCAATATGAGCACCGACATGAATTACGCCGGTGACATCTTTTCCAGACAGGTACATTTCCGCCGCTGTATCGTCTGCCACGATAATTCCTAATTATTTGCTGTTGGGACGTTTTTGGTTGGAATATAGATCGGATAATCTAGATTTGGTTTTTCGTGCCTTTCTAAGCCTTCAAGAGCAGATATAATATCTTTTGAATTCTTTGGTGTTAGATTACCCAACAAAGCTTTTGCTGCTTTGTACAGATTCTCGTCATCGAGAATTTTACAATTTGCCAGATCAATAATATTTCTTGGATTTTTAAGAGACTGCGATGCCCACGCTTTCTCTTTATTTGAATTTACCAATATTGTCCATAAAACAGCTACCTTCTCATTCAAATCTTCTATTTGTTCTTCTAATTCTTTTATCTTATTCATCTATTTAATACCTTATGCAAAATCAGTTGAAGAACTGGCTACTGTCATGTTAACGAGTGTCCAGTTTATGTTGTTACCTGAAGAATCAGAACCCAATGTTGTAACAGAAGAATTATCTTCAAAACGAAGATAGAAACCCTTTGCGCCAAAAGTTCCTGTATATTCAATCGGCTCACTTAACGTAGCAAAATCAGAGGGCGTGAGTTGTTGTCCGTCAACAAAAATGAATTCATCCAATAGACCATCATAAAAGCTACCGGAAGATTCATCACGACCTATAACAGTGACAGAATAATTATTATTAATAGACGCATTAGCATTTAGAGTATAATCTATGTTTGTACTGAACGATGTAATTTCTGTTCCGTCAACATATATTCTAGTTCTCAAAGATGCTGTAGATTGTGAAGTGTCAATAGCTACAACCAAATGATGCCAAGAAGAATCTACACCGAAAGAAGCAGTACTTTCTTTCCTCATAATAAACGACCCAGATAATCTATCTATGACAAGTAGTTTATCCAGATTATCGAATCCTATAAAGAATCTATTATTCGTATCTGTTCCAGATGTGAATATTCTTTGAAAACTGGCACCAGATTCTCTTTTGAAAAACGTGCTAATCGTAAATGTTTTTCTTGAAGTTCCTCCGGCCCCCCAAGATAGGGTCAAACACTGTGAACTTGACGATTCAAAATCAAGACTTCTTGTGTTAAATGGTTCCAAAAGACCTAAAAAGTCCCCAACGCTTACAAAGCTAAATGTCCCATCACTTTGAAGAATATACAAGTAATCGTTGTTGGTCGGTGTTATAGAGGGTATGGTTGGAATTGTACTAGTTCCTTATGTCGTTTCTACTTCTAGTATATATCTCAAAAGGAATCCATTGAAGAAAAATTACCTTTTTTCACCACTTTCATAACCCGGTCAAAGTTATCCACCATGTTCTCACGATGAGAGATGACGATGATGTTGGTATCTTCACCCATAGAGCGCAGGATTTCGAACACATATTTGATACCATCTTCGTCCAGAGAGGAGTCACCAACTTCGTCAAGGATCAATAGATTAGTGGCCATGGAATTCTTCTTTTTTGCAATTTGCCGCCAAGCAAAAAGAATAGCCAAATCAATGCGCTGCTTTTCACCTTCCGAAAAATTTTCATAAGAGAAATCATCCCGGTAACGAGATTTGATCGACTCTTGAAAATTTTCGTCCAGATTGAAGCTCACATAGAAATCCATAGCAGACAGATATTCGTTAATAAGCTCATTCATATAAGGAATGTAGCGCTGTACGATAGCCGTCTTTAGGCCGGTGTCTTTCAGCATGAGCGCCGCCACGTTTTCGACTTCACGTTCATTCATCAACTTCTGTTTCGTTGCGAAATATTCTGTGACTAGCTTACGAGCCTTTTTCAGATTGGCCTTGGTGGCTTCCTCTTGCGTGGCATCTAGGTCATCCACCAAATCAGTTTCCAGTTTGGCGATGAACTTGTTGTTGATGTGGACGGAGGATTGAAGCTCGGATATCCTACGATTGGTTCGGTCAAGAGCGTCGATAACCGCAGCCTTCTTTTCCAACGTTTCGGCAATCTGGGTTAGCTTCGCCTTTTCGGTGGCGATGCTTTCTAACAATGGCTCAAACGCCGTGGTGTGATTGTGAATTTCTTCGGCCTTGAAAGTTCCGTCGATGCTCTGTCTACATGTCGGACAATGGTCGTTTTTCTCATAGAAAGCGACACGGGTTTTGTGTTCCCGCACCTTTTGTTCCATGGTCTGGGTGAACGACTCTATCGTCTTCTGCTTTTCGACAAGCTTGGCAAACTTTGCCTTTTTGTCGTCAAGAGTGTCCTTTTCCGTCAGAAGCTCCGTTATTTGCTTCTGTGTCATTTCGTTCTCACCAAGCAGACGGTCAATTTCAGAACGGGCACGGTCCTTTCGATCCTGTTTCTGTTTATTGATAGATTCAAGAAAGTCTTCATTCATTTTGACTTTCTCTTGTTCGATCTTCAAGAATCCTTCTATCTCTTTAAGGTGTTCCCGGTTTTCTTCTTGCTGTTCTTTTAGCAAAGCATTCATTCGAGAAAATACAGAGATATCAAGCAAATCTTCGATGATTTCACGACGCTGTTGCGCCGTCAAACGCATGAAAGGAACGTAATTGTTCGATCCGAGAACGACAATCTGCTTGAAAGAATTGAAGTTCAAGTTCAGAACATTCTCTTCGATATATTTCTGATAATCCTTAGACGAAGCCGACTGGTTAATCAATGTTCCGTCCATATAGATTTCGAACACGGCAGGCTTAATGCCACGTCGGATCATGTAGGTTTTGCCCTTCGTCTCGAATTCGATTTCTACCAGAAGATTCTTGCCATTGATGGAGTTCACCAATTGCGGCTTATTGATCTTGCGGAAATCCTTGCCGAACAACGCAAAAGTCAGCGCTGAAATCATGGTTGATTTGCCAGCGCCGTTTTGTCCGATGATCAATGTTCTTGGGTGTGAACTTAAGTCTATTTCGACGGGATCATTGCCGGTAGCGAGAAAATTTTTGTATAATAGACGTTTAAAAATTACCAATAGTATGCTTCTCTATTCTATCAATTGCAGCATTGTAATAGGTTTCATCACGTTCAATACAAATCCATCGTCTTTTAGTATTAATTGCTGCAATAGCTGTTGTACCGGAGCCAGCCGTGTTGTCCAAAACAATAGCATTTTCATTTGTATAAGTTTTGATAAAATATTCAAACAATGAAACCGGTTTTTGTGTTGGATGAATAATATTTTTAGTGGTCTGTGATGGAAAATCTATTATTCTTTTTGGGTTCAAACCATCGACTTTTCTACCGACATCTGGCTTTATACTAGATTTTCCAACTGTATCTGTATTTCTGTCTCCGTTGGTATGTCTTGTAACATATGAACCGGGCCTCAATTGTTTGTTATACACACATTGTTTTCTATAAAACACAGCAACATCTTCATAATCCAACATGGGCATTCTGTTGGCATTTAGAGAACCTGTGAATTTATTGACTTTATTCCACACCCAACAATATTTGAAATCTTTTACGTTAGACATAATTAATGCAGAGGTAAACGGTTGGCTTGCCGTCAAAACAATTGGAGCTGCCTCCTTAGAAATTCTGTAGTATTCTTTCCACAATTCATCAAAAGGTATAATTGCGTCCCATTTACATTGCGTGGTTCCATAAGGAAGATCACAAAGCACCATATCTATACTATTATCAGGCAGTTTTGCCATTGCATCAAATGTGTCTGCCTGATAGAAAATTCCATTATCAAATTTTTTGTAAATCAAGAGTTTTCTTCAATCCATGTCAGAAAATACTTCACCAATTCATTGTACAGTCCAGCGTATTCATCACGAAATGGGATTTCCGGATACACTCTTCTGACAAGAGTTATAACAACCCACGACGGATGGTCCATCAAAAGTTCATAGACATGTATTCGAGCATTTTCATCATCTACAAGCGTCTGGAAAAGAGCATGTTCCGTCCACATTCTTGGATTGGAATGAAAATGGGTGTCAGCATGTATCTTGTCGAGTACAGCCTTGTATTCTTCAAATGTCATAATTCTAACTCATTGGCTTTTTGATACAGATTCGTGAACAGACCCAAAAGCTTATCCTTTCGGACTGTCAACTTTTGGTCTGAATTCTGAATGTATCTGGTAATGAATGTAAGGGTATCTTCTATTTCGAAATTGCCGTCTTCCTGACTGCTTTCAGTCCGGAATGCGGGTTCCTCCACCACGATAACGTTAGCGGCATTGGTCTTGTTCAGACGGTCCAGATACTTTTCGAAATTGACTGGATTGGTCTTGTTTTTGACCACTACTTTGATATAGGAATTGTCGATAACGGATGTATCGAGTTCCTGTTCGCCAGCCGAGTCATCATAGCTTAGCTTTTTGAACAGCTTATACGGATTTTCGATAAAGTCAATGGTCAAAGTTTCGGTATCGAGAACATGGAAGCCCTTGGCCACGTCGTGATCTGCCCACGTCATTTCGTATGGTGTTCCAAGGTACATGATGCCGTTGGAATATGATTTGAAATGGAAATGGCCAGAGAACACAGACAGGTAGGCATCGAAGATCGACCTGTTCAAGCCATGCTCCGCCGGACGACCACGCAACATTTCGTAGCCTTGAATTTCCAGATGGCCCATGATCACTTTAGCTTTCGCTTCTGCGATCATTTCCATGGTGAGTGCCTGATTCTCTGGTGTAATCCATGGAACCATCAAAATTTTTAGGTCACCGAACGTCTCATAGGTCGGTTCGGAATAGATCGTGAAATTGTAATCCTTCAAAAGCAACATTGGCGAGTTGACAGCCAACGTGTTCCGAAAAAATGAAGAGTGGTTCCCAAGGATGATGCGAAGATCGATATTCCGCTCTGCGATCTTGTCGAAATACATCTCACGGGTCATTTGGAGGGTCTGAAAGTTCACGTATTTCCGGCGATCAAACGTGTCGCCAAGATCAATCACGGTTTTGATGCCGTGATTGTCCAGATACGGGAAAAAGATATCGTCATAGAACTTTTTGTGATAATTCAGAAGCACCAAGGAGTCGTTTCGGACTCCAAAATGCTGGTCTGTAATTAAAGCCAGCTTGGTCAATTAGTCGTCCAAATCCAATTTCGTCTGGTCACTCTTCTTTGTGACCTTCTTTTTCTTCTTCTCTACAGACGCCTCAAACTTTTCAACGAACAAGTTCATGTTCTCACGGGCACCATCAGAGTACTTCACCATGCTGTTATTGCCACCATCCGTTCCGGATTGCGTTTCCGAAGTTCCAAGGAAAATTTCAGTGTTTTCAATCGATTTGAATTTGGTGTACAAATACTTCTTTTCCTTCTCAATGCGACGAAGGAAAGCATACCAAGAAATCTGGGTGAAGTATGAGAACGGGGATGTAGACTTTTCGGGATCGAAGTTGTCGATATATTGGATGCAGTTAATGATGGCATCCGAGACAAGTTCGTCACGGAAAGGATATTTCTGAAACTGATGTAGGTGAGAAAGCTTTTCAGCAATATCCCACAAGCACTTTCCAATGTAGTCATTGACCGCTGGCTTAGGCTTGCCTTGTTCTTTGGCAATCTTGACCGCAGTCGCATATTTCGTCATTTCAGTATAGAATTTTTTGTTATCTACATAATGTTCAGCGTCTTTGTTGTTATTCTTCTTTGCTTTCAATGTAAATTTTTACTCTTTTCTTTTTGCTGGTCCTTCAATTGTTCATGATAATCCGCAAGACGGTCATAGGCATCAGCGGCTTTGCTATGGTATAGTTGCCCGAGAATGACGTTCGGGATAACGTTAAATAGAATATCGGCTTTGCAAATCACTATAGATTGGTCAATGCCGTATGGAATAGCCGGTTGGATAGACATTCCCATTTGTTCACCGGTATCAACAATTATTACATCCATGACGGAAGTCAGAAGCATATAAGTATCATCTTCCGATTCTTTCATGCCTATAATAGTTTCGCCGCTTTTCAGACGGATGTATAGGACTCGTCTTATATTTTTGTCGGAAGCTTGGCTTTGTAGATTTTGTATTTTAGACCTTCCTTGGCATAAATTTTCAGCCGTTTCTCAAGGTGTGTATATGTATGATTTTTTCTATCTTGGTGACGAAAATCGTCTGCCAAATCAAACAGGGTCACATGGTCCTTTTCCTTGCCACGGCGGAGGCCACGGCCAATGGATTGGAGATTACGAACTTTTGATTTGCTTGGGAAAGCGAATATCATATAATCGAGATTAACAATGTTAATACCACGACTATATGTTCCATATGAAGCGACGATAATGTTGTTTCGTCCGGCTTCTGTATCCTCTCTGATTACTTCACGGTCGGCAACCGACACATCTCCGTAAACAAAATGAACTTTCTTGTTTTTGTCGTTTCTTTCCAGTATTTTATCATACAATATTTTACCATGTTTGTCAACATAATTGTAAAATACAAGAACATTACCGGGCAAAGATTGCGCCAAGTTTGCAATGAAATTATTGCGTTCTTCGTTCCCTATAAGGAAAGCTACTTCTGTTTTGTACTCTTTGTTTGCCTTCTTTGCGAAGTGCTGGCGCACTTCATCTTCATAGCTGAACACAATCACTTTTAGGGTAAGCTCGGAAGAGAACTGACGGTCGATCATCTCACGTGTTCGGATGAACTGCTTGATCGGCCCAAACAGACCGGTCAAAACCAATTCGTGAAGATCGACCTCATCGATAGTGCCAGTGAAACCTAGACGGATATGGGCGTCCGTGAGAACATCCATGATTTTCCGGATCGAAGCGCCCTTAGCTTCATGGGCTTCGTCCACCAACACCGCCTCATAGCCTTGAAACCAACGCTTGGTTTGGTTTATGGCCGACTGCCACGTGGTGATGACGATTCCATTCAGATTGGTTTTCTCGAAACCTTCATAAACACGGGAGCATTCAGCTTCGACATTCCAGCTTGAATCTAGGCTTGAATAGAATGCAAAATCCTTGTACATTTGTTCCACCAGCGCTTTCGATGGAACAATCAGCATTATTTTACATTTGAAATAACGAATGAGCGAATAGATCGCCAACGATTTGCCCGAATTGACGGCAGAGAGTGCCAGCATCCGTTTTTCACGGATGGCATGTGCAATAGTCGCAAGCTGGTAGTCTCGGGCTTCGATTCCTTCCGGCAAATTCAGAGTTTTTAGAAAATCTTCCGCTTCCTTGATCGAAAACGAAGCCTGTGAGTCGTCAAAATGGACGTTGCACTGATAGCCACGTTCTTCACAGAACACCTTGACGTGGTTTAGCAGACCGTAATAAAGCGTTTTGTCTTGGAATTTGTATAGACGAATTTTTCCATCCCAAATTTTAGCTTTATATTTTGGACTGTGCACCGCATTGGGTGCCATGAAAGTGAAAAATTCCCAAAGTTCTTTTTCTACCCCCGCCGTACTTCTAATTCTAAGATACGTGTTGTTGTGGTGGTAGACATCTACTATCGTGGTGATAATTACATTCCCGAATAATATTTTTTGATTTCAATCCAATTTTTGATATCGTTACCACGGCAGTATCTTAAATATTCAACGATTTCTTTGCAGTAGAGCATGAATTCTTCTGCATTTTCAACTTGGTTCATGAGCGATGTGTACATAGGATCGGCCTTTGCCATCTTTTCGGCTTGATCCTTGGTTTTTGCGATGTATGGGCTCTTCGCTGTTCTTTTCAACTCTTCAAGATAGATGCCTTGAAGGTAATATCCTTCCAACCAAAATTGGACAGTTTCTTTTTTGCGAAGAAGCGCTTTATATGTAAGCCGGTATGTGGATAGAATTTTTCCATATTTCTCATGAAGCATATTGCCTTTAGCGGCATCCTCTGTCATGAGATTGGGATCATTGTAATGAATAGTACTGTCTTTAGCGTATTCGTCTCTAAGTTCTTCTAGTGTCAAATGCGATTCCTAAGTTTATCTTCAAATATACATGAAAAAGTACTGTAAGTCAATTTGTGTCAAGTCTTTTCTCGAAAAAAGATTCATTGTAGAATCAAACACTTAGTTATATTTCGAGTATATTGTAACAATTCGTGATTTGACTCTTTATTTCAGGCATATTATGGTCTGTCTTTATAACCATAGAGTCTAATAAAAGAATCATTAGATACAGCTTCGCTGTTCGAGCTTTGCTCGAATGTCTAGTAAATCTCTAATATGATTCAGTTACACAAATTCATACCAGTCGTACTTGAATCCGACTGTCGCTGATACGACTCCTTTTTCGGTAGTGTCCATATCAATGCCTGTAAGGCTAATTGGCATCATGTTACGGAAAGTGATATTGATGTTTGGATTCGAAGAGTTCGTTAGCGAGAACAAAGTACCATCAGATGTCACATTGTAACGTTCTGTTACATTCAGACGCTTTGCTTCAAACTCTTTGAACTGGTCTGTTGTCTGTGGAGCGGTGATACCAACCATCCAATTGAATATTTCTTTGTAGTTGGTCAAATCTTCCGATACACGGAATGATAGAATCAAATCTTCATAATACAATTTGGTGGCACCAACGTTGAAATAGTTAAGAGGATTGTGGAGAACTTTCGGTTCGAAAGAAATGCCGGGTAGATTCGCACGGAAACAGAAAAATTCTACATTCTTGGCTTCATGAAGCACGAATTTGAATTTGTCTGCATAAAGTGGATTGACGTTTATGGGTACAATCGGTGGACGTTCGATATCGGCCATTTTTCTTATTGACATTCCCGAAAAAATTGATATGAGTATGTCCGTATTTATAAGGAATAACCGATGAAGCCCAAGGATCACGTCAAGGTACTCACTTCCATCGCCATGCCCGATACGGTTGGCGTCGTGAGAGAGATAACCAATCAGGGACGTGTGGTTGTGGAGTTTTCAAACAACCGGGTTGGCTTCTACACCTTGGGTTCCGACGAATTCGAAATCGTAAAGGAAGCCTAAATATTAGGCCCATGTAGGCCAATCGGTTAGAGTCGGCGGACTTAAAATCCGTACAGTGTGGGTTCGAATCCCACCATGGGCACCAACAACGGAGAATATAATGAAATTGCGAATTCATATCGGCTGTAAACATTCCGATATGTCGTGGATTCAAATCGAAGATGAACAGAACGACGTTCTTTTAGACCACGATGGTTACGGAACAGGTCTTGGTTCTCTGTCATCAGGCGATTATATGGAATTCGAGATTGACAATGATACAGGAACCATCTTAGGATGGAAGCCTATCACTCTTGAAGAAATCAAAAACTTCAAAAAATAACATTTTCGCCCGTTAGCTTAGTTGGTCTAAAGCCCTCTGCTCATAACAGAGTGATCGTCGGTTCGAATCCGACACGGGCAACCAAATTCCTCCGTTACGGACTCGTGCCGTCGCTTGGAGCCCCCTATATTTTTACCGGTCGGATAGGGCACCGTTCAATTCGGGAAACGGAGGAGTCGACCATTTTCAAAAGGAAAACATGACGACTTCGCCTTGGGCTAATTTCCAGCCCCCACAAGAACCACAATCTGAATTCAAACCGTTCTTCTATGGGTTCGGTTCCAAAGAAATGAAAGAGCGGTTTCTAGCGAGAAATCAAGAGCTTAAAGAGAAATTGGAGCAAGCCAGCGTCCCAATTCTCGTCATTATGACATACTCAGTCGTTGACGTTCTGGTCGTGTCGTATAGGGACGATACCGACACAATCTGGATTGATCCTGAAATTCCGGACGGTTTTTTCCGAATGTATCATGGCGATGATGGCAAAGCCGGTTTCAAAGAATTTAACTTTGATGAAAAACGGGATTGAATTATGGAAAAAGTTATATATTGTCAGGAAATCAAGGCAGATGAATCCAGAAATTTGCCTATATATAGCAGAACCGTTTGGGAAGAGCCTTATTACGAACATGGCGATTCTTTTAACGGTCGAGCGCTTCCTGTTTTGGTCGCCGCTGCATCGATAGCCGCTCTGATTTCCATCTTTTTGATGGCTGTTATCTGAACATTAATGGAACGTAGCTTAGTCTGGTAAAGCCCCCAACTGATAATTGGGAGATCAGTGGTTCAAATCCACTCGTTCCAACCATTTAATTCATTGACATTCTCATATTATCCTATATGTTTCGGAAAATTATCCGAACACAAGGATTCGATATGGTAGACATCGCCCCTGAATTGGAGCCCGTCGATTATTTTGCCGACGTTAAGGCTAAGCTAATTGAAGCCAACAAAGATGACTTGGCAAACCAAGTCGGCGTTTTGCAAGCGCAAATCGTTCTGGCCAACGAAATCGGTCAGAAGGCTTTCCTTCACAAGCTGTCATTCGCCTATAAGACCATCGAGAAAGAAATCCAAGCCATTGCTGGTGGCTGGAATCGATACGTCCTCGAAAAGGACATCAAAGCTTTCATCGACAAGGTGACACCGAAGCACTCCGTCAAGATCATCGAATTGGAGCGCTTCCCACGGGCTATCCCGGTCGAAGTTTTGGAAAAAATCAAAGCCGCACAGGCGGCAAAAATTTTCGACAATTTTGTGGTGGTCTTCACCGATTTCACAGGCTTGACACATTCCACGGTTCAAACCGAAACGGAAAAGAAGGTCATTGCCCGCAACAAAGACCCAATCGTATTCGGCTATTTCACATCGCCTGAAACTGGAATTCGCTATGACAAATTCTATTTCATTGCTGATTGGGTCGATGAATATTGCGATCTGGATTTTTCCAAGCTTATCGAGCGTATGACGGAACTTGGGATCAAAAATCCCGTTCACGACCTTGATATCGATCCGATCATGGTTTCCAACATTGTGGAAACGGCTATGAAAGATATGATCGAAAAGTCGTCGCCAAGGAATTGGTCTGATAGCGTTAGAGTGGTCGAGAGAGAAATTCCAGAGAAGGTCAGCGTTTTCCAGAAAATCAAAAATTTCATCGTTGAAAATGGGAAAATCGGCTGATGGAACACCTTCCCGAAGAAATCGACCTGACATTTGGTCGATTGTTTTCAACGGAATGGAACGACAAGTTCGATAACGTTCGTCGGTATATAAACTATACCGAGGATGTTGGTGAGCTATACAATTTGACTGGCCAATTCCGGATGTTGGAAAATCTTACATTCGTCATCACACCACATCCATGGGCCGAAACGATCTTCAAAAAAGATTTGTGGGATCATGATAGCAATCGAGATGCATGGTTGTGGACGTATCAAAGGTTTTTTGGCGAATATCCGTCTATGACAGAGGAAGAAAAGCGATCTTCCGAGTTGATGTACTATGAAATGTACGACGGAAAAACTTGTGAGTATTGTGTTAACACTATTGACTTTTTTACAAAGAGTCGATACAGTGGTATGTGTAACATCTGCACGGAACGTGAAGACTATATAAGAAAGCACGGCTTCTTTGCAGAAGAAATCTTAGATACTCCATGGTTGGAATAGCGTGAGTAAGGACATTATAATGGGATCACCGGAAGTAACAAGAGACAAGGCCGCAGTTTTTGACAAGCTGCTTGGCAAACGTTTGGAAGAGATTATCGACAAGATCGGTACGCTTGGAAATCTCTCCAATCCGTACAACTATACATTCACCGAAGAAAAATGGGAAGACGCCTTTAAAAGGCTTGACGCTTCCGTGGCGGCGCTGAAAGAACGTGCTGCAAAAGGTTTGAGGGACCAACCGCTTGTTGGGACCGGTCGCCGCAAGAAAGATGCATCGCCGGACTCTGGCACTGAAACCGCTCCGGTACAATCCGAAGAACAGCCCGGTGACACCGGCACAAGCCCGTCATTGGCGGAAACGACTTCGGCTCTGGTCGATGAAGCGAGCGAAGCGGCCAAACAGGCACAACGGGAAGAAATGGAACGTATCGAGAAAGAGGATGTTCCTGACTTCCTGAAAAAGAAAGCGTAATGTTCGACCACGCTATTTCTTAAAGTCGCATACATTTCGAGGGGTTCACTGGCGGAAGCTGGTGAGCCCCTTTTTTTCATAAATATTACATGTACTTCCCTCCTACTAAGAAAGGCTATATTTGGCACTATTTAAGTATATTGTAAATGGTATTAAAACTCTTACAATAATCGGCCTTATTGCATTAACGACGTACCCATACTATCAGAGATATCACGATATTCCGATCACGACTAATATAAAATCAACAGTCGCTATCGAAAATAGAATGATCATAACCGATCCCAAAACTGGCGAACAACAAAGAGGCGCAGCGGTTGGGGCCGGTGTTATTATAAACAGTCAGTTCATTTTGACTGTTCAGCATCTAATAAACGACAATCCTAACGGCGACAAGAAAAATAACTTCATCGTTCACACAAACGATGAAAGAAGCATCGAAGCAGAGCTTTATTCCGTGACGAAACAAAAGCTAAGCTCGGGTGAGACTGTAGATTTGATGGTTCTCAAATTAGCTTCGCCATTGGAAGGTTATCCCGCAGCAAAATTCTCTTGTGTCAAGCCGCAAATTGGAGATTCTATTCACACAATCGGCACTCCACAAGGATTCCCATTCATGATTCAGTTTGGTAACGTCGCAAAATTGAGATTACCAAAGGGAGATGCTTTGGATGACCGTTATGTTGTGGATATGAGTATATTCCATGGCAATTCCGGTGGCCCTGTTTTTGATTCTCATGGTTTTGTCGTCGGCCTTTCTGATGCCATTCTCTATTGGGAAGACGAATTCGGTAAACATCCTTCGCCAATTGCTTTGATCATGTCGCCGGTCGATATGTGCAATTTCATGGATAGCCTGAACATAAAATATTCCGCTTGACAACTCTCTAATTACTCATTATATGAGGGAAGTAATGAGAGGGAGTTGACGGATGTATTTGGCACCGGTCGTTGTTTCGCAGAATTTCCACCACGGGTACAAGGTGGAGTTCGAAACCGGCAAACGTCTTCGGACGCTGGTGGATGAAAATTCGGACGATCTTTCGCAGGCACAGGCCCGGAAGCTTGTCCACACGCTCGAAAGCCACGGCCACAAGGCCGTGTGGCTGGTCGAAGGCGAATAAGGAATGAACATGCACAAGAAAGACCCACGTTTCTCCGTCGATTAAGCAGTCTAACGCTTAATCGGAGAAATAAATGACTATCACTGTTAAATCCACCAATGGGCGGATTTGGACTTTCGATTCTCTTGAAGACGCTGTTGTCAAGATGAATCGTGAATTTCCTATTGCCAATTTGAAGTACGGTTCACTTCGTTGGTATTCCAAGACCTATGATTTCCACTTTGGTTGTGGCGATTACGTTGTTTATCGTGACGAAATCGGCATTATCCCTGTGTGGCGAATCAAGGAAGCTTTCTATAATCTTCCTCTTGAAGTTAGAGAGCCAACATATTGGTACTGGCGTTGGCGCAAAGCTCACGCCAAGCCAGAACACTTCCGTAAGTATCCTGTCCCTCACACCGGTTCTCGCCGGTACGGTCATGACCGCCGAATCCGTACTCTGAATGAGTTGAAAGCTGAATGTGCTTTCGAACTGGACGAAGATGTTGTGGACTACAAAATCAAGCGCCGGGCACGATACATTCCGGATGATAGAGAGGATTACGTCACCTATGTTCCTCGCTGTCACAACTGGAAAAAGTTTCGTCGCCATCAATGGAAGGGTTGACTTAAAAACGAATCTCGCTACAAGGGCAATGGTCGGTTGGCTTCTGAACCCCAACGTCCCCCGCAGGGAGCCACCGATGCAGTGACATGAGTACCATCTGATTTTCGCCTCGGCTGTCAGATGTGGAAAATGTCACTGCTTTTGTTTTAAGGTACAAATATGCGTCATAAAATTTTCGAGAATGTGATTCGAAAATTTTACGAAGAAACAGCGCCAGATTGGTTGACAAGAACCGAATGAGCTACAAACTGTTTTTGGATGATGAAAGAAATCCTGTTTCCCCGAACGAATGGAAGATCGCCCGTTCCTTCGAAGAAGCTTGTCGGCTTTTTGATGAATTCGGAGCGCCGTCCTTCATCAGCTTTGACCATGATCTTGGACAATCGCTTAGCGGTTACGACTACGCAAAATGGCTTGTCGATAAGGATCAAGATCAAGACTTCCTGACAGAGGAATTTGCCTACTATGTTCATTCTCAAAACCCGATTGGGAAACAGAACATCGAAGGGCTTTTGGATACTTATCTAGGAATGAAGTTCAGCCGTTGAGGGCTACATGCGAACATTTTTATCTCCAAAACACAGAATCAAGGCAGAATTTGAAGATTCTTTATATAAGAAATTGGAGGAAAAGCTTGGTGTTGAAGAGATGAAAAAGCAGATAGACGATATCCTATCTGCACTTGACGACAAGGCTGATGCATCATCCAAAGTATGATCCCATGACCGTCCAATTTGAAAAATGTAAGCCAGATTGCCCCGAATGTGGTGGTAACCAACATATTGGTGGTGATACGGAATCGCTATGGGCTTGCACAATTTCTGTGAGGCGGTATCGGAAGGCGATAGACGAAGCTGAAAACGAAAAGGGGAACCGAAGTTCCCCTAATGCTTAGTTTGCGTCCTGATTGCTATTGCCACCGGCATGGTCGCCAACGGCAGGAACATCAACTGGACCGTTACCGCAAGCAGCAACGGAAACACCAATAACAACAAGCATAATTGCAGCAAAAATTGCCTTCATTTGATTTTACCCTCTTGGTTGTATAAGACGATTTGTTCGTCTGTACTATTTATCTATTTTGGAAGCTCTGTATCCTTTGGAATGGCCATATCGGATAAGATTGGCGTGACTAACGTCATTGGCTTTGCCCCAAGCGTTAAGGCTGGTGATTTCCTCTTGGTGCCCGTCTGGATAAGTAATCAGCCATTTTGACGCCATAGATTTGGAAATTTTATTTTTCCATTCCTCTGAATGCTTTTTGCCTCGATTTGCCTCATGCATCTTGGCGACGTTTTCACGATTGACATCAATTCGGGTAGCGGCAGAATCACGCAACTTTGCCTTGGTTTCTTCGGACATGGCTTTCCCTTTATTCCAAGGGACGTAATCTTTTTTCGCTTCACGCATTTTCTGTTTGGCTTCCTCTGTGTGTTTCTTTCCATAAAATGGGTTGTCTGGACCGGAGAAAGATGGAGGACGGCAGTCGATAAGATGATTCAAAAGAATGCCATGGAAATCATAGTTCAAGCGGCCATATGTCCGAATTAGCTCTGCTTCCATATCATAAGCTACACTTTCTTCAAGATTGTCTTGAAGAATTTTTATCTCTGGGTCTTTGCCATATAGTTTGCGAATCTTCGCTATTCGTCCGTTGAGCCGTTTGTTATGGCAATATTCTGGTTTGTCGGTAAGATGTTGCTTGTAACGATTACCGGTTCCTTTGCCAATATATAAAGGTCGGTCAGAATTTGGATCGATAATGGCGTATACGTAGTATTTGTTCATTTGAGTTCCTTATGAATTACTACGTGTATTTAGCACAAAAGTAAAGGGGCCGAAGCCCCTGAACTTGATTTTTGTCTTTCTTTGGTTTACACCAAGTTTTAGACAAGATTTTTTACGACAAAACCTCTGTAATATGAGTTCTTCTTGTTCACGTGGATAGCGCCGTCCGCTGCCGATGTGGCGAATGGGTGAGCAACCATGCCGTAACGTGTCTTGAAGCCAATCTTAGGCTGGAAAGTATCCTGACCTACGGCACGGTACATCTGCAATGGGATGTATGGGCAGTAGAACATACCGGCGTCGAATGACGAAGTACCCTTGTAACCAACTACGGCAATCTGATTGCCCGCAGAAGAGTTCGCATATGGGTCAATGTAAACCTTGTACTGGCCGAACAGAGTACCAGCGAAGGTGTTACCAGTGTCGTCAACTTCAAGAGTTTCCTTCTGCATTGCAGACTGGTAGTCGAGATAGCCAGCCATACGGAAGGCAGACGCTACGTCTGACGAGCAGAGAACGAAGTTACCCTTACCACGACGGGTTGCCTTGGCAATGGCGTTAGCTTCACGTTCGATCTGGAACAGAAGACCCTTGAACTTTTCAACCATCCAACGACCGTTTGAGTCAACGTCAAGGTCGTAATAACCAGCGGTCGCTACGTTGTCCTGTGCACCGATTGTAGCGGTTGCATAGATGGAACGGATAACCTGACGGTTAATTTCGGCAAGAATTTCCGAAGAAAGGATGTTCGAAAGTTCTGTTTCAGCGTCCAAACCGTGCACGGCCTTCAAGTCCTGTGCAAGTTCGTGTGAGTATTCAGCCTTCAAAGCACGGGACATTGCTGTCACCGAAATCTTTTCAATGCTGAATGACATTTCTTGGAACTGGTTAGTTGAGTTAGAACCCAGACCTTCCGCAGTTGTTCTTGTCATACCGGTAGCGAATGTGTAAGCAGTGTTACCAGTTGTGATAAGCAACGTTGGGTCAGTACCAGTCTGCGCACCACCAACCGAAGTCAACTGTGCAGTGTTACCCGCAGCCGAAGCCGACCAGTTAGTTAGAGGTTCGTTGAAGAGAGCTTCCGTACCTGTCTGATTCTGGTAACGAGAACGCAACGCAAAGATCAAACCAGTAGGCAATGTCATTGGCTGAACGCCGCAAAGATCGTAAGCGATCAAGTTTGGCATCGAACGACGGATCAACGAAATCAACACAGGGTCATAAGTATCGATAGCGCCGTCACCAGCGTTCGAAGAAGATGCACCCATAGAGTTTGTTGGTGAAGTTGGAGCCGCTTCAAGCAAGTAAGTCAAAGACTGAGTCTTGTCACGGGCAACCGTTTCCATGTTGGCCTTCAACTGATTTTCCAGAAGAATCGCAACAGTCGAACGACGGTGCGAGTCTCTGATCTTTGGAAGGTCTTCATGGTCAAGGACCGGAGCCCACTTTTCCATCAATGTATTGATATCGTATTCCATTTTTACTTTAATCTCCTGTTAGGAATTCTTTAATATTATTTAGCAATTAGCGATTTTTACGAAGAGTCTTGGTCATAGAAGCTGCAATTACCTGACCGACTGGATTTACATCCTTAACCGGAGAGGCATCTACTTCTTCTGTAATCACAACAGGTTCATCGTCGGCATCAATAGAAGTCTTCTTCACGTCCTTAGCGAAATAAGATTCTTTCAAATCTTTAATCTGGCTAACGAAATCGTCTTCGTCTTCGAATTCAATGCCTTCTGCGAGCATAACTAGACGTTCTTTCTGATTTGCAGAAAGACCATCAACATGTTCCATTACCAATGCAGTCTTCTTTGACTCATTAAGTTCGTTTGCAAGAGCAACGTTCTTATTGATTTCTTCGTCAAGAGAAGCTTCAAGTGTGCCAACACGGGCCACAAGTTCTTCAACAATATCTACTTTTTCATCTGGAATTTCGATATAGTGTTCTTCGAACAAGTTCTTCAAACCAACAAGGAATGATTCAGCAATTTCGGTACGAACGTTAGACTGAATTTCAACCTTATTTTCTTCAAGCCATTCAGAAACAACCTTATCAAGGTAGTCGTCCATCTTTTCTACAAGATTTTCGACGAATACTTCCTGATCTTTTTCGTTCTGTTCAAGAATCTGTTCAACAACTTCCGAGATAACTTCGTTAGCAGCCGCAATTACAGCAGTTTCGAAGATATTCTTTGTCTTTTCTTTGAACGATTCGGTCAAATCTTCCTTGCCAAGCAAGGCTTCAAGGTGTTCAGCAACGTCCAAATCTTCCTTGGTTACTTTGCGAACCTTGATATCAACTTCGTTGCCGCCGTTGTCATCAGAATCATCGTCGTCGCCTGAGTCGTCATCCGAGCCCGCTGCATCGGCTGGCTTCTTGATCTTGACTTCCTTACCGGCGTTGTCGTCATCCTGTGAATCGTCGTTGTCATTATCCACATCATCGTTCATGTCTTCATCGGCATTACCTTCACCGATCACAGAAGCTTTATTCTTCTGCTTGAATTTCTTGTGGTTGATGTCTTTCTGATTGTCGTTCTTTGCAGCGTCAATACCAGCTTCGATCTTTGAATTGTCAGCGGCTACGTTATCAACGTCGCCCGGAAGGTCTGGACCAGTTTTCTTAAGGTCTTTCTTAGCTGGAACGTTCTTACGCTTGTCGAAAACAACTTCTGGAACTTCCGAAACCTTGTCGTCTGACTTGAAAGCTTCTTCAAGAGCCTTTTCTTTTACTGACTTTTTGATTTCATTCAAAAGCTTTGACATGTTAACTGTATTCTCCTAGAGAGTGATAATTTCTTGTTTTATTTAGCAAACAGAGTATTTTACTGTTAAGATTTGAGAAACTTAGAAAAAGCGTTAAGGAACTGCTTTTCACGAAGCTCTCTGTTCTTCACTGTTTTGATTGTCTGAATTTCTTCAACAATACGTTCTTTCTTCTGCCATTCGACGCCATCGAAAATCCATTCGACGCCTTCAACCAATGACTCGACAAAGCATCCCGGTCCCGATGGTTCGGCCACGATATCAACTGTCATGAGCTTGAAATCCGGCTGAACGACTTTGAGGCCATTCGATTCCTTGATCGAACCAAGGCCACGGCTGGACACGCCAAGGCGAATACCTTCGTCAAGGAAGGTCTTTGCGATCTTGCCGCATGGGGTATCGAGAATCTTCGCCTTGCCGAACACGATGTTTTCGTTCATCGTCAACTGAGTGATGATGTGCGATACACGGTCGAGATTAAGGGTTGGGTTCGATGGATGACCCAATTCGCCCATGGCACGATTTTCAGAGATAATCTGTGCGTAACGGCCCAACTCACCTTCAAGAACAGAACGTGGGTAAACACGCTTGTTTCCATTCAAAGTTTCTGCAACCATGAATGGACCTTTAATGAAGTATTGTTTGATCCCGTCTTTTTCTTCTTTCAGAAGTTCGATAGATTCGTTAAGTTCTTCGGTAAGTAAAAGCATTCTTGTTTAGCAACTCTTTACGTGTTTATCCCACTCTGTTTCTTTCGGAGTGGCTTTCATGATCATATTTTTCCATGAGCGATCTTTGTCCGCAGCGGAACGACGCTTTTTGTTAACAACGAAGGTTGTGAAAGTCTTACCTTTACGAGAAGTCGAGATAGTGTGAGCGCCCATGTCTTCTGAAACCGGCTCTACTTCTTCCTTTGCAACTTGCTTATTGCCCGAGGACATTGTAGAAACAGCCTTCTTATTCTTGATCTTTTCAGGAGTTTTGTTCTGAATGTTATCTTTGATATTGGCGTTAGCAAAAGCTACTTTGTCTTCGTCTCTATCTGCTTCTGTACTTTCTTCGAATACTTCTGGTGCAACTTCGGAAGCAACAGCTTCACAAATGTTGCTTGCCTTTTCAGCCAACTTAGCTCTTACGTCATCGAAAAATTTAGATGGTGCGCCTTCCATAAGGCTGATAAGTGATTTCTTCATTGTTATTAATCCTTTGTTATTTTATCTACAGCTTTCGCCATGTATTTTCGACGTTGCCAACTCTTTTCAAAGAACTTGTCAGCCAACTTACTGTCCTTTTCGCCTTGCTGATAATTGGCGTAATTTTTATTCTTTATTTCATCACGCACACGATTTGCACGATCACCATAGCGACCGGTAGCCGCTGATCGTGTTGCTACATCGTGAGAAGCTTTCTTGATATAGTCGCCAAGTTTAGCTTTCGACAATTCGTCAAGCTGTTCTACTTCCTCTTTTACTGGCTTCTTTGAACCACCATGACCTTTCAGCAAAGAATGAATAAGTTTGCTTTCTTTCTTACCAATACGGCGACCGGCTCTATTCGATGACTCGATAGATTTGTTCACTGCATCTGCATTGTATTCGGCTTCTTCTAGTTCAATCTCTTCTTTTACTGCCTTATTTTTTCTACCAAGAGTATTGAGTCCTTTTACTCTATTCGAGAATTTCTTATCTGTGTTGTGACTTTTACCGTCATAACGAAGAATTTGAGTTTCTGCATGATCTTTATATTTTGCCAATTTTTCTTGTGACAATTCGTCAAGCTGTTCTACTTCCTCTTTGACAGTCTTCTTTTTGCCAGAGAAAAGAGCTTTAAGCTTTGCACGACGTTCTTTCCTCTTTTCCTGTGCTTTTTCATAGGAATCGACGCCTGAACCATAAAAATTTGTTGCGACCGCAATGTCTTTCATCATACCTTCGTCAATGCTTTCAGAGCGAAGCGCACGTTCGTTGGTCGTGTATGTCTTGCCGACAAAATTTGTGTTCTTTGGACTCTTCGAAGCAGCGAAGTCGTTCAACTGATTGTAGGCGTCACGATCATCCGGACGCTTGATGTTTTTGATACGAGCGTCTTTCCTCTTCTTTGGCTTCGTTACATCACCGGTTAATTCATCCGTATCATCTTCGACCGAAACGTTATCGAGATGTTGCTTCATCATGGCCTTGTGGCCGGGAGTCATTTCGTTCAGGAGAGATTCCGTAAGATTTTCTGCCATATCCGCAATGACGGACTCTGCCTTTTCTGTGAGAGAATCGGTCAATGGGGTGAAATCACCCTTCAACAAATCGAGAATGTTTTGTGTTTTGATCATTTAAGTATCCTATATTGTTCAAAATATTTATGAAAATAAGGATTTTAGCTAAACCATCTCTGCTTTGGGTTAGCGTTGTCCTCTTTGTCGTCGGAACCTTCATCCATGCCGTCTTGGCCCGGCATTCCACCAGCATCTTGACCGGCTGGACCGCCGAATTGATCACCACCACCGAAGCCGCCGCCGAATTGGTCACCGCCGAAGCCTCCATCCATACCCATGCCGCCGCCGAAGCCTGACATCTGGTACTCGGGCTCTTCATCAATTTCTTTCTTGATTTGAATCCATTCTTCTTCCGACATGCGAAGTACGTTGGTACGAACCCAAGTCTGTGAATAGAATTTACCGATATACGGTTCGATATCACGCAAGTTTGATATGCGAGATTGCATGATTTCGCCTTCTTTCAATTCGGTAAAGAAGTTGTTTTCATGCCATGTGATGATAATGTCGTCTTTATACTTGTCCCATTCTGTTGAAGTTAGAATGGATTTCAAAATCAACTGGTCGCCAAGAATGTCTAGAAATACTTCTGCGAAACGTGAACGGAGGCGATTTACAAAATCGGAAAATTTCACTTCATCACGGGAAATTTCGGATGGACGCCCAATATTGAAACCACCTTCTGAATCGAGGCGGCCAATTGGAACTTCCAAGGCTTCGTAAAGCTTCTTTTTGAAGTATTCAACGTCGGTAATCTGACCAAGATTTTCACCGGCTGGCAGAGTTTCGACAGTCGTTCCCTTACCGTCACGTTGTGGGAACCAAAAATCTTCCAACATGGTGGCAATACGTTTGTCATCTGAAACCTGTCCTGTTTCCGGATCGAATTTCAGCTTCTTATTGTGCTTGCGCATGATTTCAGCCACATACTGTTCGGCTTTCATCTTCGGCAAGTTGCCAACTTCGATATTGAAAATTCTTCTTTCTGGTGCACGGGCGATACGATAGATGACCACGGCATCTTCCATCATGCGGAGCGTGTTGTACGCCTTGATCGCCTTATGAAGATTTGAGAGGATCATCGTGTTGTCGTTATTGCGAATGCCCGAGTGGACATAGGTAATCGAGTTTGGGGAAATCGGAATACCCTGTGGATTCTTACGGTTCACCCCTTGACTATTGTATACGAAGTATTCGATATACTTTTTGTTTACTTCCAAACTATTGGTGATAATGTTGGCGTAGCTTGGAACACGCTTGTTGTTCTTTACAAGCTCTTTAACTTTTTTGATTTTACGTGGATCAACATTACGGAGTTCATAGATTCCGTTTGTCGGATCATTTTCGTCGATCATTTTATGATAATAGATACGACCATCCACATACCATTGGCGGAAAATATTGTAACAATCTTTCTTGAAGTTCATCATCTTCAAGATGGCATCAAATTCCTTTTTGATGGCGTGACGAGTGTTTTCCCCGATATCGATCTTTTGCGTATCAATATCGACTGGACCAGTAGGAGAAGTATAGTCAAAGGCTTCATTGATGATGTCTTGGATAGCCTTGTCTACTTCCTGTTGTTCGGAAAGAAGTCTATATTTGGAGATAAGAGCGGCTTCATCGACGGTAGAATTGTCGAGAGCAACGCCATAATTGTAAAAACCAGATGCATTGGAACCAATTTCCAATGCACCATCGTTATCATTCTTTTCGATAACTTGAAGTGTTGACGCTTCACGTATCCTACGTTCTTCGTCAACACCTTTATTCAGCTTATAGCCAAAGAATCTATTCATTACCATAGAGGATGATATCCTTTTTTATTTAACTATATTGAATATATAGCTAATTTTAGATATCAGTACCGCCAGCGAAGCCAGTTGTGCTTTGATCACCAGATGTCCAGTAGTCAACGGAGAACGTCACCGGATAGCTGATAACGTCATCCTGTCCCCAATCCATGCCGATAGCACCAACAGAGATAGGCCAAATACCGTTGAACTTGTATTCACGAAGAACGTTGCCATTCTGTGAGTACAAAGTAACGTCAGCAATAGACTTGTATAGAGTCTGTTCAGAAGTTGGGAGTCTTCTAATGTTGCCAATTGGAGAGTTGATTGAGTTTACCCATTCTTCCATTGCGTTACGGATCAAATGATCTTCATCACCAATGATTGTAACTTCCCAATCGGAATAGTTCTGGGTTACACCAGCAACCTTGATCGCACGACCGAAGTAATTAACCGCAATAGGGTTTGTGTCCTTCTGTGGAACGTTGGTTGCACGGCAAAGGAATGGAAGAACCGAGTCAGCCTGTCCGTTTACCGGGTTGGTGATTTTCACCTGAAAGAGGTTCGTTCTTGCGCCACCATAACGGAGAGCCGAACGGAATGAGTTGATATTAAAAGCCATGGTTAACTCCCAAGTTTCTTATTATTTTACTTATATTTAGACGAAAAAAGGCTGGTGCCAAAGACACCAGCCCAAGGTTGTTAGTCTATATTCTTCTTATTATTGAAAGTATTTAGACTAACCAATTTATTACTCACCAAACTTGCCAACGATTTCTTCGAAGGCCACACCGGTACGTGTTGCGATGAAGTTCAAACGAATGAATTCAGCTACACGGGCTGGCTTAATGTAAATGTCACCTACCATTTCGTTGCGGTCGATAACTTCTGGTGTGTTGTTTGTTTCGTCACAGACAACTTTGAAGTCATAGATGCCACGACGGCCCTGAATGTCACGCAAGAATGGTTCAACCATGTTGCGGAACTGTGCACGTGTGAATTCATCGTTGAATTCGAACAACTGGTAACGAGACGCCTTCGCAATCGCCTTTTCGAGAACGATGAACAGACGACGGACGTTGATGCGGTCGAACGCCGATGGCTTCGAAAGCAATGTCTTCTGTCCGAAGAGAACTGTTCCATCACCGGGGAATGTCGCCACCGGATTGATGTTGTTCTTGTAGAGCGTGTCACGGTCGGCCTGACGTGGGTTCCAAGCAAGCTTGATCACGTTCTTGATCTGGCCACGGTTGAAACCGGCAGCGGCCCACCAAGGATCACGGTCTGTGTCGGTCTTAACGTGAAGACCGGCAATGTCGCCGTTCATTGGAACATAACGGTACAAATCGTTGTAACGGTCGTACTGCCATTTCCAGTTGTTATCCAAAGCAGCATATGAAGTAACAGGCAGAGTATTTCTGTATGTTACGATATCCGCAGCTTCGTCACCCTTGTTATTTACGGCATATGAACGTGGTGGAGACAAGAATGCAACACAGTCCAAACGAACTTCGCAAATGTTGTTAATGATGTATGTTGCCAATGTCTGTGTAGCGTCCGAACCAATAAGGATCGAGACTTCAACGTCTTCCGGAGAAGCAAACATTGAGTAACCACGAATCTTTTCCGAATTTCCGATGGTTGTTCCATCAGAACCGTGATCAAGAGAACTGTTGATAGGCAAAACTGGCGCTACGAATGCCGTAGTCGAAGCTTGGTTACCAGTGTTTGTCAAAGATGAAGGATGACCGGCCCAACGGATATAATCAGACTGTTGATTGATTACTTCCTTGTAATATGAAGTAGCACCATTGTCATACTTGGCATCTACAGCTTTCGAAATCTTCTGATAAACTTCAAGGACTTCGCCACGCTGATTTGTCCAAAGACCATCTTCGTCAACGACAACGACGTGCATTTCATCGTCTGAACCACCAAGATTTGCAACGTAGTCAGAAGTACCCGGAGCGTTGTCAACTACAGTGTAGAATTCCCAACGACGCACGGCAGTCTGGCCAGTACCGCCAGCAATGTGACGTGAATCGAGAGTCAACGAAGTTGTATTACCGATTGCAGCAACAGAGTGAGTTTCGCCATTGATAACCAAAAGGTCACCAACAACAACCTGTGTTGTAAAGTTTGTTCCAGTACCGGTAACTGTAAGAGTATTTGCAGTAACGGAAACTGTACCAGTCAAAGTAGACTGATAAGCAGCCGCCGAAGGGCAAACCGCTACTTTCAAAGAGTTACCCATAGCGCCAGCGAACTTAGCAATCCATGGACCAGTATTGAAAGAAGATTGAAGACTACCAGTGTCGTAAGAAGCAGAATATTCTTCATCGTTACGAACAAGGAAACCGGCTGTACCGGCAGAAGCGTTGGTAGCTCTTAGAGCGGTGTTAGCGTTGTTATCGTTGACAACACGAACAATCCATAGGTTGTTAGCGTATGCCAAGAAATTAGCAGCCGAGAACCAGTCGTTAGCGACAGTATTGTTTGGTTTCCAGAAAGTATCGACAAGCTCTTGTTCTGAATCGATAGAGACAAGCTGATCTACTGGACCCCACTGGAAAGAACCGGCCAAGCCACCTTCCGTAGTCGAAACCGCAGGAATGATATTGGTTGTGTCGAATTCTTTTACGTACACACCGGCTGATAAATAGAATGGCATGGAATTACTCCCTATTATTATTGTTATATGCGGGAGTATTTAGGATTCGGCCCTTTTTAACTTAATTTTGACCTAAATAGAGGTAAAAATGGTCAATTATGACCATGCGGGGCACGATATTGGATACAAAGAATCCTTTCTTTGGGAAAAAGCACACGGCTGAATCCCGCAAAAAAATCAAAGAGAATCATGTTGGTATGTCTGGGAAAAAACATTCTCCGGAAACGAAAGAAAAAATGTCAGCCGCTCATACTGGACGAAATTGGGTCTACAAAGGAATGGTGAACAAATCCATTCCGAGCGAAGAACTGCAAACCTATCTGGATAACGGTTGGCTACGGGGCAGAGCTATCGATAAAAGAGGATCGAAGAGCTACATGTTGAAATTTTTGTTTGAAAATTCCCCTTGACATTCATTCATATAACCGATATATTGAAACCATAGTCATCGATTTAATGAAAGGTTTGTGAATGGCTGATAAAGGCAACCGGGTTCAGATGGCGCAGATTGTTGCGTTCGCCAATTTTCCCGATTTGAAGCGCTTTCCCGACGAACGACACATTGTCGTGCGCAAAGAGTTGCGGCGCAATTTCGGGAATCTTAAGGACCAGTACGACTTGGCCCTTGCCAAGCTGGCCGCCGAACAGCGCACCATTCCCATTTCCCTTCCGGTCGCATAAGATGGGTTGGCTTATTCCGATACCATTTTTGTTGGTGCTGTTGGCCATCGTCTGGCGAGCCCAACGAAAGCATGTGGCCGGGCGGGAAGCCCTGATCGAATCGCAGGCGAAGCGTATCAAGGAACTTGAATACGAAAACTATTGCCTGAAATACCCACTGTTAAGGAGTCGAGATGACTGAACAAGGTGAGAAGCCGGACAATTTGGATTATTACATTGTCCGTGGCGGAATGTCGTGGGGACGTGACGAAGACCTTAAGACGGCCTTCTTCAATTGGTTCAAGAATGAACGGCCAATAGGCGATACCAAGGTCGTCGTCCACCAAGTCGCCGCCAGTGCCACGGTCGATGATTTCGGTCGCCTGAACTGGTTTGAAAAAGACGGGGAGCCGCCGAAGTTGGGCGAAATCGTCGTCACCAAGAAGCTCATTGACCGGTACAACGCCGTCATGAACGATCTTGACGAACTTCTAGTGCCGGTCGAAGAAAAATTCGATTGGGACTTGGCCATGCACAACGGAGAAAAAGCCGATGAAAAAGCTTGAACCAAAGGTAGGTGATGTGGTCGCCTTCAACAAACTGCCGGATGCCGCATGGTTCGACGTTCTGGAAATTCAATTTGGCACTGATGGCACACGATTTTCTGATTTTTTGGCTTTTTGTTGTTGACAAACGAATAAAACTCTTTTATAAATATACATGAAACTGTTCGACGCCAAAGAGGATGACTGCAACACGGCGGTTCAAATCCGCCCACCTCCACCAAAACTCTCGACTCCACTTTATTTAGTCGAAATATGGGGGTGACTTGGGATCGACTGCGGTAGGAATTTGAGGTTTAGGTTTCCGGCATTGTACCGCCGTTACCGGGCTAAACAAAGTAAGAGACAACGATAACTTCGTTCCTCTGGCTGTCGCTGCCTAATCAGCAGTAAGCCAATGAGTTTTGGCGGTTGAACTTGGAAACAGAATCAACCGTCGCTTCCATTTTTCAGGGAACAATTTGAGTAGAATATGAAACATACGCTCGCAATCCAAAGTTCTATAACGGAACGTTCTGTTGCCAGTGCAAAGAACACAAGCCTTTGAGTGAATTCCATTGGTCTGGCACAACGGAAGTGGTTGGGTCTTGAAAAAAGACCTAGACCCAGATTTTTGGGATGATTTCGTTTCTCTTGCACAGTCTTATGCTTCCATTATGCAAGGCGACGTTTACGATAGTCAGATAAATTCTGCCTATGCCATCATGAAGAAATATGGCCTTGACGAGTATGGCCATCCTCCGGAAGACGAAGAAGACGACACGCCGGTTTACACCAACAATGGACCTAAGCCGAAGAAGGCGTCGGATTGAACGAATTCCTAAATGACTTCGAATCTCTGTTCGGAGTCCCCGACAAGCCCAAGCGAGACTTCACCAAGGAAGTCCAAACCACCCAAGCAAATCCGGATGCTAAGAAGCTGATAACCATTCGGCTTGACCGGGATATTTTAGCATATTTTCAACAGCAAGGCGAAGGGTATCAAACCCGAATCAATAATGCTTTGCGAGAATTCATGAATCAAAGATTAAAGAAATGATGTTTGTATTAGGCGTTCTATTTGGCGCAATCGTAGTTGCCATAGTTGGCCTAGCCTTATTGGGCTACTTTTTTAAAGATTTCATGAGATACTAAGTGTGCGCTTAATCAGCGAACAGGAATTTTCAGAAAAATTAATTTTTGAACTTTCCGACGAAGAATTTTCGGAATTTGGAGTGGTCACCGGGCCGGGTCGTTCAGGCGCAATCGCCTCTGTTTATGCCTCTCACTTCCTCCACATACCATTCATCCCGTATGGTGCAAACGCACCGGTCCACCTTGGCCGCTTGCTGATTATTGACACTGCTGAACAGACCGGGAAGACCATCCGCAAAGCATCACGTCGTTATGAGAATGTGCCGCATACCGTGTTCACGCTCTACAAAGAGCCGCCACGGGTTTATTTTTGGTATGAGAATCAGCCACAACGACAAGAAAGAATAAATGAACAATCTACCGAACATTCTGACCAAGGATAGTTTTTCTAAGGAAGTCGAAAAATTCGTTCTGGAAACCGGTTCCGATTATATGGATGCCGTGCTGCACATTTGTCAGCTTAGGGATATAGAGCCCGAAACAGCCGCCAAGCTTCTGAATGCCAATCTGAAAAACATGATTGAAAAGGAAGCTAGTTCCCTGAACCTAGTCGAGAAAACACAAAGCCTTTCATTCGAATGATATCGCCAGAGAGAACGAAACAAATTTTCGTTGCTCTTCGTCTGCATTTCACCGGGTCATACGACTACATTAAATATCAAGGCAAGACTCGGGCCGGACTAAAGCCAGCGGAAACATGGGCAGTCGAGAAGATTGCCTACAAATTTCAGAACGAAAATACCGTTCGGGATTTCTTCGTTGCTAATATGATCGATTCATATGTGAAGTCTGGCAAAATCGTCGGCTTCATCGGTTCTTACGCCAACAAAGAAGCGACAGAAATTTACGAAAAATCAACAAACTGGTACAATGCATCCTACAATCTGACTTCGGATTTGAAAAAATTCGATAGTCTGAAAGATGCCGTCCTGTGTATTGACGGTAATCATCCGAAAATTTTTCAGTATGTTTTAGATGGAGAAATTTCTATATTCACCATGGCGTGTGTAATGCTTCAAATGGGTGATCATATTGTGAGATATTGGAATAAGAATTGCGATGATACGGTATTGTTTGGTGGATATATTCAATTTTTGAAAAAGTATGTTCCACTTATACCAAAAGATAGTGAAAAAATAAAAGAAACAATAAGCAGCTATAATTACAAGACAAGGAATACATGAGAAGATCAAGAATCGAACGTCGTAACGAATGGCGTGATGCCAATCGCCGGACCAATGGAGAACCAAATCAGCCATGGGTTTCGACTGTAGACCCACGCTATGAGCCGGTAGAAGTCAAGAGCAAGAAATACGCATCGAACGGCAAGCGTGAAGTTGCCCGTCGCCTTCGACAAGCTGGTGAACATTACAATCCCGAGTGGCTTGAACAGATGGGCGCTTAAGATGAACCTGAATGAGTACGCTGAACAATGCCACAAGGCAAACGCCAAGTGGTGGCCGGAAGACGTTCGAACCCGCAACAAAGGCGAGGCAATCGCCTTGATGCATTCCGAGCTATCGGAAGCCTTGGAGGGCGAACGTAAGAATCTGATGGACGACAAGCTTCCACATCGCAAGATGGCAGAAGTAGAATTTGTCGATACGCTCATTCGAATTTTCGATTATTGCCACGCCTTCGGTTATGATTTGGAAGGCGCTTTTCAAGAGAAGATGGCCTATAACGCCATTCGGGAAGATCACAAGCTTGAAAATAGAATGAAAGAAAACGGAAAGAAATTTTAAATTTCTTGACTTTTCGATGATCTTCTGATATAAATAAAAGATATTATGTCTGTGTGGTTAAGAAAAGATATCAACAATACGTCAATTTTATTATGCAGACGAAACTAATGTAGTTTCAGGAGTGGATATGACAAAATATAGGATAAAAATAATAAATGTCACTATCCCTTTCAGACTTGAAAAAGTCTTCGAAAACTCGTCTCGATAACCTAATCACAAAATCCCAAGCAAATGCAGAACAAGGCGCTAAGGACGCTCGCTTTTGGCAACCAACCGTTGACAAAGCTGGTAACGGCAGTGCTGTAATTCGCTTCCTTCCCGCTTCGAAGGAAGATGGCATTGACGCTCTCCCATGGGTAAAGTACTTTGAACACGGCTTCAAAGGCCCATCGGGCAAGTGGTATATCGAAAAATCCCTCACTTCGCTAGGTCAGAAAGACCCCGTTTCCGAGTATAATTCTAAGCTTTGGAACAAGGGGACCGATGAAGCAAAGGAAATCGCACGTTCGCAGAAGCGTAAGCTTGTGTTCGTGTCGAACATTCTGGTAATTACCGATCCGGGCAATCCAGAAAATAACGGTAAGGTGTTCCTGTTTAAGTACGGTCAGAAGATTTTTGAGAAGATCAAGAATATCATGACTCCGGACGAAGCGCTTGGTGAAGAACCAAACGATCCGTTCGACTTCTGGACAGGCCAGAACTTCAAGCTTAAGATCAAGAAAGTTGGCGATTTCCGCAACTATGACGACTCTAGCTTCGCTAATCAGTCTGTTCTTTTCAAGAAAGATGAAGAAATCGAAGCGGTCTGGAATTCGCAGTACTCACTTGGTGAATTCCTTGATCCTAAGAACTACGAAACCTACGAAGAACTGGAAAAGAAGTTGTTCGACGTTCTACAGATTCAGACCGAATCTGTGTCAACGACCGCTGAACGTCTTTCCATGAAGGTTGATGCCGCCGTGGCTGATGCCAGTGCGGAAGTTGAAGCCGGTGAAGATGCCGACTTGGACGAAATTCTGAAAAACCTCTAAGGTTTCAGAAAGCAGTGCGAAAGTTGAAAACTTGGGAACCCCACCAAGACTGCGAAAAGGGGACCATTTTGGGCGGCTATAAAGACTTGTTACACGGTTCTCCACCGTGGCCCGGAACGGAGAAAGGACGAAGATTTATTCTTCGTCCTTTTTTTCATTTTTGAGAGCATCCAAAGTTTGCTCTAGAGTGCCGGTGAACACGGCTTTATCGATATAGACCTTGGCATTCCCGCCTGTGTCCGGCATATACACTTTTCTCTTTTTCTCAATATAGGCCATCTTGGCAGAGAAAATGTTCACCTTCTTTTCGTTGCCGTCAATGATGGTTTTCAACAATCCATTGAGTGCCTGAAAGTCTTTGTCGTCCTCCGTATCGGATGCTATTTGTGCGGCCTTTTCAGCGGCTTCTACAGCGATTTCCAAAGCGTCGGCAATGTTGCGTCTCGCTTCCTCGAAATCTCTCTGTAGCTCTTGTTCTTCGGCATCCATGGGCTCTATGACCGCTCCACCGACCTGTGGCTGTACGGTTGGTAGGTTTTCGTGTTGCACGTCTGTTAGGTTTTCGTGCTCTTCCGGTTCGGCATCGATATCCAAAACTTCATGAATTAACTTTTTTGTCATTTATCTGTTCCTGTCACAGGATCATACTTTTTACCATCCTGAAATTCTTCGATGGACGTGATGAATCCGTAATCGTCTTCCTTATTTATGTCCTGATACGGGATTGTAAGATTTGGGTCTGATGTTGGTTGTCCATCGGAAGTTAGACCGGGGGTGACCACAATTCGAGCGATACGACCATTGGCCTGCATTTCATCTTCCGTGATCTTGCCAAGCCCCGGAATCGAGTGGAAATCCACCTGAACACGCTTGATCACACCGGATTTCTGGATTGGTCCGAAAATCCATCCATCGACTTCGAAATTGAAAGTAGCGGTCAACACACGGCGCTCTTTGAAGTCGCCATCGTAAATGTCTTCTATCTCCGGAGCGTCTAGCATATTCACTCTGGCATCGTATTTGTAGGCAGAGCCCGGTATCAAATCGAGTGTGGTGTTGAAATCAGAGTTGAAGAAAGGAACAATCTGTTCGATCACCTGATACACGTCGTCGGTATTCACGGACATGACATAAAGTTGGAACTTGAATTTGACGGAAACAGGCATGAATTGTGAAAGAACTTTGTTGCCGTCATCAACAATAGACACCAATTTGTGAACGGCGTTGTTCTTACGAGACTCATCAATGGTGAAACCGTCACATATGAACCCCATGCGAGGCAATTGAATTTTCACAACCGGGCTATCAGCCGGATGATGCTTCATCAGAGCATACCATTTCTGCTTGGGAGCATATGTGATAGGAACCGGAATTTGCTGTAATTCGGTCTTGTCAGCCGACAAACGAGTGACAAATATTTCGTTGAAAATATTTCCGAACATAATAACATATTTTCGAGTGGTCGAGTGATAGAATGAATGACCTAGCATTTAATTACCATTTAAAATCTTTATTTCTTTTCACGAACGGAGATATTTCAGAGAAGTCCACAACACCATCGGTTTCTCTCGTAATAAGAGAATTGTCTGCTTGTTTGTCTGTGTCCTCAATCTGTACATCTTCATCAATGAGTGTGGCTTCGTCTGTGTCATCCTCCAATTTGATCGATTCGTCGTCTTCCATCGCCATTGGTGAGCGCATAAGATCGCCAGAGAACAAATCTTCGATAATATCGATTTCATCGTCGCCGGTATCAATTTTCTCGCTACTGTATTCGAACAATTCACAGAACAATTCATAGGTCTGCAATGCACCACCCTGATAGAAAATGGCGTCGTGTTGAACGAACTTGATTTCGAAAAGACGTTGGAACGTCGAAACCCAGATTAGATCGCCTTCACGTGGCCGATCATATGGGATATAGTAGCCTTCGATATTTCCTTCTTCCAAAAGAATACCGTTCAACTGTCCCGGCATATACCGATTGGTAATTTCTTGTTCCATCGTGTCGTCATTTTCTGACATGAGATGTTCCGCTCTCACTTCTTCGAAGCGCTTGCGAGAAATGGAAAGATGCAGTTCGTCTTTGATCTGCACATCGAATTTCGACATAAAACGAGCGCCGTCAAAACCTTCCGTGTTGTTGGGATAAGCTTCGATTAAAACGGCGTCATTGAATGAATTCACGGTCGATTCACCAAAAAGATCATCCATGTTCACGGCTGTACGAGGCAAATAATTTACCCAGAAACCCATATTTTTGATCGCCCCAATGGTGAGGTCTTCAAACATCTTTTGGGTTGGACCATAGATGTAGTTGTTGATGTATCTATTAGGTGAACGTGATGCCATCTATCGTCTCTTTATAAAGTTATTCAAGTATTTATCATATGAAAAATTATTTGGTTCGTTATCTGTTGTTCCGACTGTGCCAATAACCGTGTTGGTATTCTTCGAATATCCTTTGGTCTGATTGGCACTGATGAATGCTTTCAAATAATTGTCGTAAGTGAACTTGGCTTTGAAAGTTATAGTTCCTGTAGAAACCACGGTATCATTTTGTTCACGTTCGTTAACATCAGCCCAACGGCTTGTTTTCTCGATAATACCACTTGCGGTATCGTTATGCTCTGCTATGTTCGCATTGGCATGAGTTAGAACTTTACCGCTTGAAGTTACAAGGTCACTTTGCTCTGTGGCCACCACAACAGCATGTTTCGTCTGTTTTGAAGTGGAAACAATTGAGTCGTTAGCCTCTATGGTTGATAGAGCACCATGAATGATATTTCTTGTAACCGAGACAAGAGTATCATTATTTTCTGTTACGGTTACACTACCGAATACAGGGAGTTTACCACCAAAGGAGTCGAGTGTGTCATTGGCTTCTGTAACAGAAATTGAACCTTCGACCGATGTTGTGGCGGTTGCCGACAACAAATCATTTTCTTCGGAACTTGTTTCTATGCCGGTAATATCGGTTGTGGCATTTGCTGTTAGTTGGTCATCACCTTCTGTGACATTGCCAATTGCCGCAATAGATAGAGATGATGTGCCGGAAACAGTGTCGTTGGCTTCTGTAGCAGACAGAGATGCCTTTACAGAAGGGTTGGCTGTAGATGCCAACGTATCACTGGCTTCTGTGATCGAGGCGCTGGCCTGAATCAGAACACCAGCGGTATCAGCGATGCTATCATTCGCTTCGATGATCGATGCAGTTGCTTTGATAGCGATTGTTGCTTGTGACCCAACCGTGTCGGCGGCTTCCGTAACAGAAGTCGAACCATGTGTTGCCAAGGCCGAAACGGCAGAAACGGAATCGTTTGCTTCTGTAATAGAGGCCGCTGCACGATTTAGGGAGAAACCAGATGCCGAAAGGGTATCATCCCCTTCTGATATCGAAGTGCTGGCCTTAATGGCAATAGTGCCTGTCGAAGCGAGGGTATCGTTCGCTTCGGTAACGTTCACAAATCCTACCGGAGCATTACTTGCGAACAATATATCGTTCGCTTCTGTAATCGAAGCGGCGGCATGTGTAGAAAGTGTGGAGGTAGACAACACAGAATCATCAGATTCTGTGTTTGCTACTGTCGCATGAACCGGAACCAAACCTGTGGCCGAAACAGAATCGTTTGTTTCTGTAACAGACAAGATCGCCTTAACAAGTACTTGTGCGGTTCCTGATAGGGTATCGTTACCTTCTGTAATGGAAGCCGATGCCTTGATCAAAAGCCCGGCAACATCAGACGCCGTATCATTGGCTTCTGTGATTGAAGCGCTAGCATGAGTCGCCAGAGTGGATGCCGAAGAAACTGAATCATCCGCTTCCACCATTGGAGCGTTCATTTCATAGGCATAAAATTCCCATGTATCCTTATTCAGGAATATCGCAAATCGACCATCGGCAGAAACGGAAATGGTATTGACCGTGAGATTCGACGTATCGCCAAGCCAATGCCATGTGCTACCATAATCCAACGACTGATATAGGCCGGTTGTTCCACCAACATTTGTTACAGAATATTGAATGGAACCGTCTGCCGAACTGGCTTGAACAACACCTATAGTGAAGGGTGTTGACGATGACCATGTTGTGCCGCCATCAAATGATCGATATAGAGTAGAGGTAGGCCATGAGACAACATCAATGATGCTGACAAACAACCCATCGGAAGAACATATGATGGATTTGGCATCTGTTAGCGTAACAGAGGTTATCTGATTCCAAGTAGCACCAGAATCAGTTGTCTTGAACAATTTCTGCGAAGATAGCAGATAAGCGATTTGGCCGTCGCTGGACGTAGCAACTTGACGGGCAACCCCGGCTGGTGCACTCGTAACAAGAGTTTCACCTAATGTTACTTCGCCAAGTGTCCAAGAACCTAACATTTATTTTCCTTATGTTACAGTGCCAGCGGACCAAGTAATCAAAGTCCAACCTTGTGCCTGCCACTCGACTAAAATCATATCCCCTTGATTGTTCAATTTAACTGTAGTAGGGCTACTCCCATCCAATTTCTTAAAAGCATTGGTGAAATTTATTCTATCCGATGCATTCGTTCTGGTCTGAAACTTCAATATAAATCTCGCTCCAAACACCAAGCCAGAAGGGGTATTCAAAGAAACGTTTTCATTTCCAGCACTACCGCTGGAAGTAAACCTTTGCTGATGGAAACTTGGCGTCACATTCAGTGTGGTTGCACCATTCGTAGTTTGGCTTTCATAAGCAAATTGAAAATTTGGATCAAGATTTTGAAAGAATACTTGTCCAGTGTCAGAAGTTGACATGATAAATTGGTTAGGGGTTGTAGTCACGTTGTTATAAATGAACAATGGAGTGACCCATGAGGCATCACCACCGGGACCACGAAACCAAATGCCATTAGTGGTGGCATTAGTGTTAACACCAGAACTTCCCATTACTACCCATTGATAATAATACGGATTCCATTCTAATTCGACAAACGCTCCTGTATAACCAAGAGAAAATGAAATATCAGCATCAGAACAAGTCACCGTATCACCGGGTGCAGATATAGTGTTCAAAATGATAATTAGTTTGCGATTAAAACTCGTACTATCAAGATTTGCAGACGCCAATTTGATTACATTAGCTGTGCCTGAACCATTTGTTGTCAAACGGACGTAAGAAACATCAGGAAGAAAATATGGAGAGCCAACAAGAGTAATATCAAGTGGTTTATCAAAGTCTTCTGCTAAGATTACCCCCAAACGAACTTTAGGGGCGGAAGAAAAGTTTACGTTAGAATTACTGTTTGAAGAATTGTACACAAACATTCTACTAAGGTAAGAGCCTCCTACGTTCCATTCACCATAGCCGACTTCCCATTCAGAAGTTCCATTTTCTGCAATATAGTGGTAACCTTTACCAGAAACAATGTCCGGATCGGCTTCACTTGGAGAAAGGAAACCAGAGATCGTGCTGGCATAAACAAAGTTTCCAGTACCGCCACCACTGGCATTCCAATAGCAACGATTTATTTTTTGAGTAGAAAGTGGCATTGTAATTTTCCTTTAAATAGAAATATTTATGATATAGCGGTAAAGTTCCATGTAGCGCCAACGTCGGTTGACACATACACTCCACCCGATTGAACAGCATAAATTACACCACCATTTGGTGATACTGTTACACTTGTCCAAGCACCAGTTGTAGAAGGTGATGGTTGAGTCCATGTCACACCACGATTAGTCGAGACATATGGTGTTCCACTATCCGGCAGTGCTACAAGCAAATTACCATCATTTGACGAAGCGACGGCATTCCAGTTCGCAGATGGCAATCCATTGCTATTAAGTTCTGTCCATGTGTCGCCTTCGTTTGTAGAAATCCATGGATAACCAACTGTATCCACCCATGCACCAGCAAGGATGATCGATTTATCTCCGGATACGGCTACCGCACCAGACCAATTGAAGTTCAAATCACCAGAATTGGTTCTGTAATATCCCTTACCGTTTGCTTTGATCGGAGCAATGGACGTGGCTGAAACAGAATCACCACTTTCCGTAATTGCCAGCGAAGCTTTTGCCGCAAGTCCCGCTGTTGATGATATTGAATCGTTGGCTTCCGTGTTTGATGCAGAAGCCTTGATTGCGATGGCCGATGTTGCCGAAATCGTATCGGGGGCTTCGGTAATCGAGGCAGTTGCATGAGTTGCCAGAGTAGAAGCGGCAGAAACAGTGTCATCGGCTTCTGTAATGGATGCCGAAGCGACAGGGCCAGATACAGCCGTACCAGCCGCCGAAATCGTGTCGTCCGCTTCTGTGTTAGAAAGAGAAGCCTTGATCGCAACGGCAGATGTCGAAGAAACAGAATCGCTTGCTTCTGTAATGGATGCAGAGGCTTTTAGGGCAACTGTCGCTGGTGCCACAATCGTATCATCGGCTTCTGTTACAGAAGTCGTAGCCTTCAATGCTATCGTAGCTGGTGCGGCGATGGTATCACCGGCTTCCGTGATCGATGCAGCGGCCTTCAACGCAATTGTTGAAGTCGATGCAACAGTATCACCGGCTTCCGTAACAGAAGCCGTGCCTTTAATTTGCATTGCCGAAGTGGCGGAAACCGTGTCACCGGCTTCTGTGATCGAAGCCGTGGCGGTTGCAAGGTCTTGACCTACCCAATTATCAGTATCATAGGCGAGGTTATCATAGTAAACATTGTAGCCAGAAGTATTAGGACCAACGGAGCCGCCATATTGATACCCAATATTGTCAGAAACATAGTTTGGTGTAGCAGTATAGATGACTGTGCCATTCAATCTAATAGTTACGACACCGGGGCTGCCTGTTTGAACAAAATATTCAAAGCAAGCCCATTGATTATATCCCCATCCTGTGATTTGCGTTTGGGTACTATTTGTATCCAGCCATATTGTTCCATCAGCTTTCAAAAGAATGTAAGCCGACATAATTGCATTACTTGCGCTTTCCATAGACACCAATTTGAAATCTTGATCTACAGTAAGTGCGGGCGATGGCTGATCAACATAGACCGCCATTCTACCATAAGAGGTTTTGGAACCGAATGAAGACGGATTCGACCAACTAAAGGTAGAACCGTGGTTATCCGTTGGAAGTCTTAGACAATATGTTCCTGTGCGAGGATGTGTTGTGACAACAGTAGTCGAACCGGGAGCCACAAGATCGGCGGTTGTACCCGTTTCAAATCCGGTCGAGAACGTTTGACGGATATGCGCCGCTCCGGAAGACGTATCATTGGCTTCCGTGATCGATGCTGTTCCTGCAATCGGCGTAAGTTGAATTACAGAACTTACAGTATCATTCGCTTCTGTTATCGATGCATTTGCAGTATTTGGCGTACTGTTATGGCTTGCTGATGATAGTGTATCATCGGATTCGACAATATTTGTTTGGTACAGAACAAAATAAATATCCTGAAAAGCAGAACCACTATCCCAACTGCTTGTTCCAGAATTATATGTGAACAACATACCATTAGCATATGTGTCTGATATGCTGTACCCAACCCAATAATAGTTGGATGCATCAAGTGCGCCTGTTCGTCTAATTACAAACATGTAGGTTGTGCCGCCTGTTAGCGCAACGCCACCTGAAAATGTAAAGCTGGCATCAGCACGGGATGTCGTTAATGAACTTCCCGCCACTGTGGTTGACGTTCCGAGCACAGTCGTTCCGGTTGAGTCTCGTATCTCCATCACAACGCTATCAGATGGAGAACCGGTCTTCATCATTTTCAGACCGATTTTGGTCAATAAAACATTTGAAGTTGGGATAAATGTTTCGCCATAATATGCCGCACTACTACCGAAACCAAATTGAGTATCGCTACCAACATTTGTCTGGCTTAGGAACGCTATATCCGTTCCGCCATTGACGGCAGTGATCTTTACCGTACTTGCGGATGCAACTGTATCATCAGCTTCTGTGATAGAAGTGGTGCCAGTAATACCAAATGTTCTTACTGTGTATTCATTATATTTTAGTGTGCCGTTATCATTGACAATATATGGCAGGACCATGGAACTGCCACGTTGATAGATTGTCGCATCTTGGTTAAGACCACCACCCATTGATGTTGCGCCAGTGAATGCGGCGACGCCTGTCGTCTGTGTCGAGCCGTTATTAGATGAACTTGACACATAGACAATTTTATTGTTCGTGCTGACCCATAGAATCCAGAGAGTGCCATTATCCCATGCGGTTATACCAACGCCACTGGTGCCAGCATCAACGCCACTGGTGCCGCCAGTGTTAATCGTTGGCGTGTTTCCACTATCGAAATAGAGATTTCGAACACCGTTGCCTGACGATGCACTATCAACACCAGTGAACGCAACCTTTTGCACTGACGAAATATTTGCACTTGAACCAACAACATTACCGGCAGTGTTTGTTGCTACACCAGTGCTGACCGTTTGCAGCACGTTGCTACTATTCAGTGTTCTTTGAACAAATGTTGATGCTGGATATTTGTAGCCGAAGTGGATAGAGTTCGATGCGCCCATAACGCAATCGCTGACATAACCATCGAGTGCACCACCAGCGTCAACAGCAACGTTAGTTGTCCATGTGTTTGTTGCAGTTCTTCTCGCATAAACAACACGTGCATATGAGGTAGCCATCGATGCAACACGTGCACCGTTATACAAAATGATTGGCTGATTATCAGATGTTCTGAAAATAATGTCGCAATTGAATACGGTGGCGGCTGCACTATCCGTTGGGTTGAATGATGCCTGAACGACTTCCTTGATAGGGAAAGTATCGCTCGTCATATCAAATGTTTGATAGTGAATATTTGTGGACGTGCTGGAACCACTCATCACTGCCAGATGAATAGTGCTGCCATTTTGATAGCCTGAAATAGCTTGTACGGCTGTTGCATAACCAGTGCTTGTAGCAATACTTGACCAAGATGTATCCGGTGAAGTAGATTTATACGCCTGTAGTGTAGTGGAAGTGGTAGAATCACGACCGAAGAAGTAATATGCTTCCTGATACAGCTTGTAAGCCATATCAATGCTGCGAGCAGTGTATGTAGAACCATCATACCAATAACTATCTCCACCAGCGTTTGATGAAGAAGTAGATGTCCAGAAATAGAAATTAGTTGCAGCAGGAGCACCACTTCTTTTCATAACCAACATATACTGAGTTGATGCAGACAAAGAAACGACGTTGCTGAATGCAAAATCTACAAAAGTTCCGCTTGAAGTGCCTAATGTGCTACCATCAACTAGTGATGATGTTGCTATTACAGTAGAACCGGTAGAATCTCTTATTTCAACGTATACGTTGTCCGTAACAGTGCCAGACCTATAGATAGGTAATGACACACCTGATATAGAATAATTTGCGCTTGGGGTAAAGGTCTGTCCAATAGCCTGATGACTAGTATCGTTACCTATTGCATAGCTAGAGCTAAGAGTTGTGAAAGACTCTGATGTTATAGGCGTCAACGAATTTTTGAACGGTCCAACAGTCGCTATTGCCGTCGAAATACCAGTAATTGTTACAGGCAGTGCCATTAGATAACCTCACCACGACCACGCTGGACAACGAAGTCCGGGGAAACTAATTCTTTCCATTGTTCCTTGGTTTTCCAATTCAACCCACCGCCAGAACTTGGAGTCGAACATGTAACCCAATGCACAACTTTTGGAGCCAGCAAACGCAAGGCAGAAGAAAGTTCTACACATTCTTCGTCATATAGATTTGGAAGAACATCTTCCGTTATAGCTATTGTGATCGGTTTCCCTATTGCATTTCTGATATTGTTTCTCGATTCCTCGGTCAAAGAAGATTCGTTCAAAATAGGAACTGTAGCTTGTTTTGCTTTGTGTTCGTGAACCCATGTAGAAATGTCGGTAACGATCACCGATAGTCCGGCTTCAATCCAATCCTCTGCTACCCATCCGAACGCTCCACCAATCAAAACAATGCCGTCTTCCGGAGTCAGACTAAGAGCATCCTTAAGAATCATGTGATCGTTGCCAAAATATTGTTGTTTAGCAATGCGGTCGAAACCGACGATTTGGCCATCAATTTCACAACTATAAAGTTGGGACCAAGTAGATTCGAGATTGCTATCGACCAATGGCATTATGGATTTCCGGGATTATTGTATATTCCTATTTAGTTAAACAAAAAAAGGCGGCTGTTACGCCGCCTTTCGATATTCAAAAGTGAATTTACTATTAAGCGTTGCCCGCAGTAAGCGTAAAGCTTGTAACAGAGAATGACTGACCAGTTGCGAACGATGTGTTGTCAACGGTCATGTCGCCACCACCACCAGTAGCAGTTACAGTGCCTTGCATGTGGCATGTACCGGTCGATGAAAAGATACGGAAGTGACCGGCAGTACCGGTAGCGTCCGCAGAAGTATCCTGCCAAGTACCTGTCATAGACTTTGTACCACCAGATGCAGCGGCCATCCAATCGGATGGAAGCGTACATGTTGCGAGAACAGTACCGGAGTTAGCGGCTGCGCAAGATGCAGGAGGGGCACCAGATTTGATCAAAAGAACAGCCGATGTTCCGGTTGTCGATTCAACAACATCAAGACGTGCGTTACGAACGGCAACAGAATATTGTAGTGTCATAAAAATTCCTCTAAAAAGTTTAATTTCAAGTTATTTATAAAAGTTAGAGTCCCGGCCCGAACATATCCGTCAAAGGAATCGAGAATGAACGAATCATTTCTTCTTCAAGTTCCTGAATTTCTTTTTCGGCTTCGTCATAAATTTCTTGGCCGGACAATTCCGCACCCGAAAGAATTTTCACAGATTTATAGAGCTTAAGGTTCGTTCCCCATTGTCTTTTCACCAAAGCTGTGGCATAGCGAAGAAGCCATTTATCTGACCATACTTCTGGATATTCGTCCGGATTCAAGACCTGATATCCGTCAAAAATGATGTATGTGCCGACTGCATATTTTGTCCAATCGGTATCGACAAATATTCTGTTCATTTTACGATTAAAACGAATGCCGGGAGTGGCATTGAAGAAATCGTTGAACATGTTGATATGACGAATTGCCAAATAGTATGGGACAATAGATGTGTTTGTCAGATTATAGAAATCATTCAGCATCACTTGATATGTGGTGGAGAAGAGAGCAGATGCGCTTCCGATCAAACCAGAGCCATCGACAACCTTAGTGATGCCTGTGATAGAACTATCGACTTCGATGTATTGATTTGCGATGTCGTCAGCGGTAATCTGATGTTTGTAGAAAATCTGGGTCATACCATCGAAGTGATATTCCTGATAATAAGAAAGGGCATCATCGATACGATCTTCGACTTGTTCGGCATCCACGGCAATTTCAATGACAGGAAAGCCGAGACGACGCATAATGTATTCTTTAAACGCCTTTCTTGTAGTTGGTAATGCCATAGATTTTCTTTTCCTTAAAAGCTCTTCCACCGTTTAGGCGCACGACAATCCAGACGGCCCAAGCAAGATATCTTGGCGAACCCAGAGCGATCATTGCATCAAACAACTGATTGTCAGCAAACAATCTATTGTTATCCAGAACGCTATAGAGCTTGTCGTGTAGTGCGCCAGCGGCAGCATATTTCCCTGATGTATTTATAAACCCCTCAAAAATACGAGGGATAGACATAAGATCGGTGAGATATCCTTTTTGAACATAGATATAATTACCAGAGCCCTTTTCACCGACTTCCCAAACAAGATCACGGGTTAGGCGAAAAACTCGCCTGTCCCCGTTGAAATATTCTGTGGATGCAAATTGAATTGGGTCTGTAAAATTGGACATTAGCTACCAGATACCGGCCATAGCGTGTCGTTTGTGTAATCGCCCGGAACCGGGGAAGACTGTTTGATCACACGGGCGGCAAAAATCAATTTGGTTTCCCATGCGGCGGCGGCTTGGCCAAAAGCAAAACACGTTTGGGCATCCATTCGTGTTAGAGAGTTGTCATCAGCAATCCAAACGAAGTCCGAAGAGCCGCCATGCCAACGATAGTTACCAGTTTGTGCGCCAGCGGCTATGGCAAATCCGGCCAAAGTAGCAGCGCCAATGATGCGAGCCTTCGATTCATTGTCCATCGCATAGGATTTGCCTGCGAACTGGAAACCTGTCGCAATGCGTTTGTCACGCTCTGCATTCACTTCATCAGCCGTTGGAACCTTGACTGATGTGGTCCAGACATATTTCGGAACGCCATTGGTTACCACGACATTTTGTGATACGCCAACATAGCCAACCGGAATAGGGTCCGCTGGCGAAATTTCTTTCAAAGTATACGTTCCATTATCCCAACCGGCATAGGCAGGAGAAGTAACATCGTTCCCTATAACGAATGTACTGCCAGACAAAACTTGTTTCACAACAGAATTGTCAGATTTCTTTATTAATGCTAACATTTAAGTCCTTCGTAAATCTCTATATCTTTCTCATAGTATTTATTCACCGCAGCTAAGGTGGCTTCATCATAGAATGTGTCAACCCAATCTTTTATATCTACATTTTGGAGTGACTTATTTTGATGTTTTAGCGGTTGCTTGATGTCTATATTGTATGTTTCGACAAATTCTTGAATATGCTCATCCAATCTATCGTAAAGCCACCAAGTTCCAATTTCTTTTCCTCGATAGGTCAGAAACGTCGATTGGAGTTGATTTTGCCATGGTCGATCCGGATAATATCCAGTGTTGACGACGGACTGTCTGAAATCCTTAATTGATGGATTTTGAACCAAGCCCTGTTTTGCTCGGTAGAGGTAGAGGCTAAGAACCCGGTCGATTGGATTTCGGACCACACCAACGATGGTTTCGTTTGGATTCAAGAGCCCATTGTCGATGGCATAGGTTACATCCATGTGCGAGTGTTCGGCGTGTACAGGTTCCATATTTTGGGACCAATGAATATTCTCTGTCGCATAATATTTCGAATACATGTCTTCCGGGTGTATAACGTTATCAATGAAGAAACGCCGAATGGAGGTTGATGCATTCTTCGGCACATTGATGAAATTGAATTTAAAACGTTTGATACTAATCATCTAAGCAGAAAAGAATTTAAAGTGAGCCTAACATTACCTATAGATTTATAAGAATGCCATGTAACACCAGTTTTACCAGCAAAGACCATCATTCTATTCTGTTGCCATTCGATTTGCTTGACAAAATTCTTGTCCTTGTCGTAAAGAAGAGTTCCTTGACCGTTCATTGGGTAGAGGTAGGTAACGGCTGACAAAACTTTGTTTTCAGCTTCATCATGAATAGGATGTTCAGAGGCGTCCAAGCACAGGATACATTCACCATAGAGCGAGAGCTTCTTATGTTCCCGACGATCTGGAAAATAGTCAAGCAAAGCGTTCGTGTCTCTGGACAACAGTAAATTTCTTGTAATGGGAAATTCTGAATTTTCGTACAAATTATTTTTGGAAATGAAAATTCGCTTGGCCGTTTTGGTTACAAATTGTTCCGGCTTTGTTTTGAGATTGTCCCAAATTTCTCGAATTGCCGCTGATGTATCATCGTAATAATCATCGATGGTTACATGCGGCCATGGTTCAGTTGAAATCGACAATTCGTTGTTCAATTCGTTCTTCAAAATCCTCTTGCGTCACATCGATGCAGAGCTTATGGGCATACCAAGATAGGAACCGTTTTAGGTCGTCCTGATTGACCGGCTGCATGTCTTCCAATTCCCTAGCGGTCTTGATCTTCGGTAAAATTTCCGAAAATGGGGTTGTGTCATAGCTGGCACAAACCTTTCCACGGATCATGGCATTCACGCTAACGGACGAATAGGAGCTTGACACCTTGTCAGCACCGTCCAAGAGATGACTTAGGTTATGTGAGCCATCGACAAAGATTACATATTCGCTTTGTGGCACGGTTATTTTGGTCAAAGGATGTTGTTTGAACACTGTATAGACCTTGTGAGTCTTGGCGTATTCGACGGCATCCGAAAAATGATCAAGTTCTTTGTTCATATTGTCTTGCATCAGAAAGAGATTGTATCGTTCTGGCAATTCCATGATCACATTTCCTTCGGAATATTTCGTACCGAAGCGCCCCGTTATCATTGGATCAATATCACATTCTTTCCATGCGTGAAGAAACGGGTTTTCTCGGTCGAGATATTGACGATTTGGGGTGAACACAAAAAATTCCACCTTTGGTGAGCCGAAGCGCCACGTCAATTTTCTCTCAAATTTCATGGGATCGACAATTTCTGAAAATATGCAGTTTGTCAGTCCATGTTTTTCTAATATGGCATCGACAATTTTGGCAACTTTAATTGTTTGTGCGAACATGTAATGGGTCTGTTGAAGGTCTTTCACCATATTGACCCATTTCAATACCAAATTATAGTTGGACCGCATACATGTATTCGTTATCTCTTCCGACATTTTCAGCGAGCAATTCTGCTTTCAGAATAGAGACATTCTTTTTACGAATATAAACTACTGGACACTTGCTTTTCAGTGCCTTTTTCATTGTCTCTATAGCCCAATCCTCTTTGTCCGGTCTGCAAATTAAACAGACCATGGATTTGGTGAACTTGAAATCGAGAGCATTCATGATCTTCACTGGATACTCATAATTTTCATAAGAAGCGATATCGATACACGTCACGTCAAACCCGGCTTCTGTAAGAATCTTTCCTGTATAGCCGTTGCCAGCGCCGCAATCGATGATGTGGTGACCAGAGAACAATTCCTTCATCTTGTTAATGAAAATCTCATTAGGATGAAAGTAATGACCACTTAGTTCAGGAACAATTTTGAGAATTTCTGCGAATTGCTCGTCAGTTAGAGTTTTCTCATTATAAGAAGATATGATTTCGCTTTCTTTCTCTTTCTTGTAGGCATCAACCATCTTCTTCGTCCACACAGTTTTGTGAGCTTTTTTAATTGCCTCTCTGACATCTTCGATCACGTAATCATTTGGATTGGTGAGAACCCATTCGTTGTTGACAACATGGGCTGGTGGAATTTCGAACGTTAATCCGGGTAGTTCAAGGTGCAGAATCTTGTGTGATCCCACGTATTTTACATTACTCATGGCTCTACAAATCTTACGCTTTGGACAAAGTTACTATAGAAATGCCATGTAGTTGTGACGACCCCGCCCGAGTGACCGCCGCCACCACCAGTTGATGTGGTTTGATATAGTGTATCAGTAACAAATGTTCCATTTGCATCCATACATTCCAATGCTATCTCTCTTGAATATCCACCATAAGCAGCATTCGTTTCAAGGATTCTCGTATGTGCTGGACCGCTATGGGCGATTGTCGGAGGGCTTATATCGTTGATATCCAGTCCACCTTTTATGAACACCAAGTCATTCTGTAGAACGGATATACTGGTGGAAGGGTGAGACGAACTGCTTCCTGTTCCACCACCATAAAATGCATTCGTAACACCACTCCATCTGCCCGGAAGGACATAGACCATTTGAGAGTTCGTGCGTGATGTGCTGCTTGCTTTGACAAATGTTGCCGCAACCGAAGTCAAATTACCAAATCCAATTGGAACTTGGAATTGACAAAACTTAAAATCCGAACCCAGACCGGTATTCTTACTATACAATATAGTTTCATCGGTTGCCGTATATGCGCCGCTGTTCACGTTGACAGAAGTTGTTCCGGGTGAGCTACCTTCGTTCAATGTAAACAATGTCGTCCATCGACTTTGTAAATTGATGGCAGCTTGCGGGTATGTTAATGTGCCAGAAACAGATGTTGCAGTTGCGAATGTAGAGTCGAACGATTCAGAAAATGGACCAGTCGTAGTGTTGGTTTCAAACCCCTGATTGACAGAGGTTTTAGAAATCATCGCATTTCGTGAAGAAATAGTTTTCAGCGCCGAAACTACATCAGATACACCAATTAGCACCACTGATGGAATGGATGTTGGGAAAAAAGGCAATTATCCGAGAACCTTTTGAATATGACAATGCTTCACACCACCGATAGAAGTAATGAACAAGAAAAATGCATTACCAACTACAGTGTTTAGAGTATCGCCGGTTACTTTATGCCAACCGGAGAACGTAATAGCTCCAGGTGCAGAGTTGTAGAAATACACGACCATGCTACCGTCATTTGCTGGTGGAGCAATGGTGAACGTACCGCCATTTCTCATGAGCACAAAATTACCAGATGCCATGTTCGGTGTCCAAGTTCCGGTAGTTGTCGTTCCCAAATCTGGTGTTGTGACAGTGTATCCAACTGTCATGTTTTTTGTGACATTGGATTTCACAGTGGCAGCATCGAACCCTTGGATAGTTGTTCCGATAGAACCCGCCAAGCCCGCTGGCGTCACCGCTCTTGTTCCATCTGTTCCTGTCGTTGTTTCGGCAGTTGTCGCCAATTCCACCACGCCAGTAGCGGCAGTCGAAGCGGCTGAAACCGTTATAGCTGGATTGCCCAAAACACCATCGCCATTGGTGATTCCAAGAGGCGCTGTCACAGTGATTGCACGTTGCGCCCATGTGTCTGTTGTGGTTCTAACTGGAAATCCTGTGGAGTTAAGCGCTTCAATAGCGCCAACGTCGTTAGCCAAGGAAACGGCGGGATTTCCAGAAACGCCATCGCCGTTTGACACAGAAAGACCGGCACCAGAACTAGTGATCGCTCTTTGAGCCCATGTATCGGCGGCTGTTCGAACGGCAATACCGGTCGATGCCAAAGATTCGAGAGCGTTCAAGTCGTTTGCAAGAGCAATTGTTGGATTGCCAGACACGCCATCACCATTCGTGACCTGAATGCCAGTAGCCGGACCTGTAATGGTTCTTTGTGCCCATGTGTCGGCAGTGGTTCGAACGGCAATACCAGTAGAAGCGAGAGCCTCCAAAGCGGCCAAGTCGTTAGCCAATGCGATGGTTGGGTTACCCGCAACACCACCGCCATTTGAAATTGTCAAACCAGCGGCAGGAGCCGTAATAGTTCTGGACGAAAAAGTTCCGTTACCAGTTCTGGAAACTATGCCAGTTCCACTAAGATTTGTGATACCGGTAAGGTTATTCGATGAAAGCGTATTGTTGATTGTGACAATTTGTGATTTGACCGTATTCACATTTGCCGATAAAGAAGATAGTGATGTCGAAAGAGTAACGACATTTGCAGTAACAGCATTAAGATCACTGTTTATAGACGTAATGTCTGTAACAATCTTGTTAGTATTGTTACCCCATTGTTGGAACGTTACCGAAGAAATGCTCCGAACGTCCATAATAGATGCCGTTATAACTGTCATTTATTTTCTAAAGCTCTTAATCTTATAGTTAGGTCGCTCACCATTTTTTCGAGATTGGCAATCCGCTTTTCCATTAAAGGAATGTTTTTTGCCGTCTGTCTTCTTTTGCGGTAAGCTTCCAACGATTTGTTGTCTTTATTTATGAGAGCCCCGGTACTCTCATTTCTGAAAATGCCGGGTACTTCTGTTCTTTGGTCCATATTTTTACATCTGTAGAGCAATCAAACGAAGATCGGCCACTCTCGGAACCATGGCAGAATTCGTTGAAGTTAGAACGATCTTTACTGAAAATTGCTTGAAGCCAGAGAATGCAACGTTGTTTGAATTTGTGTATTGAACAGCGCCATATAGACCGGTCATGATAGTAGGAGAGAATCCAAATTCATATTCAATCCAATCATCGGTATTAGAGATTGAAGAGAACACGGTATCTGATGTTTCCAACTGTATCCAATCATGACTATCGAACGTGTCGGAGTCTTCATTGTTTGCAATTTTCGCATATACCAAAATGTCCGTGTTCGGTGGACGATAAGCAGTCAAATAGACCTTCAAATCTTCGGCGTCCTGACCTTCGGCCAAGGTGATGGTTTTGCAGATATATTTGTTTTGTGCAGCACCACCGGATGGAGCGGTTTCATTCGCAGTGTTTGCGTTCACGATGTTGTGGACAAACACACCATGTGTTCTGTTCAAATCGATCACTGGCGAAACATAAGGTGTGCTTGACACGATAGATGCTACCGCCTGATTTGAACGGGCGCTCGAAATCAAGTCCACTTCCTTCGAACGGCCAAGCAAATGCTTTTCCGACGTGAAGAAATTGTTGTCGTCCGAAACAACTGCAATCGAAGTCGAATCCAATGAGTTGGTGTTCGATGTCCCCTTCATCGTCCATCCCAAAGATGTGTTCTGGAATGTCAGATAATTTGGTTCGAAATCCACAACAGAATATTTGATCGGAATCTTCGATCCTATGGTTCCACGGTCACCCGAGGCTGAACCAATAATGATTTCACCATCTTCCCAATAGCCAGTTGTGTCACGCAATTCGAGATGAATAAGATTTGCTGTCACATCACGGAAGCTGTACAATGAACCGCTTGGGTACGATACTGTAGCGAGTGTTGCCGTTCCTCTTGTGGTGCCGGTATTTGACTTGATAGTCAGTGTTTCGCCCGCAGTGTAATTCATGATAGAATTTGCTGTCAGACGGTATGTTCCGGCAGAAATTGCAACAACTTGGCTGTTTGCGTGAGAAGTAGCACCCACAAGACGGTTACCAACTGCGATTGCGGCAGTGTTGCCCGAGATTGTGATACGGTTCTGACCACGAACAGTTTCACCAAACATGTCAAAGTCCGAAGTAACGGATGACATGATGAATTTTTCGAATGGCTTGTTGCCAAAGTTCGCTGTTCCGGTCGAGTTCGTAGTGAAATCGGCACGATAGAATGTCACCTTCAAGTCAGCATTTGGAACAGGAACCCAATCCATATTGTTGTTTGTATCGAACAACGTTCCTGTATATTTTCTGCTTACAACATTCTGTCCCGTTGTAACGTCGGCTTCACCAAGCTTCATAATCCAGAGATAGGTATCCGGATTTGTTGCAGTAGGATGGATAACCAATGCGTATTCGACGTTATTGTACAAGAAAATTGGACACTGGAAATAAATTCTTTGTGCAACAGAGGCATCATCAGACACAGAAATTTGTGATGATTCCAGAGTAACAACAGAGTATGGCACTGTGTTTCTAGTAATATTACCAGAATTGTCCACTTCACGGATTTCGAACCAAGCACCATACAATGGGTTCTTTGCTTCGAAGTATAGATCGAAACTTGTAAGAAATACACCTTCTTCTGTTGTCGGTGCAGAAATGAAGAACGTGTAGGCCAAGCAGTCACGGTTACCGGTGGCCGAACCGTTGCCGCCACGGGAACCCGTATCTGTTGTCGAACGGTTTACGACCGGATTGACAATCGTTGAATTACCCTGAACACCACCAGTCTGTGTAACGTCGTCTTGTGAAGTTACGACCACATTGGTTGAAAGGATAGTATCCTGCTTTTGCTGAATCAGACCGGAGGCAGTGAAATAGGCCAAAGCATATGTTGTCGAATCATCTTCGTTCGTCGGACTATCAGAAACACGAACTTTCTTTGTGCCTGTACGGAAACGCTTTCCGGAATCAGGGAAGCGAAGTAATCCATAAGCCTTACCGTCTGAGCCGGAAACCCAATTCGAGCCTTCTGCACCAGTCGCCACATATGAGCTATTCGCTGGCGTTGTATAGTCTGACATTAGTTCGTCATCGACATATACCCAAAGACGAGTGTTTGGCTTCACATCACGGGCTGACAAAAGAATCGTTTGTGGACGAATGTATGGGATAATCGAAACGTCAACCACCTTGTTTCCAAGATTTTCTGTTGTCGAGACAACGCTTGACGTTGTGGTCGTTCCTGTGCGAGTTTGAGAACCGAACTGTTCAATTTTTGTGGATTGTCCAGTTCTATTGCTTGTAGTTTGCGCAGCCGACAAAGCCGCCGCTTCCGTGGTGTAAGTTCCAATCAGAGCGCCAGTGCTGTTGTTGTATACTTTGTAACCGGTAATAGTTGTCTGCCACGAATCCCACGTGGTTTGCATAGGAGGAACATTAGTTGGTGTTGTTCCACCAACCATAGTATCCGGTAGCTGAACGGTATCGACCCAAACGTCCGAATCCGGAGTGAGTGTCAACAGACCAATGAAGCTATAAACCGCATTTGTCGAATTGCGAGTTGTCGTTGCATATGGCTGTTGAATGAACGCTACTTCTGTGTATGGAAGTGTGATCAAATTATTTGATTGTTGAACGCCAGAACCGGAAATATATTGGTATCCAACCGAGTCCATATCGAACTGTGGACGAATACTCTGTTCTTTCGGATCAACAACAATTGCGTAGTCTGGATTTGTGATAGCACCTTGTGAGTGATCACGGAATGTATCGACAAAAATACCGTTCTTGAAGCGATCAAGACCGTTATCATCCAAGATAGACAAATCAGAAGCTTGTTTTTCCAGCAAGTTTAGCTGGTTATAATATTCAAGATTAGAAATACGTTCATCTAGAACGCCGATATCACGCTTAGTATAGTTTCTAAACGCTGTCTTCTTGACCGTGCAAGCCAAATCTTGACGATCCGACTCAATGGCGTAAGCTGGCGACAACGAAGGATATGGAGCGATGGTCAATGTGGCCAGAGCCATAGCGTTTGGAGGCGTAGCAGGCGTGATCGGAACGGTAGCAGGCTGACCTTCTACAATCGAGATGTTGCCCGACGAATCCATGATTACCAAGTCCTTTCGGGACATGTAATATGAATAGTCGTATGTTACCTGACCGGAAGGCGAAGGAAGATGCAGGCCACCAGATGGCGACGTGAAGCTATTTGTCTTGGCCGGATTCGATGTTGCACCAGCAACCGTTGTCGAGCTAGTAGCAGTTGCCGCCTTCACTGGACGGAAATCGAGGCTATTGCGAAGATCGTAACGGATACCGCTTGTTGGTGACACATAGACCGGAATCTGTTGTGTCAAGATAGTGGTATCTGAAATCGTTGAATCATCTACAGGATATGAGTCTACAGAGAAGTATCCCAAGCCCTGTGTGAAGGAAGGTTCGAAGTGGTCAAGGCATACCAAGAGATAATCACCCGAACCAATAGGTGAGATAGGAGTGATCGACGCATGATCATACATGTTGTCACGCTGGCCATTGTCGAAAATGAAATTGTCTGTTACATCAGTTCCATCGGTCGAAGCCGAGAAAGCAGAGCTTTTCAGGCGAACAGAACGAATTTTGTATACGTCTGCGATACCAAGGTTGAATGGGCCGGTTGTGCCAGATGTCGCACCATCGATCTTCACGTAACGTGATGGACGAAGCAACTTCGCTGTTTCACGGGCAGTTGTCTTAGTCAAACGCAATGTCGCTGTAGCGGCTGTTGTGCCGGAAAGCGTTTCCTTCATATCGAATGAGGCGCTTGTTGACGAATTGATAGTGATTGTTCTATCTGTTCCGGCGTCTGCCCCCTTGCCGGTGAAGTCTACAATATCACCGATTTTGTACTGTTTTGTAATGGTCTGACCGGTCACGGTTGGAACCGCAGCCGTCGTCTTCAACACAGTATCACTTACGATTTGAGCGATATAGAACGTACCTGTAACGGTAGAAATAGAAATTTTATCACCGACATTCAAACGAGTGAAAAATGTCGATGTACCGTTTACAGTTGTATTGGCATGAGTGGCAACTGTGCCCGGCAGTGTCTTGGTAGCAGCGGCGTCCAAAGAGATGATGATTTCTTCTTTGTCGTCATCAACCAAGCCGCCAATGCCATATGGGAAGATTTCATCAACCGCACCAGTATTGATGGTGAACGTACCGCCAGAGGCGATAGAAATTGGGAATGATTTGGTAAACGAATAAGAGGTATCGACGTTACCGCCCGAATCTCTTACTGTTTTGACCGCACCAGCGCCTATGTCATAGATCGAAGCGTCCAGAGATGTTTCGAGAAGAACAGCCGTGTTTGAAATGGGATCAAGAACAACGTCGGCACCAAGGTCCGCAGTCGAAGCATTGTTTAGATACAAACTGCGAACAGAAGAGAATGCACCGTTCGACATTTGCACATCAAACAAATAGATGTTATATTGAGCGGAAGGCGTTCCGGCAACACCAGAATGAAGTTCGATACCACGAATCTTTGCTTTGCCGATGGCAGCGCCAGTCTGTGCCGCAGAAGAGAAACCAAGACTTGTCAAGCGTGTCTGTGGAGTGTTGTATAGCCACACCACGGAAGCACTGTTCATGTCCCATGAGCCGCAAAGTTCCTGAACACGCAAATAGTTACCCATGCGAGTACGTGATACTTGGTTGCTGATATTCTGCGCATCGATAGCCTTGCGAACATCAGTGTACTTTGTCACCAAAGTTTCAATGTCATAACCCTTGACATACGCCAATCCGGGCTCTACACCGGCAACCAACAAAGAAGTGTTACCAGTTGTCGTGTATAGACCCTGATTTGTTCCGTTGTCCTTATGTTCACGGATACGAACGTTCAAACCGGTTGCATAGAAGTCACCGCAATCAGCGGCGGTTCTTCTAGCCAATTCATCACGTATGGCCGAATATTGAGTTCTTTCGTATGTGACTTCCAAAATACCGTCACGAATACGGAACAATTCCACAAAGTTTGGTGGACCAGAGATATCGTCTAGATCGGTCTTGGCCAAAACGGCTTCAAGTTTGAAACGGTCGGCACCGGGAGCCGCATAGTTGTATGCGCCGAGCGCCGGATCATTCAGAGAAGGATCATCGACTGCCGTTACGATGGATTCTAGAACATTGAAACCGATACGGGCGGAAGGTGTTTCCGAATATCTGTCGAGGATGATGGTCTGCTTTACGAATGTAACGAAGTGATCTTTCGAGAATACAATGCCATCGTCGATGGTAAAGGTCGAACCCTTACCGGTAGCGTCTGTTGCAAATACAACAGCATTACCAGATGTTGACGTTAGAATTTCGCCATCGGCAAAAACTTTCGTAACATTATCTGTACCAGATGAAAGATAGCGAACAAAGAGAGTTTTCTTGTCTGTAGCGGCCTGTGCACCATCGGCTACAGACACAACATAAGCCTTGACACCGGTAGTCGCACCTGTCATTGTAGCACCGACAAGATTGTCAACGATCACGGCACCGCCACCTGATGTGGTATCGTTGATTTTCACATAATCAATGTCAGTGTCGATGTGGAACTGTCCACCAGCTACCAATGAACCTTCTTTGAAGATATGTTCCGCAAATCTATCGATCTGCTTTTGTAGCATTGTTTGTAGCTGCGTTAGTTCACGGGCCTGAACAGCAATCGATGGCTTGAAAACAATACGATAAAAACCCTTGGTTTGATCGTAGTCGTCGTACCAAGGGTTTACGTTAAAGTCAGTATTGTAGGAAAAGCTGATAGTATTTGAAGCCATCTTTGTCTTTAATTATGAGGAAATATCAATTATTTATAAGAGATATTATAGATTGATTACGAGACGGAAGTTTTCTTCCTGATTCACCGAACGAACAATTGGCGATCTATTTTCGACATACAAAAGAGAGCCGGAATATTTCTTTAGCGGTGATGTCACGATAGAAGCTATTGTAGCTGTTGCCGCAGATGTTCCGCCTGTGATTGTTTCCGAAGTCGAGAATGAACCAACGACATTTGTTACGATAATTGAAGAACTATTCGCATTTTCAACATACACGCCTGTCGCACCAGATGTTCCGCCTGTGATCGTTTCGTCGGGAAGGAACGTTCCGGATTGAGAAGTCAGGTTGAGTTTTGGAGCGACAAGATATGATGTGTCCGTGGCGATAGCGTTGTTCGCCAACAATGGGTTGGCCAAAACACCGATGATACGGAAATCGTTGTTTGAGAAAAACTTACCAGCTTCGTCACCAGAAAATTGAACGAACATCATCACATTATAGCCGTTCAATTCATAGACTGCATTAGAACCGTGTCCACCGTTTGGTGACAATTGCGCCACTACGGAAGCGCCAGAGCCCGTGTTGGCTGTAACCGCCAATGTTGCTCGTCTGTATCCCGAGCCTTCGTTAACAACTTCGACGGTCGAAATTGAGCCATTCGAAACGGTCGAATAGGCAGAGAAACCAGTGCCATCACCAGATGTGACAGAGATGGTAGGCGATACCAGATATGCCGAACCGCCGTTTGGAGCGATAGAGAATGCAGGGGAAACGGTTGCGATCTTCGAAGCACCAGAATAGTTGGTGATCACACGCTTCTGACCAGCGCCCGTGCCGGACGTGATATAAATTGATGAACCCACATAGATGCCACCGGTTGAGTTAGCGGTAGGAGCGAGTGTAACTTTTGTGGTGTTAGCCGTCGTAACCGTGCCAGAATTCGTCTTGTAGTTGGCACCACCAGCCGCCACACGCACTGTCGAAATTGAACCATCAACGGCGGCGGCTTGAACGTCCCATTGGAAAGAACCATCATCGGAAGTCAATTTCTTCAATGGGACAAAGGTCGTTGTCACATATTTGACGGCATCCGGAGCGGAAACTTCGCCCATGAATTTCCATTTATAACCATCGCCAGTCGAGAAAACCGAAGTCAGACGGCCAGATGGCTTGACAGTAGATGGAGCGCCTTTGTTGTTGTACATGCACTTGTAAAGATTATATTCATCGGTTAGAACGAAGAATTGACTATCTTGAAATGCTGTATCGGTGTTATATTCAGTATAAACTTGCCCGCTTGTCCAATTATAACGTGGTCCCGCAAAAGTTACATCACCAGAAGCTACCTTCTTTGTCGAAATAATGTTATCCCAAATCTGGTATTCGGATGCATTCACCGAATCTACTGGTGCGGGAGGATTGTTGTCGTCAGTCCAAGGTTTTGGACGGCCAATAAACACATAGAGATTTTCTGACCCTACTTCATCGAACAGTTCTTTGAATTGTTCGGCTGCAAAAAGTCGAAATCTCTTGGTAATAGTTCCTGTCATTGTTTATCCTGAAAATGTTTCTTATATTTATACTGTTTATTGGATTGAATTATCCGATTCCGGGCAACTGGAAGCCTCGGAAATCACACACAAAAAGGCTAACTGGACGTGACGGATTACCAGCACCACGCCATGTCGAAGCAAAGACCAGACGTTTACCGGTTGGCGACAGAGAACCATGCGGTTCGTTGTCATAGTCGGCGTTAACGCCACGCTGATTATGGCATAGGCGTCCCTTAGCAGAACCATCCTTGGCAATAATGATTTCTTCACCCACGTATGGGTCGCCAGAGTCATCAAAATAATCGTTGGCAATCCAAGCTCCGCCACGATAGTTCGTAGCGCTTGTGTGATAGCCATAAGGAATGGAGTTGATCGTCACCTGTGAACCATCAGAAAGCTTACGTTTGATGATAACACCACCGGACATAGCACCATAAGCGTATTCTGTAGTTCCTTCCACACCCAAGCTATGGTGACGTGGTTGTCCAACTTCTGACCAAGTGTTGATAATATTTGTGCCAGTGATATCGAGAACAACAGCCGTTTCATCGTCAAAATAAACAAGCATATAGTTTTTGAGAGGCGAGATAGAAACCTGTCCAAGGTCCATTGTTTTTGTCGGCCAACGTGCTGCAACATCATTCACAGTTCCCATAGTGTCTGTTGAAATTGTGTATGGGAAGAATATGTTGGCGCTGTCCGAAACTCTTTGGCCCTTAATCGGGAAGATATCGTTATCGTATGATTGTTCACCTTTAAGAGAACCGATATAGAGATTTTTGTACGTTCCTGCCCATGAGCGAATTAACGTGCTAACGTTTGTTCGTGGATAGTAGTAGTACAAGCTGTTATTTGTTACATAAACCATTCTATCGGGATCGTTTCTGTCCCAACGACCTTCAACCCAACCGGAAGGTCTTGGATGAACGTATGCAACTTCGTACGTTTCGCCATCCAAGAAAATAACGTCACTTTGACCGGTAGCCGGACCACCAGAGTTCGTTTCAATGAACATGAGACTTTCGTCGGCGTTCCAAACTGGAAACTTCATGTATTGATGATGGACGATATCACCCCATACAGAGCCGCTTGAACCTGTTAGATAAGTGCCCGGATCACCAGAGATACGAGTGATTGTTGTTCCGAATGTCGGATCGATATAAGGATCAAGGTAATCTGGTTTTGGATTGTCCGTAGGTGGCGGCAATGATGCCGTGTTGGTTATCAGATTTTGTAATGGTTCCTCGGAGATTTGGTAATGTAAATCGTTCGCTGCACCAAATTGATATGGCTGCGAAAGCACCAAAACAGTATTATTCACAACCTTTTGCGCAAAATGATATGTGTTTGCGGAATTGTTTACGTCCAAGATTTTGATTGCTGTCCAGTCTTCCATATCAAATGTAGAAGCATTCGAGAGGAATACTGTGTAATCTTCGAAGGTAGAAAAAGCGGGCATATTTCCAAATGTTTGGAAAGCCGGTTGACTTCCCCAAAATCCTATCGAATTTTGCTTTTCAACACTCTGGGTGCCAGATTGCGTAACCCACGTGCGAGGCTCAACATCATCGGTAATGTTGAGATGTGTTCTTTCATTAAGCAACAATTCGTAAGAAATTGTGATCTTTGCGACATCACCGACGTTATCAAGATTTGATAGAAGCGAAAGATTGATGGAAGAAAGATCGGCAGTCGCAAGCATATCGACGGCACCGAAGAGCTTCGTACCAGCCGGGTGAACCAATTGCGTGGCTACGGATTCATATTCGGACAATGCATGAGAAGAACGAATTTGGTACGAATATTCTTGGTAGAAAAAGTTATCTTGAAGATATTTGTTAGAAGATAAGAAACCGTCAGTTCCGATCCAACCACCGGGATACGTGACAAGCTCTGTAACAAACCCAATTTGTTCGCCTGTATTGTCATTAACAATACTTTCGTTTACTTCAAAAGTTCCAAAAATATTGTTGATGTAAAGTTCATTTGTTTGGACTTCATTCACAACATATGAAATAAATTTATCTTTTCTTGCTGTCGCATTGGATGAAGTGCCACGAATGACCACAATATCTTCCATTTTATCTAAGCTTGTGGTCAGTTTCAATTTCAGAGAACGCTCTATAACCCACTTACCATCCGAAGCTCTAAGAATGTCTTTGCCCGGATAGTAATAAGAAACTGTTTCGTCGCCATACAGAATGCGGAAAAGCATATTGTAAGCTTTTTCCGTGCCACGGGCACGATAGAAGTCTACAATATTTTTAATAAGCAAACGATCATCGACCAGCGTGACCGGTATGGACTTCATGAATTCATTGCGCATGAATTGGAAGTATTTTTCCGGAATCAAATCGGCGTCTTTGTAGTCTGCTAATTTGCGAGAGACTTGTACAGGATTTTCAAATTGTTCAAGCCACTGATAGTAACATTTAATGAAGTTAACCAATTCTTCGCCATCCCGATTCCAGAAATCGGGCACTTGTGATTTAACAAAGATGGAGATAGAATTGGACTGTGCCATTAAAGAGTTACCGTGTTCGAAATACCGTCAACATCGATTAGAGTTTCGTTGCCGATCACTTGCACAATGTCGGTAAAGATCAATTTGTTCTGTGTAACATCGAACATGTTGAATGTAGGATGGGACAACAGAATGATTTGATTGTTCTGTGAGTATATATCTGTAGAATTCGGTTGTGCCGAAATAACCACTTCATCATCATAATCTGTGAAGATGAAGGATTTCATGCTCAATGTGCCGTTCAGATAATCGACGGTTCCAACGTTGCTATCGTAATAGTTCTTTGTGGAACCTACCATATAATAGAGGCGTAGGACGCCGTTTCCGTCGTCATCGAGATACATGGTTTGGTCAGAACCGGCGATTTCAAAACCATTCGAAGAGATGCACCCTTGGTATCCGGCGAAAGGACAATATAGCCTGTTTTGAAAGTCCACATTGTAATTGAATTTAGAGTTGATGACCGGTGCAAAACGTTTTTCAATGGTGATAGAGACTTGGTTAGATTCAATTGCGTTATCCGAATTGTCGATCATTGTTGCGAATTTAGACTGACGGAATCTATTGCCGAAAACGCCAAGTTCTGTTGTTTCAAAGTTCTGAACATTTGTTGCGATCTTCGAAAAGAGTTCATCGACTGATAGAAGCGATGTGGTGGAATTGTAGTTTACCTGAACCACTGGCTTGACAAACAGGAACACGGGGTCGATAATAGCGGGATCAATCGACATTGGATTGAATTTTTTAATGTCGTTGATGATTTCCGATTTTCTGTTCTGTGTGATGACGAAGCCGGTCACTGGCTTCACGGCGATGATCGATTTTCCATACAATGGAGGATTATGTGTTTCGCCACCCCAAACGTTCACGGCTTCAATATCCGAATAATTTGAAAGGATGAAATTTTTATAGTCAGCCGCAGTGATCAATCGATTCTGAATTTCGAAGTTTCGAGGTGCATTGAACTTGATCGAATCGATGGTTTCTTCGTCCTGTCCCTCACGGGCACGAAGATTAACATTCACAATGTTGCAAATGTACTTTACGGTTGGGCTGTCCTTGTTGTATCCTGTGTAGCCAATTTTGGAGAATGCATAGGCGTTGTTTGGGGCTTCACCATTGCAAGCACGGAAAGTGATCGTTACAATGTTATTCAGATCAAGAGCCTTGCCTAGAACACCGTCACCGAAGTAAATTTCATAGAAACCATTTGAATTCTTTTGCAAATAATAGACGGTTGAAGTTGCTGAAACTTCCGTAGCATCCTTCACCAAGGTATATGTTGTCTTGGTTGTCGATGTTGAAGAAGCCTGAACTTCCACCTTCATGGTAGAAGTGTCCACACCGGCAACCGGAATTTCATATAGCTTGCGAGAGGCGTTTACCGTGTATTTGTTCGAAAGAACAATGCCTTCATAGATATCAATGTTTTTTTGATAGACGCCACCATTTGATTGAACAGAATAATCAGCAAGGGTTGAAAAGTAATAAATTACGCCATCAATAGTTGTAGAAAATTTTGTGTAGGCTGGAATGATGATTTCGGACGGAGAATCGTTTGGACTAAAAGAAATAGCCAATTGTGCCGTTGCTGAACGGGCTGAACGTGGTGTGTAATTCAACATTTTTGAAATGGAGTAAACTGACTCCTTCATAATGGCAGAATCGAGGAAGGTTTCGTTCGCCACCATATTCAAATAGAAAGAATTATAGTATGTATTGTATGCAAGCACGTCTAGCAATGTAGACATGGTTGAGCCTTCGAAGTCAAAGTCGGTAAATTCGGGTTTGGCTCTCAAAAAGTTTTTGAGATTATTCTTGATTTCAAAGAAACCAAGTTCAGAGACTTGAAGGTTTGTATTTGCTAATGCCATTTATATTAACGTGTTCTCTCTAGAAATAGGGAAATCTCAACCGGATGTTGAAAACTTAATGGTTTAATTGTCACTGTGACTTCGAAAGAATTAGCGTCAAGATTGTCCGTCAATGTGATTGAGAGCAATTCTGCACGTTCCGCATAATTCGCAATCACATCAGATATGGCCGTTTTGACTGTCTGAATTGTTACAGGATCAAAATCTTCGAAAAGGGCTTCGTTTAGGCCACCATAGACTTGTGGACGAAACAAAGTTTCATAATGGTTTGTAAAAATCAGATTTTTGACTTGCTGCTTGACCGCATTTTCATTACGAACAACGCTTACCGCTCCGGTTTCCGGATGGGGCACAAATTTCAGAGACAAATCCCTATAAACATCTTTTTTCGTAAGCTTTGTAACCATTTAAGCCCCTATTGTTATTTGGGTTTGCGACGATACCACTGTTGATGCTCCACAATATCGAGAGTCGCCATGTCGATGAATTGCCTTTCCGGCAACCGTCCACTTTCCGGAGCCGCTAGAGGAATTTGTAGTGCCGCTCGGATGAAACAAATTATCCGATGAAGCTACAGTATCCACCGTCGTTACCAGCTTTCCGCCGACTGTCCATTTTGTTTGTGGAGGAGTCTGCAATGCTCCACCACCATGCGAATTAAGATCGCCAATCAAAGCTAAAAGCGGAATTTTATATCTCCTTTTTGATATTGATATTTATACTGAAATAGCCTTTCTGAAATTCCGCACTTGACAAGTTTCAAGAGAATGATCATATTAGATTGGAATTGACGGGAGTTTGGAATGACGTTTGCAGAAGCCAAGGAACAGAAAGCAGCGCTAGAAAAGGCGGTTCATGAAACCGGAGCGGTGCTTAAGGCTTATCCGAGAAATGCGATGGGTCTTGTTCCCGAATCGGTGCGCATAACACCTGAATATCAGGCACAGAGAAAGGCGTATCAGGCGGCATTCTCTGAGCTACAGTCCTTCAATCAGGTTTACGTCGTCCGTTTCGCAAAGGAAATCAAGGACGAACGGCGCAAGAGGTTTTCATGAAAGATTGGAGCAAAATTAGCACTGACGATATCGCTCTTCGTATCTACAATCGTGCTATGCGATTGGCCCGTTTGATAGATATGAAGAATGCTCCACTTTGGGTGATCGCTAACGAAAAGAAAATTCTGGACGACGCCTATACGGCTTGGGCAAATCGAACTGGCGCTAAGCCAATAAGCTTAGAGGAACCCACGGATAGCGGACAAACCGGAAGTGGTGAGTCCAGACACTAAGTCTGACGTGAATATTTGTGGGTCCGGCAAAAGATTTGGTGCAACGCCAAGTTTATTCGGATTTATATCCACATGTACCCATGAATTTTGAATTCCATTTACCAGATTGATGGAATCGGCCACTCTGGTAAATGGTTGAATTTCCTTCATGATATTATACATGTTGTCTTCGAAGTTTCGAATTTGCACGTCGAAGCCGAGGCCAATCAGATGCGAAATTTCGTTCGGCAATCCATTTTGCGGAATGTTGTTCATGAACGCCGCTTTGATGATCAAGTCAGGTCCAAAATTTCCTAGCAATCCTTCCAACATTCCTCTTGCACCAGCCTGTAAATTTGATACTATCTTCCATAGAGGCATGTTGTTGCCGCCAGTTAGATTGAGCGGCAGACTAGAATCCGGAATGAGAGTGGCAGAAAATTTGGGCATCCAAGTTGCGGTGACCGGATTGTATGCACCAGAAGTAAGATGCGAAAGGTTGAAATTGCGGCTTAGCTGAATTCCAACGTCTATAATTGTGTTTTCGGTAATATCGAACGGCATGGGTTAATTCCTGTGGTCTGAAAATATTTATATTGTCCCTCTTGACTCCCGCCAAAATAGTGCGTATATGAGCGGCGAGATTGGTACTAACCAACAGAGGGTGAACTAAAGTGAAAAAGTTTCTTGTAGCCGCTGCGATGCTGCTTTCGAGTGCAGTAGCCGCCCACTCCATGACGAAGCTTGAAGATAGCTACATCAAGGACTATGTTCTTGCCAAAGCTGTCGTGATGCAGAATACTTTCTGTCATTTCAAGTCAGACCAGAATATGTCGAATGTTGCGCAGCCGGTGATCGAAATTGGGGCGCAGATTCTCTCCAAGTATCCTGCAATCCAGAACGACATCAACAATGCCGCCAAGACGAGCGCTGTTGATTTCTACAAGATGCAGCAGAACAACACGTTGAATGCCTATTGCAAGCAGCAGAAGGCATCATTCAACAAACATTTCAAGTATCTCTACTCAACGCAGGACGAAAGCAACGAGAGCGCCGACTAAGAGCCGTATTTGTCTTTGCCCAAGTCCTGTAGAAACTGCATCTTACCGGCGAAGCCACAACGCTTGTAGAAGTAGTCATATACTTCCCGGTTGGTTCTTTTCTGGGTCTTTGTTCCTCTCTTCTTATTGAGGACCAAATCATCCTTTTGGGTTCCAACCGATTGTGCTTCATCTTCTGGCGAATTGATGCTCTTGTCAAGGATTTCTTTGACCTTAGAAGCACCGTTTACCGCATAGGCCATGAACATTTCGGCTTTCATCGGATCACGACCAAGCGACTGGCGTAGTTGTGGTAGGTATTGGAGCATCTGATTCGCAATACCTTGTGCGTCCGAACCGTCAGAACGGGAAGTCATATCCTGTTTCCAGTCACATGCAAACAGAAGGATATCGTAGGGAACCTTCGTTTTCTTCGCTGCATCGGAAATATCTTCGAAAACTTTTTTCTGAATTTCCCCAGAAAGAAGCTGTTCCTTGGTGTTCGACAAATCTCTTGCTGTATTGATCACCTGAATCATGCCATTTGATGTGAAGTATGGATGTTCATGACCGACAACATTCGTCTTCAACGAAGCATCGACCGGTTCATCATGTGCCTCTTCACCGTCACCAAGTTTAAATTGTGGGTAGTTTGGGTCGTTATAATCTAGACTCATACTGATGTTCTCTTGGTTGGGTCGTTTGGACCATAGGTTGTCATTGCGTCATCGGCGGTTGCTACGATATCTGGGTTCTTTCTCTGATATGGAGTTTTCAGAACCGTCGAACGCTTCTGTGGAGTTCCAAGATCGGTAGATTTACCGGTCATCTCTGGAATTTCCTTGGCTTGTCCTTCAAGCCACTTCAATGAACTAGCATCGGCATGGAAGCCTCCGCTCGAAAATACGGTTGTGTCGCCGCCCGACGATGTTGCCATGTTACCACCAGAGCGCATTTTGATATCGCCGCCAGCTTCCATGGTGATGTTGGAATGCGCCACAAAGTCTATATTTTCGGCTTCAATAATCAGACGATTGCATTTGATTTGTAGAGTTTCACCGACTAGCACATCCTTTTTGCCGGATGTGTGTTCGACTGCATCATTACGAATAAGCATAGTCACTGTTCCATCAGAATGCATCGTGATATCAGAAGTCGAACGCATATCGATATCGTCTTTGACCGATACTTTATAAGCGCCCATGGTCAAATGATATGAATCGCCAGATGTGATGTTGTACATGTTGCCTTGGCTTTTCAGAAGGGTCGTACCTTCCGCTCCCATGGCCAAACGTGATCCTGAACGATGCTGTAGGTTCACACGTTCGACACCGGGAGTGTCGTCCATTTCCCACATATGGCCCGTCAAAGAGGCATAGACGAAATTGTACGGGTATTGTGGAGCTTCCGACATTTGGGGCTCGCCCACTGTTCCTTTGTCACCAGCGGTCGGAAATGTCGTCAAACGGGCATCATTGTTCTTCATAATTTCCGGTTGGAACATGTTGCCATTGAAACCAACGGCAGTATGATGAGTCGACGGCTTGCCTTGATAGCCACCATATGGCAAGGAACCGGATGGATCACGAAAACCATTATTTCCATCGCCAGACGGATTTCCTGTATATTGGTTATAAAGTTCTGCATATTTTCCAACTGACATGCCGTTCACGTCGGTTGCGCCAGAATTTTTCATTCCACCTTCACCAGCAAACCATGCTTGTGCAGCGCCAGCGCCACCATATTTGGCCTTCAAACGTCCAAACTCGCCATCAAAAACGGCATCCTGTGCAGCCGGATTGGCTAGAAATTCACTTGGTGTAAGTGTCTGGCCATAATATTGTTGAGTCCATGACGGAATATTTGCACCCATGACTTGGTAAGCACCATATGCACGGTCACCAGTTCTGGTTTCATTGCCAACGGCTGAATAATTACCGCCAGAGGATTCGATGTTTTTGATCGCCTGACGATCTTGTGGAGTAACCGCACCGTTGTTCGTGGTCGAACCGGTTGTGGTTGAATCTGTATTTGATGAAGCGGTGTTGGCGGTCGTTGCATTGGTCGTGCGAACGTCCTTTAAGCCCGGCTTGCCCGGATACCAACCCGCTTGCTTGATCGCATCAATGAACCATGATGCCGTCGCACCGCCCCATGTGCGACCAGAGCCCGTGTCTATATGGATGAAGGTAGGATAGAGTCCAAAACCAACGAAACCACACTGTACGGCGGTCTGTGCGAATTTAGCAAGGTTTCCGTGTGAGTTGCCACCAATCGAGGAATACGGAATGTCGAAGGCACGACCATGCAAATGCTGCGAATGCTTTGCGGCACCGGGGAGAGTCGCATTATATGCGGGTGTTCTATAGGCCGAATTGATTTTTGGAGGCGTTCCCCAACGCTTAGCGAGTTCTTCAAGCGCCAATGCAGAGGCGTAGTGAATGAACAGAGACGAATCGGCATCTTTGCAGGCAAGACCATAATCGCCACGTGCTGGCGTTGATTTGTAAATTTTCAGCGGCCAATTTGGAATATTCTGTTTGGTCAAATGCGAGCCGTCATCAGAAATGACAGAGCCGCCACCCGGATTGATTTGCGGTGCAGGATAGAATTCCCCCGTTACCGAATTAGGGTTTGGAGGCGTGGCAGAGCCCGAATACAGAGAATCGTTTGTGTGATAGCCTGAACCCGAGTTGCCGATGTAAGAGCCCGGCGCTGATGCATCATGAACACGGGGAATAGACCCAAGCACCATCGGAAACTGTGCCGTGTCGCCATCCAAGAACATGACAAAAACCCACGAATCGGGTTTCAAATAATTTGGCGAAAATCCGACACCGGAAGTTGATGCCGATGACTGCAACACGGTTGCCCATGGAAGGTCAATGGTAGGAACTTTGTTGCGATCTACAGGGTGATGACCAAAACAACGAACCTTAACACGGCCAAGTGCGAGAGGGTCGGTAACGTCTTCCACAACTCCAATGGCAAATTCAAATTTACCTTTTCCTAGAAATTGTTCAATATCTTTCAATTATACTTTCTCCCCGCCCGAGTTCGGCCATAGTGGACTCAGCGGTGTTGTTGTGTTTGTCGGAATCGACGGTCTAGCCGGGAAAGTAGCAATGTTTTCTGTGATAACACCTTCGTCCGCACCTTCTGTAGGATTGGATGGAAGAGCGTCTTGATCATATGTGTTCTTTGCACATTGCATCACACAAGCGTAACCATCTGCATTGTATATATGACGAATACCAAGTACCAAATACCATCCAGAAACATAACGATTGATCTTTCCTTCAATATCGTCCGTTGCGCCAAATTCCGGAAACTGTAAGTCAATTATATCGCCAGCACGTCTATCTGTGTCCCCCGGTATTGTTACTTCGACTAGAACATTATCGAGAACACCCAAGGAACCGGCTTTGATATGGAAGAAATCTGGTTTTTGATCCTTGTCCACACCGGAGCCCGATGCATTCGTCATGAAGAAATTTTCCATCGACGTTTTGGCCGAAATCAACGTAGTGTCCTGTGACATGAATTTTCCGCCGCCTTTGCCAGAGGTATGGCGAAGGTCCGAATAGTTGGAAAAATAGTCGTAAGTGTGTGATGTAAATTCCGAGTAAATGGGATCGATGTAATATGCCGTATTTTCCCAACCGCCAGAAACGCCAGCACGGTCAGCATTGAACAACTGAATAAATTGGAAGTCGGTCATTTTCAGCATTTCATAAGGCTTGCTGGACTGTCTAGAACCGCCACCGGCACCGGTTCCTGCATCATCACGGGGTGTTCGGTCCGGATTTTCCCAATCCTTCACTACCGCCCAATATTTTTCCTTAGTGGAATTGGAGCTAATCAATTCATCAATTGTCTTGAAGTTGAATTCACCATTGCAATCTTCATAAAAAACGTAATTGGAAGCCTTATAGGTGGCGCTCATGGCTTCCTGTGAGAGCCATTCGATGGCTCTCGTCGGCTTCATGGAAGGTATAACAATGGTTCGTTGGCCTTCTGTGTCGGAAGCGTTTAGAGTTTTCTTAGACACTAGGTAAGAAGAATGAATATCCTTAATCATATCAGAAATGGTCTTCTGGCGATATGATTGTTCGATACGTGTCATAAAATTTTGGAAGTATTCGGTAGACGCCAAATGAACAATATAGTTTGTCATACGTGGTTTTGAACGAACGACATTTTCAATCGAGGCAATACGAAATTCCAAATCAATCGATTTTAGAACAGAATCGTGCGGCGTCTTGAATTTAATATGGACTGTTTCTTGTCCGACAAGCGGAATGATCGTAGTCAAGGATAGAGCATCCGAAAGCACCATGTCTGCCGTCAGAAACGGTTCCGTAATGGCTTCATAGATGCTAAATTCTTGAACTAAGTTTTTGATTTCCCAAGGATCACCGCCAAGATCACTCTTAATAGTGATCGTGTCGATGACAATACTACCGGCAGGAAGTTTTTGATCAACCATTACTTAAATATATTCTTCAATTCTTCTTCAATTTGTGGAATGTATGATGGTTTAATCAAAGAAATTTCACGTTTGCTTTCGTTTAGATCATGTTCATAGTCATAAGCGTAAACCAACTTGCGTTCATTATTCACCAATCCAAGGTATGTTGACTGGTCTACCCTAACAGAGCGCTCTTCAACAATTGTACCGTCATAGTATTGAGTGCGAGGTTGAATAATTTGATAATAGGCATAAACAGTCTGTGTAGCGATGGGAACACTACCGTATTTAGTTTCGATATAGTCATCGAATTCAGTTGACGATAGTGGCCAATCGAAATACGGATCAATAATTGAATTGGTAATCAGAATCAATTCTGAAAGTTCTGGACGACCATAGTAACGGTCAGCAACTACAAATGGTTTCTCTCCGTCACGAACGACGTAATTGAATAGAGATTCTGTATAACTTAGAACAATATCTCTAATTTTATAACGAACCATAATGTTGGTTGAAGTGACTGGAACACCACTCTTGTTGATATCATATTGAATTTGTGGAAATACATCAAAAAATGCTGACATTAATATCCAGCCTCAATATCTTCTTTTGTAAGAATAGAAATTTCTTGGAAACTCAAATTCATTGACAGAGACAATGGAATAGATTTATCTGCACGAAAGTATGATTTTGTGCCTTCTGCATGAAAATTGAATGTCGCATTGGTCAACACGCATGTAACGAACTTGAAAAGGTAATCGTCATCTGGGCCAAGTTCGATTCTCCACACATCAGGATACTTGAAGATGTTATCCTGATATCCCTGTGCGAATTCCGGATGCATTCCGAGTTTGAATTCTTTTGAAATTTGGCGAAGAATATCGGCTTCTTGCAAATTTGACGGAATAAATTTATATGCGAAGTCGAATGTTCTGAAATTTGGCGATGAATACAGAACCGCCTTGTATGGATTGACCGACAATCCAGCGCCACGGGAGAAAGCTTCACCGATCTTCGTATCCGCCGCAAAATCGAGAGCGAACGCCTGTGCAAAAGCTGATGCCTTATCTCCGGTGTTGGCTTTCGCATAATCGACCATCGAATCGAGAATCGCACCAACGCCGCCACCTTTCTTGTTGGCACCCTTCATGATATCGCCAGCCGCATTCACGACCAGATTCCCTACCAATCCAAGATCGACATTCTGCCAATCGGCAGAATATTGGGCCTGCAAATCGAGCGGTACGGGCAAGGTTATCAAACTGCCGACACGGGATTCTACAGGAGGGGTTTTGGCGTCTGAACGGGAGTATTTGTAGCGTTGAAAATGGATAATGTGCTTCCATTCCGACATGAGCGTTTTCGGAAACGTCAGCGGAGCGGACGTAGCTGACGTGCTAGCAGCATTCATCTTGTCTTCCGCAGTTTGGGAAGCTGATTTTTGAGTAATTGTAATTGTTGTCGGTGGAGTTTTTGTCGCCATCAGTATGCCCGTAAATAGTATGAAACTATTTATACCCTAAATACGGGCATGACGAAATTTCTATTACCAGAAGAAGACGCTAAGAAGCGTCGAAAGGCAAAAAAGAAGTCGAAACTTCCGCAACCGAAGTATTTTGTGGCCGAAAATCCGCAAAAATACATGGGCGACCCTAATTGTATTATCGCCCGTTCAAATCTGGAAAGAAAATTTTACAAAATTTTTGATTCCAACCCGGCAATTCTCAAATGGGGTTGTGAAGAGATGTTCATTCGTTACAAATCATCTATCGACGGAAGTATTCATCGTTACTTTCCGGATGCAGTTATCAAAATCAAGACACGTTCTGGCAAAACAATCGTGTGTATGATTGAAATCAAGCCAAAAAAACAGTGTTTTCCGCCAAAAAACACTAAATCCAAGCGTTTTTTGAACGAACAAATAACTTATCAGACGAATCAGGACAAATGGAAAGCAGCCAAAGACTTTTGTAAAGCCAATGGCATGGTCTTTCACGTACTAACCGAAGAGCATGTAGGAGGGTTTTAGCCGTAATAGCCGAGATAGGCGACCGGGATTTGCGTCACTTCATAATTCGGGTCGGATCGATAAACGGTTTCCCACGTGTGCTTAACAATGTCTTCACTCGAATTGGCCAGAGGCGCACAACTGGAAAAATTTTTGGGAATTTTCCCCCATTCTTCCCGACGTTTTTGGAAAACAGCGCCCCGCTCTTTATGCACAAGCCAATATGCATTGACGATGCATTCGCCGTTCTTTGGGTTCTGTAGCTTGTCCAGAGGGATGAAATAAAGCCTATCGATATCCATGAGGGAACACCTTCTCTTTCACGAATTCTTCCATATTGCCGGGAAATTTCAGATAGGATGCGAACGTGTAGAGCGAGTCGAAGTCCTTTGAGCGAAGCCGAATCGTTTCTTTATCGTAATCGATCACGGCTTTGACGATATGCCCGTCAAGATCATACTCTCTTTCGACGGGGTTGTCATTCATCCAATCCTACTCCCGTCCGGTCGCATTTTGACGCCTCCGTCAGCCGGATCACATGGATGGTGACCCATGACCGCAAAATATTTGTCCCGCATGAGTTTCTTGCCATTGAACCAGAAACCCCAACGACGGGACGGTTTTCCGGTAATCAGGAAAGTCCAAGTACCGGGAATCACATTCTGGACGGAATGTCGAAATTCGGCTTCCCGAAATCGGACCATGCCGGGTCGCAGTGTTTCCTTGAAAGTGAACCCTTCCTTCGGCGTGAGTGAAATATCGTCATAACCGCCCTTCAAGATGAAGGTGAGAAACCAGTACGGATGATCGTGATAGGCCCGATGATCATCATCGCCAAGCCAATGATGGAGGCGAAGTGAAAACCAGCCGAAATCAAGAACATATTTGTAAAAATATGGACATTCTTTCAGACCGCCCGGCTGTTTCCATGTGAGTTTGGGGAGAAATCTCATTTGTAGTATCTCTCCGCAAATTCTTTGGCCGTTTGAACCCAATAGGGAGTAGCCATACCGAGTGTAGCGGAAAGGATATTTCCGAGAATTTCCACCTTCCCGTCAACGACCATCGTATCACGCTTTGAGACACGATGTGTTCTTGCCAGTTTTAAGAAGGTTTGGTGGGTCGTCATCATTTTGACCCAGACGACCGCTTGCGTCTTGTCAAATTTCCAACCTCCCGGCGCTGGAAATTCTTTAGCGCCGCCCGCCGTCGAAATTACTACCTTCTGTTCGCTCATAAACAATCAATCCCGATTCCACATGCTTTCCATCAATCTGGAACGTATCATAGGGGAGAGGATGAAAGTTGTCAATATATTTGTTAATATTTTCAGAATCTTTACGCACCAGTGCGACAAGCTTGCCGCCCGGTTTCAAAAATCTGATTGCATGATCAACGTGAGGGATTGAATTTTTTGGCGGGCACATTAGAACGGCATCGAACTTCCGTGCGTAAGTCACGTTTGGATTGAGTGTGAGAAAATCGTGATTGAGACAACGAAAACCCTTGGACTCAAGATACGAGGCGGCTTTCTTGTTCAATTCAACGCACTCTACATGAGCGCCTAATAATCTGGCAATTTTAGCCAGATTGCCATAACCGGCAGATGGTTCTAAAACACGGGAACCATCTTGAACACCAGCAAGATTGGCCATTTCAATAGCCAAGAACATAGGTGTTTCTTTTGCAGGAAGATTGGTCCGAGTGGACCGATTCGAACAGCCGACCCCTAAGTTTTCATCTGGGCTTTCATCCGGTTTGGTTTCTGTAGCGAACATATTACCCTATCGGAATCCCTGTAGATTTCATTCGTCATTGTCGCTCTGTTCGTACCAGCCGTCGCCAGTCATCCCTTCGCTATCGTCCGAACTAATTTCTCCTACCAGCCTTAGTGCTCTACCAACTGAGCTACACTCGGATAACCTCTAGATATGTGAACCCCATTTCGATGTCAATGGACGATTTTTACTTTTTTTGTAGTTATCGTCTTCTCGTAGCGGTCTGTGAGAATTTTCAAAAACTGTCTAAGCTCTACATCGCTGCAAGCAAGGGTGAGAGTGGTAAACCCGTCCTTACAGGACGGAATGTACACTTCCCAAAGAGTGTGCATGGAACGTCCCTTCGTTGGCCGGATGACAAGCTTCTATACGAAGCATTGTCTTGCTACAAGGCGAATCAACCAAAAAAAGTCCGGATTTTGCCCTTGACATCAACTTTCGTGACGATTCGCCTTGACGGTTTCAATATTTTGATTATATTGAATGTAAAAGAGGAATCGACATGACGAAGTTCAAAGACAAGAAACTCCAATCGGTGTTCGAGCTTTTTAGCCAGAAACCGCCTTCCGAGCGTGGTTCCGGACTATCAAGGTTCTACTTCAACGGATTGGAGTTTCCAAATAAGGAAAACTTAAAGCCGGATCGGGGAACGTTTGCATATGCCGCATGGGCGGCGGGTAAGGCAGCTTCGAAGTTAAGAAAAGTCGCCCTTTAAGCGCCGGGTAGAGCTAATTTCTGTCGTTACCGTTCTGGTAAGAAGCTCAATATCACCGACAATATGATATTTGGATTGGCCATGCTTGATTTGAGCTATGGCCTTGTCTACCTTATTTGCATCATCAAACCATAGCTGGTCGATTGTGTCTTCTACCCAACGAACCTCATTGGCCCATGGGCCTGTTCCAACAACGCCAAGTGGAAGATAGATGTTGCCGTCATTGTCTCGGGCAAGAACCCGAGCGGAATGCTCCGTCTTAATCGTTCTTGAAATCAGCATCGGGCAAGAAAATTTGTATTCGGTCCATTGTGTATATCGTTCAATGTCTTTTGCTGACCTTCCGGATAGCTTTTGTCGATATCATGAACGAACACCATATCCAGATGGCGCTTGATAAGTTCCGTTTGATGAGCGTTCAAATCCTTTGGTTCTGATAACTCAAACATGCCCTGTAGCCAATAGCAAAATTCAACTGCCTTCATTCTTTCTCCAATTTCTCGTAATATGAACGATTTTTAAGTGTTTCGATATATTCGGTGTTGATCTTAAGACTCACTGTAAAATCTGGCGTGTCGGGAATTTTCCCGTTTATAGAAAGCATATGGTCAAACAGAAGGTCTACCTTTTCATCGGTCGTCAAAGAGCCGAGGCGGACTCGATATTTTTTCAGGGTGACCTTTGGTTGGGATTTTCTGAATGGCCACATCATATCCACCCTTCTAGATATTCGCTAATCATCTTGTAATGTGAAGGAAACGCTACCTCTTCCGGAAGAACATTTTGCCGCAGAGCCATTTCTGTGACTTCCGAATCATGCGGAAGCGTTAGATCAATGACTTTCGGCTGTACCTTGCAGAACAAAAGATTATGACCGTCAATGGTCACGACATCGATCAATTCCGGTTGCCAGATGGTCAGTCCGGTTTCTTCCTTGACTTCCCGAATGGCCGCTTCCTGCCACGTTTCGCCAAAATTCTGATATCCTCCCGGCAAAGCGAGCAAACCCGAATCAGTCCTACGAACCAATAGCAAACATCCATCTTCGTCTGGAATCAATACGACAACGACCGGCAAAGGATTACGAAATTTTGGAAAGCGGCTTTTTAGCTCTTCCAAGGCATCAGAAATCCATTGTTCAAAGCCATGCTTAGCGTTGAACACTCTGAAAATCTCGTCTGTATCCATATCTTTCAATTGTTCAGTGTATTTTCCCATTGACGAATCTCTAATATTTTGTTGATATGAACGAGAAAGGAATCACGATGTTTCTCCCAAAGGGTGTCGTTCTCGAACGGCGTGGTGGAATGGTCATCTCTCGTCACATGAAGAAATTCTATGTGGAAGGGTATTATCAGAACCACTTTATTAGGCGAGTCTTCACCAACAAAGCAGAAGCATTCAAGTTTTTCCGTCAGTACCCAAAATGAACCATGTCCCGATTTGACACACGTCGGATCACGGTTTATAACCGCTTGTAATACGAGGAAGGGCGGCAATGCACAAGTCAAAAGCGTCTTTAAAAAAGGATTTCGGAACCAAACCGGCAGCAACGAAAGCTATCGAGAAAGCTGGTCTTCAACATCTTCCACATATGATTCAGATAAACAGAAACGGTTCCACTTATCGTTTCGAACCGGTGTTCTTCATCGACAATAGTCATAGTCACTACGATGAAGTTAGGTCATTCGGGTTTACTGTTCGACCTAAGCTGTAATCGATTGGAGGACCGCCATCGGGGAACTTATCAACGGTCTTATCCGTGTTCCCCGTGCGCTCCATCCAAGCCTCACATTCCCATTTGACGGTAAAGCAGGCCAGAATTGTTGTACCGTCTCTGACAATCCATATTGCGTGTGATCTAGCCACGTTTGGAAACCAGCTTCAATAGTTTCCAAATGCCATAGGCCACAGCCGCTACAGCGACCACAAACCAAAACATTTAATTCTCCATGATTTCAGTGAACGTACCACAAAAAAGTTTAAAGTCAATAGCTTGACTTCTTACACAAAATGATTATATTACGAATGAAAGGGAAGTATCAATGCGATCTTTGAAAGAAATCTTAACAGATCGAGGTAACTGGATCACATTTATCGGTGGTCTTGTCGTCGGTCTGTTTCTGAAATGGTATTTTGGGATATGACCGACTGGACAGAAAAACAAATCATGGCCGCAAGAGCGATTGCGCTTATCAAGCGCAAGCTTGAGCCAAAATGCGAAGCTTGCGGCGTCGGTGCGGATCGTCCGAAATGTTACAATGACCTTGGCGGCTATTGCCAGCGTCACGAACAGGACGACTATAACGCCTACCATTCAGTGATCGAATCCCTTACCAATGCGGCGTTCACAGGTGATGCCCGTTATCGGTGGGCGATAGACATGCCGATCTATCTCTACAACGATTTCTCGGAAGAAGAAATTGCGTTGTTGCGGGATTTGGCGGATGCTCCGAATCAGGAACTTAAGACTCGCAAGATCGATGAACGCTTCGCCAGTTTGCGTCGTAAAGGGGCATGTTCGCTGTCAGCCCAATACGACTTCTATTGGACAAGACTGGAAAAGAAGGGCCGTGAACTTCTGACATATGTCGATGAAAATAACTTGAAATCATGTAGCGGCTAGACTACATGATGTGAAGCGAGAGGAATCAGTGAAATGATGATTCCTCCTCTAATCAGGCCACACCACAGTTCAGTCGAATGCTCTGTCGGATTTCCTCTCGCTTCCCTTATTCTTCTCCTTCGGCTTCCTCTTCAAAATCGTCATTTTCTGGACTGATGGCATAGCCGTCATACCCGTAGGCTTCTAATCCGGGGAAGCCGGACCAATCGATATCTTCATCTTCATTCCATAAAGGTTCATCTATTTCGACAGTTCCATCGAAATAGATCGTTTTGGTTTCATGGCAATTATCGACATATTTCGTTCCGTCTTCGTCGGTAATTATGCTTCGTTGGATGAATGGGATAAAGATGGAACTTCCTCCACTAGCAGTTCTGGTGTTTCTCTTTTTTCACGTTTCAAGAGAACCACGGTATGCGGTTTCGAGGCTTTCTCACCATATTCCATGGTGATCATTTCCCAACCGTCTCGACCGAATTCGTTGAGCCTGTCCTGAAAAGCGGACGGACTTGTCGTAATAGTTTTGTCGATTGTTTCGACACGATATTCCCAAGTCAAAATTTTTTCCTTCTGGTTACGTTATGACTATGTAGTCATTCCGTGACCTATGGCATAAGCTATAACGATAACTACGATCATCACGGCACCGAACCCGAGAATAGGATACAGAGAAACCATGTCAGGAAGGCTTGCCGTTATGACCAGCACACAGAAAGCGATGAATAACATGCCGGTGCCAATTAGAAGTCTTTTCAAATGAACCATGATACAATCTTTAAAATTTCTGGGAGCCATGCTAGCATCAGCACACTAAGGGAAAAAGCCCAACATGAAGCAGCAAGAACATACCAGCGTTGTGTGAACGCAAACCATCCTTTGTACACAAAGTACAAACCGAAGAGAGTCACAAAAATATGAACGAAAATTTCTTGCATAATTTCTTGTATCGCATATTGTGAAAGAAATGTCAAGATGATAAGGAAGTGACATGAAACCAGAATATCGAATCGAGAAATGGTCCATCATTGATGGTTATTTCGGTCCCGGCAAACACTTGCTTGGACATATCCAAGGCCATCCAAGATGCACACCCGGCAAACTTCATGTTACATCACGAATTGTTCGTATCATCGATGACGACGTGATGGAAACCGAAAACTCGATCTATCACCTAGGCGAAGTCGATGGCTGGTTTAAGCAATTTGAGAGAATTAAGCGTGGCGAAATCAAAAACAATAGCGGCCAATGAAGCATTGGAAAAATTGCGTGATGCCGGATATCTGGTGGAATACCACACACCGCCAAGGAAATCGCTGGCCATCCGCTTCTATTGCGATCTAAGCAAGAAGGATGTCCCGGTGTTGAACAATCAGGTCGATGCGGTCGTGATCAATGAGCTTTGCAAAGAAGGGCCGATAGAAAGTCTTATAACTTCAATGAAATAAAAAATGAGCCGGTCCCGTTGTTTCCTAACGGAAGGGGATGGGGACCGGCTCACCGCCTGTTTACGTATGGCCCGCATAACAAGCATCCCTAGGTAACCAATTTCGGTTCCTTCGTCAAGAGAGTTTCGTACTTTTGACGAAGCTCGTCCAATTCTCGGGCTTTCATCACCATCTGTTCCAGAATTTTATTTTTCTGGTGTTCGAACACGATGATCGCCGGATGATTGAGATTTGGCGTTTGAACGAAATCATCCATGTTGGTGACGAAAATACTGCCGTTTCCATAGCTTTCCGAGCTACCCCGTTGACCATAGCCATAGGCAGTACAATCGAAGTGAGAACCATTGTATTTCACGTCGAAAAAGATATCCAAATCGTCATCGCCTTTATATGGCCAACGAACAACTGAAAAATCCATAAACACCGACGCCCCAGATTTGATCCGGGCCGAGAATTCTACAATAGTCTTATCCATTTAATGTTTCGTTCCATAATGTTGAATAAGAATATTTGTCTTCACATACTCTGGAATGTCCGGCCTATTCTTTGTCATAACTACAGTTATTGGAGCAAACTTGTCATCCTTTGTCCAAGAATAGTATTTGTCGTTGTCAAGTTGGTCAGAAGATTTGGCTGTCATGACGGTTTACCTTTCTTGATCTTGGGAGTATCACAACGAATATCCAATTTAGAATGTCCGGTGATGTGCTTTTCCGGATGCCGAAGAATACCATAGAAAATTTCCATGGTCGACTCATAAACTTGTGGTCGAAATGCAGCCGGGGTGAACAATGGTTCTATCAACACACGGGTTCCATCTGGACCTATGCACCAGTGTTGGCGATTATGAATCTCCGCCAAGCGCAAACCAACACCAAAACTCTTCATTTGATCCGAGTAGGCTACTTCGATATCTCTAATCGTGTAGGTTTCCCGATAGGTAGGAACGGAGAGCCCAAATACGTCTGGGTTGAAATCTTTCCTAAAATCATAAATGCAAACGACTTTTTCGCCTGCCTTAAATTCATGCGTCAAGTGATTCTTCCCATTGTTTTCTATGTTCTCTATTAAAAGTTTGCGTCCGACGATAGAGTGACATAGCTTCGTCCAAGCTTTGCGAAAGATCGGCATTTGACAATTTCTCCAAATTGGCTTTTGCCCGGTCCCTCAACCCGTGCGGAATGCATAGAGACATGATAATCTCTCGAATGGCGCTTTGTCTATCGATCATGAGCCCAATCGGTGTTGTGCCAACCATTCCGGAAGTGGAATTCTAGGAGCCCAAAACGCTTGTGTCGCTGGATTGCGTGTTCCGGGTACGTCGAAATATTCCCGGCTTTGTCGATTGTAGTCCTCTTGGACGTATTTGTCATAGGCGAGGCGTTCACCCGCTGTCATCGAGCGATAAAGTTCTTGCTGACCAGCCCGGTTTAGGTGAACCCAAATTTGTGAATCGGGGATATTCATTCTTCAAATTTCCGAAATTTTTTTGATTTGCTGACGCCGGGGAAGCGGCGCTTCGACGGCTTTTTGATATTCGGGTCTGGCAAGGATTCGAAGGTCGCATTTGCCTTAAGTGCCCGGTTTTTGATCATGTCGTTGATCTTGTCGATGTTCAACCCCATCTCGGGAAAAGCGTTGGCAAGCGTCGTTGCTTCTTCCTGTGTCGGCAAATTTTGGGGTGGTGATATGCCGGGCATAAAAATTTTTGGCGGATTGTCAGCGATGTGTTTTTGTGCAGCTTCGATTTCCGCTAAACACTCCGCATCTTCAATCTGTTTCTTGCGGATGTACTCTTGTGCTTCCTCTAGTGTGACATTGTAGGCATGATTTTTGCGCTGTCTGCCCAATGTATCACGCATTTCATAAGTATTGGCGAAATGCCAATCATACTTTATCTTGTTGTAATAGTTGCCCACATACTCTTCAACATTGTAGTTGCCCTTGTCATTAGGCACAATGCGATAAGTCCTTTCCGGATACTCTGGAACATCGTCGGTGAGTTCTATTTTCTTCTTCGTTTCAGTTTCGGAATAAGAAACGGCAAAAATAATACAACCAATAGCTATGGCTATAATCAATAGGTAAAAGATCATGCTTCTAATAGTTCTTCGAGTTTATCTGCTATTTGTGGAAATGTGAGCTTATCAACATCATTCCATTCCATGATTTGAGTAAGAACACCGGGCGGAAGCTCATAATATATAACAAGGTTAGGGATGGACCAAAAATCCTTGGGACTGGCGATTTGACGCATTAGACCAAGCGCACAGTAAGAGTAGTCTTCGGCTCTTGGCTTTTTGATATCACTGGATTTCTCTCTGCGATGAATACCGGCTGTTTGTTCCCACTTGCCAGAGCGAAGTTCAGAAAGGAACAGTTTCATTTTCTCGGAAATCATCATCAAACTCCATGTGAATTGTCAGAATATAGAATAACTCAAAGAGAAAAGTCAAGTTCTTTCTCGCTTGACTTTCTCCAATAGGCGTGTTATATTAATGAAGTTTATTAGAGATTGGATTTGATCAATGCCACATGTCACGTCTGGGATGATCCCCGCACCATCCGAACTTTACCAGATGAATCAATGCGTGGAGTTCATGGAAAAGGTGGAAACCACCTTACAGAAAATCGGGCAGAGGACGCAACATCCCCGGATCATGGCATTAGCCAGTAGCACGACCGGATTAAGATCGGCTATTCAAGATTTCGTTGAGGGAAAAAATACCCCGACTGAGTAGCGGAGGGGGTTCCAAAATCGGCTTGATTGGAAACGCTACTAGCCGGGGCCGAAGGTCAGCCAAGTTCAGCCAGAATTTGAACTTGGCGATAAAATTCTACCAACCTCTTTGGCAAAGTCAAGAAAGAAAAGACCGGTGGAAACGAGGGTAACCACCGGTCTAACCCCTAGCCTCTGGAATGGGGGGGCAAACCGTTTGCGACTAGGGACCATGTTGTTACGAAATCTGATGGCTGGTGTCAAGGGACTAAGAATGCGTGGACAAAAATATCTGCACCACGGCAAGTATCACGATGAAAGGTATCGTGATCTTGTATCCAAGGCTTGAACCAGCGGTAAAAGAGAACACCATGATCGAAGCCAGCACAAGTTGCAGGAATCCGATCAATGCAAATGTCGGTGCCATCAAACTAAACGAAACGTCACTCACCTTCTTTTTCTTCTTTCTTGTACCAGCCGAGGCGGTTCAGCATCTTTTCAATATCTTCCATGGACGAGCACGGCCCGTCAAAATTTTCGTCGCCCAAAATGAGCGCCAGAAAAACTTTTTTCTTGTCGTTGTGCCTGAATTCTGCCCATGAGCGATCATCGCCATAATGCCGAAAATTGCGGAGGCGAACGACTGAACCGTTTCCAATTGTCAACAGATCGTTCATGAAAGTTTCCTCACAACGTCGGCAAAGGTAAACACATCTCTTTCGAACATCGCCACGACATCATGCTCATGGATTTTCAATCGAGCGATAGTCTTGTGCTTTAAATTTCTTGCCAGCACATAACCTTTCGTGTTGAAGGCCAAGGTACTTGCCGTATTGGGCTCTACCGAAGCCAGAAATTGCGTCAAGGCGCAAGTCTCTATGTTCCTTCTGTTGAATTTTTCATCGCCCTTAGTTTTGCAAAAGGCAATAAATTGTTCCGTGGAATACTCATTCATCGGTAAGCACCTTCACCACTTTCGAGAATGTCCGGCAAGAAAACACCCGTTCGATTTCATATGGTTCAAGCCGAAGATAACCAAGCGTCTTACCGAACCTTTCTTCCGCAAAGGGAAGGCCGGTAGCGATGCTGTATGAGACTGACGCATGGGTCGTCGGATAGATCGACTTGAAGAACTGTGTCAATGCACAGGTGAATGGATTGGTCGGATCGAACCGCTTTGAACCCTTCGTCTTGCAAAAGGCAAGGAATTCTTCCTTTTCGTGAATCTTCGGACCAAGAACTTCCATAACATGTCCCTCACTGTTCATATAACCATTATATAATGATTAATCGGCAATTTGCAAGGGCAGACAATACAGTCCGGATGACGAATCGCCAGTCGCTTCCAATTCTTTTTGAGCGCCTTTGACGATTTCCATACATTCCGAATAGGTATCGAACGGCATATAGGTCATACCGTTCACATGTATCTGTTGCGACAATGGAAGATAGGACATGATAACCAAAACAAATATGGTATGCAATCAGAAGCTCCAATAATGTGTCGGCTGACCATTATCCGGATGACCATACCAGTCAGCCGTTCCATCCTCTTTCAGAACACATTTCTTGGGTTTGGGATTTTCCTTCGACTTCATGATCAGAACGAAGTTGAACAAATCGAATTTTTCGTCGATTGGTATCCAGTGCGGTTCATGCTTGGGATACGTTTTGGAACCAACTTTCATAGCACCGTCTTTTCTTCCGAGCCTTCATAATGCGCAATGGCCCGATCAAATATGTTCATCACGTCGGTATGCGTGGTGGTTCGATGATCATTGTAGACGGACATGAAATTCATGCCTGTGAGAACGGAGAAAGTATTGCTGATATCCCTGAAAATTTCGACCGTTCCGGGCTTCGGATCGCCATGTTCATCAACACCACCAAGTTCATGGAAAGCACGATGCAGAGCGCCGGACATGCACCATTTACAGGCTTGCGGGGAATTGAGTGGCGTCATGCGGCCATATTCATCCGTGGCCATATAGAACTTGGTCCAGTTTTCCGGATTGGCGATGACGGCTTTGCCAGTTTTAAGAATGTCAATCGGTTTCATTGATTATCCTAAGCCTCATTGGTTTTTCCTTCCTGTTCACGGGCCTTCACGATGGCCTTGTCGAGTGCTTCGATCACTTCGGAATGCTGGCGTCCCGGCAGATCATTCCAAACGGCGACCGAGCCGTAAAAATCTCCGAAAACGGATGCCAGAGTTGCACGGGCCTTTGAATAGGCTTGATCCCATTCGTCCAAGGAAAGGCCATGGCGGTTGATGGTCTTCATGATGCCACCAACAAGGCACCAGCGACACGCAAGGGAGTCCAGAGCGCCAACCGGTTCACCATTGGCGTCTCTGCCGTTCGTGCCCTGTCCCCAATGATCGGGTTCAGACAAAAGCTCACGGGTTTCCGAGAGGACTTGTGAAGTCTTGATCATGGCATTCCCTTCGATCACAGTTCGATGGCCTTATCAATCAGTGCGATGACTTCGGAATGTTTGCGTTCAGGAAGGTCATTCCATTCAATGAGCGGCCCGGAATCGTCGTTATAATTTGACCCTTTGAGCGCCAAAAGCAGGCGATCACGAATCTGTCGATATTCGCCGTGATTATCACTCACCTTGCTGATGCCGCCGACAAGGCACCAACAAACACCGCTTTGAATGGATGCAGATGACCAGCCCGTACTATCCCGAGCAAAACAGCCCTTGGTCCAGTGTTCCGGGTTGGAAAAAAGCTTTTTCAGCTTTTCGAGTGATCTTTTGACATCCATGATTTTATTCCGTCGGTTCCGGGTAGCGTTCGGGATGTGCCTTGAAAAGTTCGATGGCCTTGTCAAACACCGCCATGACATCTTCATGTTTGCGGTTATGTGCATCGTTCCAATGCACGATATCCCGGTGACCCAAGGCATCATAGACCGCCAAGCGAGCCGAATAGCTGGTGAAGTCGGACACTCTTTCCAAAGCACCGTTCATGCAGAATTTGCAGGCTTTTTCGCCAAGTAGTGTGGCGGTATGGCCATTGGCATCACGGGCGTTTGAGCCTTGTGTCCACGTGTCCGGCGTGTTGATAAGCGCCTTGGCCTTGGTCAGAATTTCGAGCGTATTCAAGCGATTTCCTCCATCAGAGCCTTGGCGGCGACATAGGCACAGTCGGCCATATGCTGAATGTTTCCATCATGCCAATCGGACTGGAAACAATATTCGCATTTCCGGAACACGTTGCGGCCCGTTTCATCGTCCTGAATGCCACGTTCTACCACGGTCTGACAGACCAGTTTCAGCTTTTTCGTTTCTTCATGGTTCAAAAGTGTCGATGCCATTTTCATTCCCTCGCTTTTCAAGAATTTCGGGGCGTGGGGAGGAGTCGAACCTTGCCACTAACGAACACCACGGAAAGGGTTAACGACCTTTCTTGCATCCGTTGCATAGACCTCTTGGGTACTCACTGGCTTCCGGAAGGGTAATGATCACTCCCCGACTTTCCACCGGCTTTCGCCTCACTATCACGCCAACCACAAGATAGGTGACGATCTGTAGAATGTCAATAGTTAGATTCTATGTACCATGATATTCTAGCGAATAATAATATCGGATCACGAAATAGCCGGGATCGAATATGCTCTTGGAATCCCACATGTGCCATTTCTCACGAACACGAACCCGCTCTAGCCATGCCCAACGCCGCTTGTCTTCAAGGAACACAGGACGCCATGCAAACCACCAATCGGGTTTCTCGGGTATCCAGTCCCAAAGACGATGCCACCAATCCATTCTGAATTGCATGATGTTCCTAATTAAAACTTTGCCGGGCTCACAGCTTCGCCGGGCTCACAGCTTCGCCGGGCTCATTCCATGACCACGAAATCCCGTGATCGGCTTCGGTTCATTGCGCCCATTGCGATAGACAAAATGCCCGTACCAAGGGCGAGAATCGCACAGGCTCACGCTGGCTTCATTGCCCATGCCATAATGTTTCATTCCCCAATACCAGCGGGGAAGTTTAGAATCTTTTGGGGCTTTGAAGCACATCATGATTTAATGTTCGGTGTTATAGCGACTTTTGAACCGTGAGCCCATCGGGGTTGTTCCACAACCCATCAGAAACTCATTCCGTGTCGGTCGTGGCGAGGCGTCCACAAACTTTCCGCCACGATAAATTTGCAGCGGAATATACGGATGAAAAATTTCCAAGCCGGATTTGTAGCGAACATGTGTTCCAATAATCCGGTCTTCATGATCGAAATGTTCCGTTCGTTCTGCACCTTCGTTGATGCTTCGGAACAGTTCCAAAAGGTCGTCGGCATCATAGAAAGAGTTATCGTTCATAGCTTCGGTCATAGCCTCACTCCGGTTTCTCTCCCATTCATATAATCATTTATTGATTGAAATCAATGTCTCGTTCCATCATATAGCAGACAAAGAATAATGGCAATCGGAAACCACAGATACCAGTAAGCTACCATTTCAGGTTCTCCAATCAGGGGAAACTTACAAGTTTCCCTCAAAGATCGTCAATCGTCCAAGGTTGAGCCTTGTTCGAATATTCAAAATACGGTTCGCCCTTACCCCACTCACAAACAAATCATCGGTACTTTGGCTTGCCTAAAAACAATCGCACATACCATGGAGTCGGTTCCCACCAAAGCTTGGTGATAATCTTTTCGTTCACTTCGTTCATTGTGGTTTATCTTTTTCGGATGGTTCACACAGTCGGCAGCGAGTCGTCGGATCATATTCATTCTTATTGCCAAGCTGATGAAACAAGGCACAATCCGTATCGCAGCGATGACGCTTGTTATCAAACATTGGATTTTCAGGGAAGAGATTATTCAATTTCATTCGAATAATCCAATAGAGTGTTTTTAAACATCAGCGAGCGTTCAAATACTTTTCGATTTGCCGTTGCACGTGACCAATATCTTTCTCGACTTTGATAGAGAAATCATAGTCCCATGTCGGTTGATCATGATCGGATATGCGAAGCACAAAGTTCCTCTGTCCTATACGAAAGTACATATAGATGGAATTGGAAGTCTTGGCTTTCTCTTGACGAAACTTAATGTTCTTCGCAGTCAGAAACTTCGTCATTATCAGTGAATATACGGCTATCAATTTCCAATCTCCAAAGCGCCCATGCGGACGTTGCCATATAATAGATTTGTTTTGTTCGATGTTTATAGACACCCACCGACTCGCCTGTCACTCTCTATCGATAAACAGGCAAGGATCGATACATTTCATCGGATAACCGAATATGGATAGCGGTTCAAATGCAGATAGGTTGAGCATCAGCTTTTCCAGAATGGACTCGTCAGCAACAAGATGATTGCATAGACGCCAAGCACCCATAGAAAAGCCTTTGTGCCTTCCCGTGGTGAGCCGGTGACAGTCTCACGATAGACCGCAGCACATAGTGCACCAACTGGCACGACAAAGAATGAGATAGGAACGGCATAATGTAGGAGCGAAACAATGTTCGCCCAAAGCGTTGTGAAGTACCAAATCATTTCTTTTTTATTTCCGCATAGATCGGCCATGAATAGAATGGATTATCGAGATCGCCCCAGACATGCCAAAAGCCTTCATGGATTTCACCAGTTTGTGCTCGTCTTCGCAGACTGGCACAGAAGCGATCTATATGGCATACATGCGATCATAGGTCCGATGCATGTATAGGGTCACGGACCAATCAGAGGCAACAAGCCCGCCAACGGATACAAGCGGTTGCTGATAGAATTCTGACCAGTCTAACATTATGGCCAGATAACCACGACTTTTCTTATGTCGTCGGCTTCGTATTCCGCCACGTCTTCTTCGGCCAGAACATCATCAATGAAATATGCTCCCGGTCTGGTAGACGTTGTGAAATATTCCCATGCACCATTGCAGAAGTTGAAACCATTGCCTTCGGCGTCACGGGCGACATAAACCTCTAGTTCAGGATCAAGGCCCTGTAGGCACTCAATCAGTTCTTTGACTTTCAATGATCTTCTGCTTTCACAGTGAAGGGAATGCAACGAAGTTCAGCCGTGATATCCTTGCCTGCAATGGCTTGGTCTAGAACCGGCTGATTTTTCTTTAGTTCGTTTGTGCATTCCAGTTCGGATGTAAAATAGCTCCGGGTTTGTGCGACTTGGGCCACATCGATATCCGGATTATACATCAGAGCGATTAAAATATAGATTGTTGTGGACATGTTCACATGTTCCCTGTGTTCATCGTGTTTCACCAATCAAACAGATATGGCTATGTGTGTATGTGTCCCGTTTATCGAACTGTTTCCCCACGGCTTCACACTTCTCTAGAGTCGAGAAATAGAAGCCACCATTGCCCCATGTATCGCCAATGTTCACATCGACCATCGATACACCTGTACCGGCATACATAATCAGGATAAGCTTAATGAACATTACGCTTCGTCCAGAATTTCGCCCGGAATGCTAAGTCCATGAGAGGCAGCATAAGATCGCATGGCAGCTTCCACGTCATAGACACCTTCAATGCCTAGTTCATCATTAGGCACGACAAAATAATGATCATGGCAGCGCTGCAATTCCACCAAGTCGTCGGTATCGATATTGGAAAACAGGTCTTTCCATGTCCCTCTCCCATAGACCAGAGTCGATATGGAGCCGATTGCGTTGCAGACTTCCGTTCCGTTATCCTTCGTTCGAAAACCAATGAAGTCGTCCGGCACAATGTGACCAATGGCACATTTCAAGCCATCAGGTGTGTGATATTCGCAGCCCAAGCCATCGCTACCCGTGGCACGTTGCCAGTTCTGGCTTCTCATGCCTTCCCAAGCCTTGTCAAAGACTTGCTGCAAATTATCGAATGGCACAGCGTTCGTATCAGTCATTAGATTCCTACCTCGTCGGGTGAAACAGCCGTTTCCGGAACAGGCAGCACAAGATTGTGTTGCTTGGCAAACGCTTCAAAACTTTTTTTGATCTTTTCGGCAATCACATCATTATCATTGTCATAGTGATGAATGACCGTAAAGTCATGGCAATCCTGCAAAGCCGATAGTTCATGCATAGGAATGTTCTTGAACAGTTCTTTCAGTTCATTGTAGGCAGAAGCTTTGTCAGAATCGGCAGCGTAATAGATGCCGGTCATATAATCGACCTTGCCCGGATAATTGTCGCCAGATGCGACAGTGGCAGTCCAGCGGAGTGAGTTTATAGCGCCAGTAAATGGCATTCGATGGATGATGGAGTCAGGAATTGTGTGACCAATGGCACAACGCTTTTGCTTGTCGTGGGTCAGATAGACACAAGAGCCACCACCAAAGGCCGGTTGAAAGTTTTGCTTGGCCATCCCGAGATAGGCAGCATTAAAAAGTTCTTGTAGGTCTTTATATGGATTAATCTTCGTCATAATCGTCCTCCACCAGTTCAGGCGGTTCACTAAATTTTATGTTGTCGGTATCGATTGTATAGTCGCAAGCACCATCGACAATGTAGCCGAACAGCTTTTCATGATACTTTGCCACCCGCTCACGGTCTTCCCAAGTTCGATAATATCGCAGGGAATATGAGCCATCCCCACCATCGGCAATGTAAACATAAATTTTCATGGGAAGATTTATGCAGTTTCAGTTGCAGGCGAACAATCAGGGACAGTCAGCCCATATGCCCTAGCATATTCCTCTAGCCGCTCTTTCATCCTCTCCGGTTGAAAGCTTCGATCATGGCACGATTGCAATGACTCCAGAGCGGATACGCTGATTTTGGAAAACAGAGTCTTCCAATCTTCACTCTTCCGGATGCCGGTTGTTATCGAAAAGAGTTGACCACCATCCGGCCCAACATAGACCAGTTCATCGGGAATACAGTGGCCAATGGCACATTTGGTTTCATTTGCGCCACGATAGGCACAATAGTTTCGGCCATCAGAAGCCTTTATGTTGGCTTGGACAAAGCCTTGTGCAGCCAAGCCACGATAGGCGACGTTGAACACATCTTGCAATGTTTCAAAGGGTTTTATGGAGTTCGCAGAATTCGGTTCCATCAATTTATTCCTTTCTTCTTTAGGCCGCTTCCAACACGGGAATTGTAAGCTCGTATCGCTTGGCAAAGCTTTCCAACTGACGCTTCATGTGTTTGGGATTATCCAAATCCGTTATATCGGCATAATTGGTAGGAAGGCGAGCATTGTCATGGCAAGCCTGCAATGAACACAATGCACTTAGCGGAATGTTCTTGAATAGTTCGTTCCATTCCGGAAAATGTTTCTCTTGCTGTCCCGATGGATCATCATGTGTGTATCCAGTCAGAATGCGATAAAGACTTTTCGTGCCGATATCAGCCGTTACCATTTCATCGGGAACAACATGGCCAATGGCACACTTCGTTCCATTCTCGCCCCGATAGGCACAGGCAACCTGACCGCCCGCAGTAATCGTTATGGCACGTCGCCAGTTCTGTTTTGCGAGTCCGACATAAGCCTTGTCGAAAATTTCTTGTAACGATTCGTAAGGTTTCATTATTTTCCCTCAATCAGATAGATGGTTTGCAGCCTTTGCCATCGGCAAAGATACGACGCCATGGCGTTTGAGAGCCACCAAGGATCATGGGTTCCAGAATGTCGGCAATCTCGGATGGTCGAATGTTCGAATCGTCGTTCAGAGCCACCAATGAACTATATGGGTTCTTGCGAAACCAATGGTTTGCATCATCCAAACGAAAATAGTCCGGATATTCCTTCACGACCTTGAAATGGCCAGAATGCGAGAACATTCCAAGAGCATCTTTGATGGAGTCGGGCAATGAATAGGCATCGCCTTCATACTTCCATTGTTCATTGACATCATCAAAGACCGACGCAACACCCATCACATCGCACATATGACCGAGGCAGCATCGAGCCCTTCCACGACCACGCAAAACACCTTGTGCTTTGTGCAATCCCGGTTTTCGAAGATACGCAATGATCTTCTTTCGGTTCGCTAGAATTTCATCGTCTGTGTAATCAGTTTTCATTCAGTTCCCTCAATCTCATATATGGGTTTGCAGACAGGAGCTAGAAGCGTGTTTATCAGTTCCCAATGATTTGGCTATAGCTCATTTCTTTTCGATCCGAGTCCATGGTGAAACATGACTGTCACCATAGATAATTCCTTCGAGGAAATGGCCGATAGCATCCGGTTGGATTGTTGAGTCATCGTTCAGATTGGCCAGCGAGTCGAAGCAGCCATTTTCATAACGAAAATAGTTGATGTAGCTGTTTTCTTCCTTGGTGTTGTCATAGAATCGACCAGCGGAGTCATTCATGCCAAGGGCAGCGACCAGAGAGTCCGGCAAATTATATTTTTCGTTATCATAGAACCACTCACCAGATGCATTTTTCTTGCCATCTAGGCCCATTGCATCACACATATGACCGAGGCAACAGCGCCCGCCAACGGAGTTGCGCAACTGGCCTTTGGCCTTCCGAAGTTCCGGATTTTTTAGATAGTCAACGACCTTCCGGCGATTGGCCAAAATTTCATCATCAGACCAAAATTTTCCGTCTGTCAGCATGACCATCTTTTATTCCTCCGATGTAGTCGAAGCGACTTCGATTCGCTTCCATGGTGTTCCCGGTCCACCATCGTTTTTATCGATAGGCACGTTCAAGAATTCTACCATGGGAAACCTCCGGTTACATTTTCAAAAGCATAAACACTATCATCAACAGTGTCACGCATGGAATGGTTATGAATAGAATAAGTGTCCAGTCAATCAACGGCGAGTACTCACATAATATTCCATGATACCAGCAACAAGGACAATCGCCATTCCCGTTACGATACCGAGTCCCCAACCATTACCAGAATTGTTAACGGCCATGACGGTCGAGGCACCGACCACGACACCACCAATGGTGTACATTGCATTCAATAGAATTCTCCCACGCAAGAAATTTGCGTTAATACTTTCAGATGTGCAAAAATCCATCATTCACCCGAAGGCACAACGACGAATCTTTGCATGAGATTGGAAGAATACGCAAAAATCTTGCGTGAACGCCGAATCATCAGTGGATAATGGCGTCTTTTCTATAGATGGCCGAAAGAAATGTCAAGAGAAAACTTCGTTTCTCCCAAGCAAAATTGTTCCCATGCGGAGCATTTTCCAAATGCTCACAAGAACATTGCATGAGTTCGATCTAACACGCAAAGATTCGTCATTGCACCGAAGGACAGACCGTGGATTCTTGCGTGTCAGGATGATTTGTTGCAATAATTGTGAGTCCCAGATAGATCGCCACCATCAGGACGAACACAGTCTTTTCCAATCGGTTCCAAGGTCTAAGAGATTTCATATCTACCACGAAACATCTTCGTTCCCCGAGGCATAGTAATATGCCGTTGTCTTCTCCCGAGGATATGTTTTGATAAGCTGAATATGGGCTTCGGCAGCTTTCTTTGTGTCAAATGATTTCACAAATTCCCATTTCTGCCCCAGATGAATGAACCATGGAAACTTTGTTCTTTGATATAGATGATGAACAACTATTTCTGGTGCCAATTCTACTGTGACAATCTTGTATTTGTAGCTCATTGTAACATGTTTCCTAAAGGAAGTTTTAAAACTTCATGGAAGTTGTGCCCGATCTATCGAAAAGTAATGATGATAGCAACCGGATTTGTTGAACACCATTGCATAGACAAAGTTCTGATTGAGTTCATCCTGATACAAATCGATGGCAACGAATGGTTCAGAGGCATTTAGACGGGAAGCCAAGAGCTTTAGTTCTGGTCCAGTCATAGTTTTGATATATGAAAGCTTATATTGCCGATCTTTTATGATGGCTTTCAGTTCATCAGAATGAACACAGGCAGCATCGGTGGCATTCAATACCTTGCCGGTTGGGTATTCTGTGAATACTTTTCCCGTAGCCCGTGCAGAAGCCACCATGAAGATTAGTGCGAATAATGCGAGAATTGCGATTGCGATCACTAGAATTTTGCCGGGTGTGGTCATTGTGTTCCTTTGTGTTCAGCGGATTGCGATGTTTTCTTGCAAGGATGTTGTGTTGTGTGAGTGAGTCATAGAGATTGTTTGCATGATTTTCTTAGTGAATGCAAAAATGTTCGTTCGAACGGAATCCTGTTTTTCGGCCATTTGCGAAAAATGTCACGTATTGACATGTCCCATGTCCGATACTGTCTCAATATACTAACCGGTACTAATCTATAACCAGTTGCAAATCGAAACCAGTGGGGTTCATGGGAAACCAGTTCGGTTATAGATCGTCGATATCATGGAAATGGGCATCATTTGCCTTTTATGGCACCTAGCAATTCGAACCACATGGCCCATAGAGCCGTATAGATCGCCACAGGCATATTACCATGATAAGCGGAAATTAGCGACGATACAGTGAATGCAACGATAATGATTGCACGAATAAGTTTAATTATAATGTATGCTTTGGTGTTTGTTGTGTTCATCGGTTCCATTAAAAGTCCCCCTGATACTCAGTTCCCGGCTTCACCAGTTCGGCTTTGCAGACCGGACAGGCCACCACCATTTCGGAACCACAATCGCCCTTTCTCCAATCCTTCTCTTCAATTTCGAGGACGGATTTACAGAGGTGACATGTCAGTTCAAGCGGTGCATATTGTGGTAATGGAGAATGGACTTTGATTTTCATTTTTTAGGATCAATCCTTTGATCATAATTCATTTCAATGGCGATATATCGAAACAGTCGATTTGACTTTCTGAAAAGACTTCATGCGGACCATGCCACAAGCCCGTGTAATGATACTTTGCCAGTATGCGAGTCTTGGCATTGATGCAGGCATCCATGGAGTCCATTGGAACAATCGTCGGAACCGTATTGCCGCCATAGGTATAGGTGAAAATGATAAGTAAAACTTTGATCATGGGATCAATCCTTTGACCTGATTGTTATGACTTCAAATTGTCCGGTAGCGGTTTAACGTCCCAATCTGATGGAGCCGCAAACGGTTCTGGATTGGTGCGTGGTGGCATATTTTCGGGTTTCATCTCGGGAATAATTAACCCATTGATTACTGCGAAATTGGCCAGAAGCGTTTTCATCTTCTCCGGATCGTCTTCAATTCCAATGCTTCCGTCTGTGTAAATCGTTGCCTTGTCATGGCAATCCTGTAATTCGGCAAGTTTCGTTTTCGAAATATTCTGGAAAAGTTTCTTCCATCCTTTAGCACAGTCTAGTGCAGACCAAAACGGAATTGAGTTGACTTCCGGATCATACAATTCATCAGGTATCAGATGGCCCACGGCACATTTCTTTCCATCAGAGGCACGATAAAGACATGATGAGCCATAGCGACCCATGCCAAATGAGCGGGTAAATCCTTGTGCAGCAAGCCCGAGATAGGCTTTGGTGAATGCCTCTTGTAGGTCTTTGTACGGAACAATTTCGTTCATTTTATTTTCCAAATATTTTGGGTTGAAAGTTTTCATAGTTTCGAATGCGCTTTTCTTGCGCACGTTGTTCTGCTTGCTCTTGTTCACTCCGGATGATGGAATCCCCGAGGAAGAACGCCAGAAGCACGACAAGCGCTGCAATCATAACCCAGATAATGACCAGCGGATGCAGTGCGATATAGGGAAAGCCGGTTGTGACCAGCCATTGCCAGAGCAAAACCATAATCTGGAAAAGCCAGACAACGAGAAAAGCAAATGCGCACAAGGCAAAGGCGAAAAGAGTAAGAACAACAAGCCCGAGGAAAATGCGCTTGTTCACATCTTCAAAGCTTAGATTTTGATCACGAAATTTCAATGGGATTCACCTTCCTCCGGTTCCCAATCAAACCAGCGGTTGACGCTTCTCTTTTCACCAAACGCCTTTTCAAGTTCCCATTGTTCGGCGGCCGTCAGTCCGTCGATGGCTTCGATGTCCTCTTGCGTGAACATATCGCCAGCCGTGCCTATGGAAATGTCATCAGTCGGATCGAGAATGGCGTTGATCGGCTTGCCATGACCCTTGAACGTTTGTCTCAGGTCTTCCCGCTCTTGTTCAAGGCGCTGATTGTCGATTACGTCATTTGCATAGATCGAGCTTTGCCGTTCGAATTCGCCCGGATAGAACCAAATCTTTTTCATGGCGTCTCTCTCATAGTAATCCTGTGTCAATTTTCGGATGTATGGGGATAGCCCTGCTATCCTTTCCGATGGCTGATTGAATGCCTCTCTTTCCCACACAGAAGGCCGTAGGAGAGCGTTTCCGAGTTTGTAGGACAGGACCAGCACCCAAGATAAAATAGCGCTTAAAATGAGCGCAATTCCGATGTAGGGTACAAGGTAAAGCAGAGCGAAACAGACAGCGCCCGCCGATATGATCAGGAGCCCGAGCCCGAGACTTGTAAAGAAATGGCGATCAAGCGGCGGCATCAATCAGTCCTTTGGTGGATGCAGAATGTTCAAAACATTCATGACACCAAACATTGTGGTGTGTTGTTGCGAAGTCATGGGTATTGAATGTGCTAGTCTCGCAAGACTGATAAGAGCTTCACGAACGGCAAACAGTTGTGCCGGTGAAAGCTGCTTTATGTGTTCGGCAACGATGGCGACTCGCTTGTCATGTGAAAGCAAATAACCTTGGCCGTTTTGATCATCGATATCCATTGTTCAATGCTTCGTTGGCGTGTCGAATTCGCCCGTGTAATAGAGCGAGTTTTGCATATAGGCACGTTGTTCCAGTTCATCGACTCTTCGTTGAACAGCGTCGAGCATGATACGAGTCCGCATGAGATTGATCGCAGCTTGTAAATCTGTCCGTCTCTTGCCGAACACGGTCCCGGCAGCAAAGCCTATCGAGCAACCAACACAAAGCATCAGAAACGACATGTCACGATTCCTCATTTTTCAGACCCATATCCGGCGTTACACCGCCAAGCGCAAAGTCGATATCATTGTCCATTACTTTGATATCGTCGGCATCCAACTCGGGTTCGAACGAGGTTGTATCGACATCGATCACATCGCCCGTAAAGTTCGTGCCAAAGAAAGTGGCTTCGGTTCGTTCAAGCTCTTTCAAGCCCTTTTCAATATCAATTGAGCGGTTCGGATTGATGTAACATTCGCCCGTCAGTTCCGCATGGCGCAATCGATAGAATTCGATCAAGGCAATTTCCTTGGTACGAAATGGGCCGTGATGGAGCCCGGTTGTCGATGGAAAATACCAATCGCCTTCTGGCGTTCCTCGCAACATCAGCAATTCGGTGTGAACCATCGGCAAATCGATTTCTTCGATTTCACCTTGTTCATTTGTGCGATACGCCATGGGCCATACATCCTATTTTTTCAGCTTGTTCACATTCGTCGCTCAATGAGCCAAAGCGCCTTCGACAATTCACCCCAAGTGCTTGATTTTAAAAGCGCATGTTCGAGTCGTGGCGGTTTTGAATCCCGTCCACAATATACACTCTCATGCTATCCTTTGTCAAAAAATATGACCAGCGAGCTTGGCCGAATCTTTTCTTACCAAACTTGGCCTTGGCAAATTGTGCAATCGGACAATTTTGCGTGTCATCCGGATCATATAATTCGTCCCTTGGTTGTTCTTTCACGAATGCACGAAAGCGTGACCAAATGGTGTTCGGATGGTTAGGCGCATTGTCCGTCTTAGGATCAATCGTCTCTGTTGTCGAAAGCATCATTGTAATTCCGTTCATTTTTGATTGCAGACGGAAGCGGTTTAGACCAAAAACGAGAGTCAAGTAGTTTGGTAATCCATGTCGCCAATAGCGCAAAGAAGCCGAGCAATGAACCAAGAACGATAGCGCCTATGGCATCTCCATATGTTCTTGGTTTCATCCAATACCAGATGCACCATACCCCCGATACGGAATGTGCAGCGACTAGAAGAACAATCGGACCAATTTCCATCATTGGAATGTCTCTTCTATCCAGTCGGCAATCATCGGAAATGTCGAACCGGAATCATTCATGCGAACAATGTGACCTAAATCCAACAAATTCCACCCATAGTAATCCATCGATTGGCCACGAACGCCAGCTAGTGTTTTGAGATGCCAAGCAAGTCCGGATGCACAATAACAAATCGTGTCGTTTTCTTCATCGTACCATTCCGAAACATAGAATGTTTGCGTGTATTCTCCGCTTCTAAGAGCTTCGATGAGAGTTTGCCGATGTTTCTTTTGTTCTTCGGCAGTGAAAATTGTGTCACTCATTAGGTGTATTTACATCTTTCTTAAAATTTTGATCGAGCCATACCCAAGGCGAGCCCGGCGACTTTGAAAGTAACTCACATTTCCATTGGGGTTCATGCGCCATACATTTTATCATCCATTTGAGATTGTCATTCTCATTGGACAGAGCAATCTCTTTTTCTGTAGGCGTTCCCGACATAATAGCAGAAAGCATTATGACGGTAACGAACAAATAACCAAACAGAATAAGCGAAATGAATTTATGTTTTGATCCAAAGCCTTCGATAAAATCAATAAGTATCGTCTCAAACATATTCCCCGATACGAGGTTTCTTTCTTGCTGGCTTGAGTCGGGCATCTTCGGTTTCCTGTACATTGGTTAAGAACAAACGTCTTGGTTCACGGCGAATGATGCCAGCTATCTTGTTGAAGTTGAAACCGGCAGCATCATTGTCATACAGAATGGAGCGGTTCTCTTGCCGCTCCACATCAATATAATTGCCTTGCGATGATTGCAGACCTACCCACTTGCAAGCCTGCAATGAAATGTAGTCGAAAGACATAGAGCGAACGGCATAGAATTCGCTTTGATTGTCGCCTTGTTCGAATTCGCCACCAGACAGAAGCTCTAGAACGCCCATTGCGCAATAAAGCTTTCGCCCATTGATCAGTTTGCAGAGCGCACCAACACCTTTCCGAAATTTTCCGGATTCGAGAGCTTGCGCCCATTTTTCCCGATTTGCCTTTTGTTCGGCAAATGACAATTCCCGTCTATCGACCATGGTTGCCTCACTAAAGCCAGATGACAGGTGTGTGTTGCTGATACTGCCCGAGCTTGCGCAAATGGTCTACCGCAGTCAAAGCACAGTTGGCGGTCCTTAGAACACCATCAAATGCAATGAAGGAAACAGGCGGTAACACGCCATCTTTGCAGAGCCCGTCGATAGAGCCTCTATGTTGATCTTCTATGGCCGTTAGAATTCCTCGCTTTGCACAATCGGCTAGATATTGTGCCATGGTCATTTTCTCGACATTGCCGCCGCTCATGTCATTCATCGATCACTCCGGTTTCTTGGTTAGAAGTTCCTTCAAATTGCTTCCCAATGTGCCGTCTGGTGACATGTAACGATCAAGCACCGGCTTGGGTACAGAGGCAAAATTTTCCCGCACATTTTCATGACACTTTTGTAGTGTCGCCAATACTTCTGGCGAAATATCAACCGAATTGCTCCAATGGCCATCAATTTTGCCGTCTTGGTGCACGGTCAATTGGGTATTCAACATGCTGTTACAGGCTTGGATTGCCTGAACGAAATCCGGCGTTGAAAAATATGTTTTGGTGCAGGACGCAAGCTGAAAAAAGCAAAATGCACCAACGCCAGCGAGAGCGGCATAAAAACACATTTTGTTGATCGGAATGTCGTCCGAACGCTTGGACGTATCGAGCATTGGTGAAGCTTCTCTATTTTCGTAAAAATTTCGTGGCATTGTTCATACTTTTGGCAGAATGTCAAGCCACTAAAGGAATAGAATCGATAAAATCAATTTCCTCTTTGGTCAATTTTTCCAGATTGTCGATTGTTCCATGGAAGAACGTATCTTCCGCAATTTCCAACCCATCAACAAACCAATAACCTACTAGCTCTTGGTTTCGAACGCCACGAAATGGACTGATATTATACATGTTATGGCTTCCATCGACATGATCGCATTGTTCTTGCGTCATCACATAGCAACCATAGACATGAACGCCGTTTAAATCACGACATACCGAAAGGTATTCGTCGCCATTGGTGAGCGTGAACTGGAATTTTTCCCATTCACCAATCGATTCTATTAGGTCTTCTAGCCACGTGAAATAGCAGCGCCGACCATCCACCACGCAATGGCCATTGTATACGATGCCGTCCCAATAGAACAGTGTCTTACGGTCTTGTGGAATTTCGATGTGTGGTTGGAAATCAGCCCGAGTTTTCTCTGATACTTTGGCTCTAATCTTGTCTTTTCGCATTTTTCGTCCCGAGCTTGTATTTCTTAAGGAATTTTTTGCATTCCTTGACATGATCTTTGACGATTTGGGCGACCGCCAGAGCATCGCCCGAGTCGCTTTCTTCAACATCCATCGTAAAGAATATCGAAGGTCCAAAATGACCGTTGAATTCGATTTGAGATATACCCGGAAGCTTGGTAAGCTTTTGTTCCAAGTCGTCTGGAATATCCTTGTAGTGGTTCGAATTCAGGTTCTCACAATCTGTGATGGCGAGAAAATCATCGTCATCTTCCAGATCGATTGCGCAATTGAATGATGAAATGCGACACTTCATTTTCATGCGTTGTCCAGCCATTGGTTAAGCGCCTCAACCAATGTGTTGAACAGCCGCTTCGTTTCGTTGTCTTTGGCCACCATTTCGTAACCGGCTAGGCGATCAACGATAGATTGGACATAGTACGTGTCCAGTCGCACCATCGCTAACACGCAATGATGCATCATTTCGCCAACTGTAACCGCTTCAATCAGTTGGCGATCATTTGGCCACTCTGGATATTTTTCACTCATTCGAGCCCAAGCCTCTTTTCTTCCTTGGCCATTTCAGCCAATGCAGCCCTTTGTGCGGCTTCTTCGGCTTCATATTCGCTCTTTTCCTTGAAGGTCAGAACGCCATAAAGTTCTTCAAGCCGTCCGAATGAAAATTCCCACACATAGTGGTTGTCGGACAGTTTGAGAATGTCCGGAAAATCCCGCACATCCAAACCGGCTTCGGTGGCATCGATTTGAAATTGCAGATTGTTGTTCAGCCCGGAATTGTTGCGAATTTTCACGAATTTCCGCATACGAGCGATGTTCAGCTTGTCTCGGAATTCATCCTTTCTTGCCGCCTTCGTCATTGCCCAAGTTCCTCTTTACAATGTCAGCACATTTCGGATGAAAATAATCACGAAATGGCTTGCCGTTCTTGATCAACCGAAATGCCACAGTGCCTTTTGGTTTCCCGCAATGGCCGCATACACGTTCAACAAATTTTGGTCTTGGGTATGCGTCTGGCACGATTCGAGTCCTTTTCCCGATCATATAATGAGAATGTAGAGAATGTCAAGCCCGGTAGGGTTTAATGTTGGCATATAAATAGATTCACATCAACCATGGAATCTATGTCGAAATGCCTTTTAATATCAACGATTTCCTATCCAACCTGAACAAGGGCGGCGTTGCCAAGTCAGCCAATTATGAAGTCATGATTCAGCGGCCTTTCGGTAACACGTCAGGGCAAGAACGTGACATGATGTTCAGAGTATCAGCTTGCACAACTCCCGGCAGACGAATTGATACGACTGATATTCAAGATTATTCAATGCCTCGTTACGTCGGATATCAAACACAATTGGAAGATGTATCCATGCGTATCCTTCTTTCCGAGGATTTGCGTGAAAAGGAATATTTCGAGGAATGGCTAGACGCTATCGGCGGAAATTATCGTCTAGATCAATTGAATTCTCAAATGTTCGACATCGGGTTCTATGATGACTACGCTCTAAATACAGTGGTCCAAATCACTCAATTCGACGCCACAGGCGAACCAACACATATCCACACACTCAAAGAAGCTTACCCAATCTCCGTAGGATCATTGGACGGTTCATGGGACACCGATGAAGTAATGTATCTTGATGTAATCTGGAAATACAGATTTTATACTTCCCTTATACTTTAACAGAGGATAAATTTTGCTACCTACTATTTCTGTCGCTACTTATACGACAAATTTGATCAGTGATAATAGAAAAGTTGAATTCAGACCATTTCTTGCGAAGGAACAGAAAGCTTTGCTTATGGCCATCGAAGGAAACGATATTCAGGAAATCATCCATTCGGTTATGAACGTTTTGAAAGCTTGCATCATTACGCCCGGCATTGATGTCTTCAAGCTTCCATCATTCGACATTCAGCACTTGTTCCTAGAATTGCGCAAGCGTTCGGTGGAGGAAGTCATAGAGCTAAAAATGCGTCATCCGGAAAGCGATCATTCCGAATGTCAACATGCACAAAAGATCACACTGAACCTGAATTCGGTTGTGGTTGAACGTGATCCGACACATACAAAGAAGATTAAGATTAATGATGATATTGGTGTGGTTATGAGATACCCAAATTCTAATATGTTTGAGAAATATGCGGGTGGAACAGTTCAGAATGTGTTTGGTTTAATTTCTGAATGCATCGAGTCTGTATTCGATAAGGAAAATGTGTACTCAGAGTTCACATTACCAGAGATTTCCAAATGGCTTGAACAACTAACACCAGAACAATTACAAATGATTACGAATTTCTTCCATACGATGCCTTCACTACGTTTTGATATCAAATACAAATGTAAAGGATGTGGGGAAGATGTAGAACATCGTTTGGAGGGAATATCTGATTTTTTTATCTAGGGATGTGTCATGATAGCCTAGAAAATCATTACATGCAAAACTTCTATCTCATGTTCGATTATGATCAAAATATGGATTATTGGGATAACATGATACCTTTTGAGCGTGAAATTTACATGACCATCCTAGCCCAACGAATTGAAGAGAGACAACAACAAGCGGCCCATGACAGACAATAACGGAACAGCACAGACACCGCCGCAAGGCAAGCCACAGTTACCAACACCCCCAAAAACAGATATTTGGGGACGGGAATTGCCATTGCCTGTCGTCAATCCCAATCAGAAACAAGATGATGAAAAGCGTGACAAGGCGCTTGCAAATTCTATTGAAAAGGTCGTGTCTGAAAATTCCGAAATCATGTCGGATATCGTCAAGCAGTTCAAGGTTTACACGGACTCCATTCGAGCATCCAACCAAAACTTTCTATTGAAACAAGGCCGTCTCATGCTGGCCGAAATGCGCAAGTCGTTCTTGGCTACCATGGCTGATGAGGCCGCTAAGTCTGGTGACGATGCTAAGGCCGGAACGGTAAACTATACTTTGCGTGTAGTCACCAACAATCTCGACCGTTTGATTAAAGAACAGGAAGAAAACAACAAAGCTGTTCAGGAGAAAATGGACAAGGCGAACCAAATCGCCTCTGAAAATTTACAGAATGCACAGGCCGAATCAAAGGAAGACGCCAAGGCCCGCAAAGCCAAGGAAAAAGCCGATCAAAAGGCTGAAATCCTTCGCAAAAAGAAGGAGGCCGAGGAAAAGGAAAATTTCAAAGAAGGCGCATTCATTAAAAATATTAGAAAATTTTTGATAGGGCAGACAGCCGCAGAGCGCCGTGAAGAAGCCAAGAAAAATCCTAAGCGCAGTGGCGGCATATTGGATTTGGACTTCTCAATTGGTGGCCTTGCTAATCTATTGATGAAAATCACATTTGGTGCAGCCGGTTTATTCGCAGTTCTTGGCACCAAAGGTGTGGATCAGTTGATAACAAAGCTCATTCCGTCATTGGTCGAAATAGCAACTGTCATCAATGACAAAGTTATCGACCCTATGATGAATACTTTGTTCAAAACTTTGAAAGACGTTGTTATTCTTCCTGCTTTAAAACAACTTGGTTTGAAGGACGAAAATACTCCCGTAACTGATTTGTTGTTCGATAAGAGCAAAGGTCAGAAGCCTAAAACCATGCCGGACTATAATCCTATGGAACCCGATGGCTCATTCAATCCTTTTGATCTTAAGCATTCAAAGAAAGTACTAAGCGACGTTTGGGACGCTGCAACCAATTGGTATCATGAAATGGTGAAAAAGCAGGATATCATTAATGGTGCCGTGTCGCAGCCTAACCCTCCGGTTATCCTGAATTCCAATGAATATGCAATGCAACAGCAAGCGGAAAATGGTCCAAGAGCCTTGGCCGCAGGCGAGCGTAAAGCACGTTCATTAGACGAAACACCACTTCCATACAGTAAGCCAGAAATCGACAAAAATCCTTTGTCGAAACAGGACATGCTCGTCGCCAAGATGGCACAGGAAGACGAGGACAAAGCCCGTGCTTCTCGCATATCTAGCGCAATGGAAATCAAATCGGCACGTGAAGATGCTTTGCCTCAATCGTTCAAGGATTCCGTGAATAATTTCTTCGGAACAGTCGCCAAGAAATTGGATGATGAACGTAAAAAGGAAAAGAAAGATATTGCCGAAAAGAAGACACAGATTGGCAATGCGTTCGGGTCATGGGTTTCCGGTTTGGAAAGCGCTATGCAAGATACTTTCAAAAGCTTTGTCGATAGTGTGTCCAATTCTAGCAAAACCAATGATTTTCAGATGATGTTGAATGGCATGGATGCCATCGGCAACGGCAATTCCTTCAACAATTTGCTTGATAGTATGGATAAATACAAAGCTACAACTGACAAAATGAAAGCGGACACAAGAGTTAAACCTACACAACCCGCTCCAATCATTGTTCAAGCACCAAGCACGGTTAACCAATCGACCAATGTTTCAAATGGAACAACGATTAATGCCGGTGTTGGTGTTGGCAATAGAAGAAAATTCCTTGGAAGATAATGCCAGCTTTTACCATACAACGCATTCTTGAAGACGCTGCAAAGAAAAACCAGATTTTCCAGAAAAATGAAGAATCACACAAATGGTTCTATGAAAGGGCTAGAAGAACATTCGTAAGTTCTTCTAGCCTTATTCGTGAGTACTCACAATCTGATTTGAGAACGACAACACAACTTCAAATTGGATGCCTGTATTTTTTCTTCTATGACCCAAAATGGAAGGATGAGCTACCATATTATGATCGCTTCCCGTGTGTGTTTCTAACTGATGTGTGGAAGGATGCAGGCGGGCGCACACAATATGCCGGTCTGAACCTTCACTATCTTCCATATAAACAACGTGCATTGCTTATGGATGCACTGCTTGATCTAGAGAATAACGCCACTCTCACGAAAGATAAGAAGCTCAAAATTTCGTATGGAATTTTAAAAAAGGCAGCAGCGAACAAGTGGTTTCGCCCCACATATAAGCGCTATCTAAAATCTCACATTCGCTCTCGTCTCGTTAAGGTTCCATATGAAGAATGGACAGTAGCGACATTCTTACCAGTTCAGGAATTCGAGAAAGCCACAGTGCGTGATGTGTGGGCCGACTCTATTCGTCGCATTCAAGGCAAGCCACGAAAGCCTAGAAACAAGTCGGGCAAATCTAGTTCTGTAAAGCCTACATCGGTTAAGGCAGTGAAACCAAGACGTAACCGAAATACACCAACAAAATAAGGGATTTTTGAACTAACTTATGAATTTATTTACTAAAGACGAAACCAAAGCATTTATTAAGTACTTCGCCATTAAATATATGACTGACACTTACTTTGAATTTAATGAGGAAGTGACAAGGAAAACTTTCGAAAGAAAACTTAACGCTAAGCTAGAAAAGCTTAAGTATGTAACGCCGATTGAAAAATGGGTTGTAGCATGTGATGAAAACAATAACACACAATCGATTATCGATGGTAATCTATTCGTTGCTGATATCTACATGAAGTTCGAAGGCGATGCAGATTTCGAAATCTTCAATTTAGTTGCTACTCACACAGGAATAGATATGTCAGAAATACATGGAAATATTCTGATGCCAAAGGAAGAATAAAAAAGACTAAATGTATAACGGGTTGGAATACCTCCGGGGCACGGGCGAGCAAATCGACTATACCCCGGAGATGCAGGCAGAAATCGTAAAGTGCTATAAGAGCTACGAATACTTTGTAGAAAACTACATTAAGATTGACGACAACTCCGGTAATCTCAATCTAATCAAGCTATACGATTATCAGAAGCGTCTACTTAATCTTATTCACTCAAACAGATTCGTTATTTGTAAGTTCCCTCGCCAATGTGGCAAGACTACTTCGATGGCGACCTATATTGTTTGGTGTATCATCTTCAAAAAGCGTTTCAAGGTAGGTGTTGCCGCCGACAAGGACGAAACGGCGACAGAAATTATGGATCGTGTGAAGACCGCCTATGAAAATCTGCCATATTGGATGCAGCAAGGCGTTAAGAAATGGGATGCTCACAAAGTCGTGCTGGAAAATGGTTCCCGTGTTGACGCTTCTGCTACCACCAAAAAGACCATGCGTGGTAAGACCTACAACCTTGTTTTGCTTGACGAATTTGCCTTCGTTGACCAGAACATTGCCGACCCATTCTATACCGCTATTTACCCCGTTATTTCGAAGTTCAATCCTGCCCTTCGTATCGAGGACCAGACAAAGCTTGTGATCATCTCGACGCCGAACGGCATGAATCACTATCACAAGCTCTATGTGGAAGCGGAAAAGAAACAGAATACTTTTAAGAACATCGAAATTCGCTGGTATGAAGTTCCGGGCCGTGATGAAAAGTTCAAGGAAGAAACGCTTCGAAACATCGGTGAAGACCGTTGGGAACAAGAATATGATGGCTCATTCCTTGGTGCCTCTACCAGCTTGATTCCACCTAAGAAGCTCAAAACGCTTACTTGGGAAACGCCATTTGAAACATTCGAGGATATGGAGTTTTATCGCCAGCCCGAGCCCGGCCACACTTACTTCATTTCTGTTGACGTGTGCCGTGGTCGTGGTTTGGACTATCACGCTATGTCGATTATAGATATCACTCAGCTACCATATGTTGTGTGCGCTACGTATCACAACAACGTATTGGACACGATGCTTTATCCAACTCTGATTGTGAATATGGCCAAGAGATACAATGATGCTTTTGTGCTTATCGAGTTGAATGATATCGGTAAGCAAGTCGCTGATATCTGTGTGGAATTAGAATATGAAAATTTGCTCTCGACTGCTTCGAAAGGCCGTTCAGGACAGGTCTTGACGGTTGAAACTGGTAATGCCATGGGTCTTACCATGACGAAGCCGGTCAAATCGACAGGCTGCTCTAACCTTAAATCATTGATTATTAACGACCAATTGATCCTGAACGATTACAAATATATTCAGGAATTGACCACATTCGAAATCGCCTCTGGTCAATATAAGGCAGCGCCCGGTGCGCATGACGATATGGTCATGTCTTTGGTAACGTTCGCATGGGCGACAACAGAAGTTTACTTCCAAGATTTGTTGGATGCTAACATTCGTGAAATGTTGTTCACAAAGCGCATCCAACAAATGGAGGAAGATTTAGTGCCAGTTGGATTCCTAGGTGAAATGGCTGGCGAAGACGATATAGTTGATTTCTAATCGGTGAACTTGATCAATTCGCCTTCAACGGAGTCGATGATTAAAAGACCTTTCTTGGTTCCCATTTTTAGGAAAGTTCGAAACCAATAATCTTTTGACGTTGGTATGAAAAGGCTATCGCAGATAATCCAATCGTACTTCTTTTCGGCATACACCAACAAATGTAGCCAGTACTGATAACCGCCTGTAGCAGGCATGGCTTTCACACCTTCATGAAGCTTGAAAGCCTTTAATGCATCGATCTTGTTTTCAAGATAGAGAACACGTTCCCCGCACATCGCCCGCTGATTGGCAAAATTGACCATGAATGTGGTTGCGCCACACCCCCGAGGAAGTCTGTATTCAAATATGCGTCTACAGTCATTGTCGGTTTTTTCGATGTCTTCCTTGATCGACTCAAATGTGTCCATTGATCGAAAAATGCCTTTTCACGTTGTCAGGAATTTCATTCCATTGCGAAGTTCGCATTGAAATGTGGTTCAGATAGCGGCTGTTCATGAAACCATTGTGAAAGTAGCCGATAATCAGTGCCAGTTCGTATGTGGTGATATCTTCCTTTGGTTCATAAGAAAGGTTGATGCTTCTGTCCCACGTTTCTTTGGCTTGCATATTGAAATTCAGAGAAACAATATCGGGAATATTAACCAAACCAACAAATCTCCACCAAAGGCAGCTTTGCAGGATCAAACGGTTTGCCTTGTGCTGCAAACTTCTTACGGCGCAATTCGACTTGCTTGTCAGTCAGCCCAATCCAATGAGCCGTATATTCGATTTCGTTTGAAGAAAGATATTTAATGAGCTTATCGAGTTTGTCGAAATTAGCTTCGTTGAAGAATCTTGTTTGCATCTTCTTTGTTGTCGTCCTTTCCGATGAAGAATAAACCAGACATGGTTGCAAGTTGCGTAATGAAAAACATTTTCACCGTTTCTTCTTCAAATGGTGAAGTATATTCATCATACATTAAACCGAAAATCTGAACACCATTGTCATCTAGGTGATACAGTTCAAAGTATACATCATGTTGAATAGAGTTACAACAAAGAATAGTTCCCTCAAACCCTCTTCGAATTGTTGTTATCACATCTTCATCAGTACCGGTAAACCTTGAAATTTCTATGATCCGTTTGTTGTTATAGCGTCCAATCAGATCGTGTATTTTTGACATGTGATAGCCTCTTCTTTGGTTGTTATAGGGCCTTAGATGCCAAACTCTTCCTTGAATTGATGACGGAGCTTGGCAAATTCTAACAGTCGATCCTTTGTATGCCCTTGAAAAACTTGAAGAGTTCCAAATTCATCCACAACTAGAATTCGATACTTATTTATGGAAATGCCTGTGCGCTCCCTAAACATTTCGGAATAGACGTTGACTTGCATTCGATAGCCTTCAACGTATTCTTCTTTTTTCTCTTTCGTGGTGCCCTTGAAGTCCACAATTTCAGGTTCTTCAAATTGGCCGATTAGATCGGTTCGACCAGCGGTCTTGAATCGTGTCGAATAGAGAGGCGTTTCGATGCACCAAGCCTCTTTCATGTTGTCGTCCAGATGCTTGCGCAACGTGTTGAACAACGAACGATGAAATGGTGTTGGCGGTGACACAGGTAGACCGGAGATATAGTCTTCCATCATCTTATGGATGATGTTGCCACGTTCAGCCGCCCGATTACGCTGGAATTCGGCTTTCTCTTCGCCTAGTCGCTTTTTCCATCTTTCGAGCCCTTCCTTGGCCCGCAATGAAAGCACAGTGGTTACGCTTGGAAATTTCCCCTCTGGCGTGAGATAGAAGCGCATATTATTTTCATTTACCGTCTCAATGTCCGGTAGATCGAAATCTCTCAATTCTCTTCGGAGTCCGGATGATCTTCCCGGTGGATTTCATGAGCATAGGAAATGCCTTCCCAATTATCGACGCCAGCGGCTTCAAGAGAGTCCAACCAAGCATCACGGCGGAGCAATCTATTATATTCTTCAAGTGTAATTGTAATATTTTCCATTAATTTTTACCAGCTAAAATCGAGTGTATGACTTGTATATCCACTATCAGTATATTCTACAGAATAATAATTTTGTTTAACTTTCACACCCGGCAATTCTTCTTCTAAGAGACGTGTCAAATCATCCCAATCATAATTGAAATAAACTCCATTGTCACCATTACGAATATAACACGATGGCTTATCTTGGTCAGCCGCAGCTTTCAACTTTGCTTTGATGGTTTCTATATGTGTTTTGACCCATTCCACTTGATGATTGTAGCGGTCTTGGGCCTCTTTTTCTTTTCTCTTTTCTTCAAGTTCAGATAGCAAAGCATTTTCTTCTTCAATTCTTTTGCGAGCCTCTTGTTGGGCTTGCCTTAGTTCTTCTGCGAAACTATATGCAGACATTATTCTTCCTTTTCATATAGGCATTCGCCGTCTATTTCCTCTTGCGTAGCATATCGCAATGTGGCGAATTCAAATTCTTCATCGTCATCAGTGGTCCAGCCATCGCCACGGTAATAATGACCGATGACTCCTTCCATGACATACCAACCGGGCTGTAGGTCTTCACAAAGCAGATATGTGTTCAACCAATAATCGATGCCGCAACCCTCTGCCATCCAAAAAGCAGAGCCGGTGAACATGAAGACTTCAATATCGTACTCTGGATTACCACGCCAATCATCAACAAGGCCATGGATTCTAAACAGAATTTCGCCGGGCTCTTTGTAGGAAGGCGGATCATATTCATCGCCTTCGTAATTGGCTTCGATTTCGACGAAAAATTTATCTAATTCATCATTCATGGAATTATTATGCAATCAAGAATCATAATCCCAACTATCAACCCGATACAAATATAATCGATGGTGGTCATTTCTTCTCCCATTGAAAAAGAAGCTGATTATTCTTCATACACTTATACACAACCTTTAGGTCATCTGGATTTGGCATAGAATAATCAATGACAATTTTACCGTCACTTTCAAGACAGGAAAGACGTTGGTTTATTTGGTTGATTTCTTTATCGTAATGACTGGTGATGCCGATGATAAGGCCCACAAACATACCCATTACCGCAAGGATAAATCCGTTTATCACATTGTGTCCAATATTGTTTTAACACGGGAAGCATCAATCTTACCCGCACATTTCTTCATGACTTGCCCGACAAACCAGTTCCGAAGTGCTGGCTTAGTTTGGGTATTTGCCCATTGTTCTGGATTCGCTTCGATAGCGTCTTTGAGTGCCGCCGTTATGTCATCATCCGAGATTTCAGCGAAGGCATGACGTGACCGAACGATGTCGTAATCTTCGGACAGTTCAGGCAGCATGGCCTTTTTCTGGTTAAAGGTGAGCTTATCGTTTACCAGACGAATGAAAACTTCTCGCTTGGTCACTTTGAGAGCCGCAACACCAGTTTCCTTGGCAATAGCGGCAACCGGGCCGATAAAGAGCTTGATTGCGTCTTCCTTGTTCTCACAGGCGCTCAGCATGTGACAGAAATCAACCCAACTGGACTCGCATAGGTTCACAAGCGCATCGGAAGTCTTTAGATCGATATCGATCCCATAGCGTTTTAGATAGGCGATTGGCGGTTCGATGAACCAAAATTTGGTCAAATAGGCTTCGTCTGTTAGTTTTGACCAAGACCAGACGAAGCCGCTTTTTTCGTTTCTGGATTTTCCGGTAATCCAGTCACCATTCACAATCACGTCGAAATGCGTGATTACATCGTCAGACATTGATTAAAGGTCCAATTCGTCTCTAGATAGAATCCACTCACGGACCACGCCACTTCTTATTACGTCATCCACATCGAATTCAACAGATTTGAACGAAGGCATATTTTCAAGAATTCTAATGGCCGCAGGACCACCAGAAACTTCATACTTTTTCGTCAAATCGTTTTGTTTTGTATCGCCTGATACGATAACTCGACTGTTCTCACCAACACGGGTGATGACAGTGTGAATTTCCATCATTTGTGCATTTTGGAATTCATCGAGTATAACGATAGAATCCCGCATTGTCAAGCCTCTTAGGTAAGATGTGGTCGTAAATTCGATAACGCCCATTTTCTTTAAGGTTTCATATGCGTTTTCACGATTGAACAATTCCGCACAAATTCCAACATATGGAAGTTCATAGATTTTCGCTTTTTCAGCAAGCGAGCCCGGCAAGAAACCAGAATCTTTTGAAGGCGTCATGGAGCGGATGATCACGACCTTTTTCAATTCAGAGCCGGGAGTTAGAACCGCTTTCAAGGCCAGATAGAGCGAGCAAAAGCTTTTACCCGTTCCGGCTGTACCATACATCAAAAGGTGATAGTCTTTTTTGAAGGCATCGAAAGCCTTTTTCTGGTTAACTGTTTTTGGCTGAACATCGATAAGGTTCAGCGGCGATCTTTGTTCAGAATAATGTTGATTGGGTTCTTTATCGACCTTGGCCCCACGCCCACGTTTTACTGTTTTGTTATATTTCTTCTTTGAAGGTGCCGTGTCAAAGAAATCGTCTAAGAAGTTGTCCAATTTATTTTCCTGTTATTGTTGTTATTATGGGACACATGACGAAAGGTCTGGAAACTAAATCTCCCCCAAATTTCCAGAGTTGATAGTAGAACCGTGATTGTTCTTTTTGATACGATTGAGCAGGCTTTTCCAACCATTGTCGGTTTTGATGCCGCCAATATCATGCACCATCGAAGCATTGGTGATGATTTGAAATTTGTCTGGATTGTTCTTTAGATATTCTTCACGCTCTGCCATGGTCATTTCAAGCGTGATTTCTTCTTGTGTATTACGGTCTTCGAATGTGTAGAAAGGCATTAAGTCCTTGTTTTCCTTCGTAAAAATGCATATGCCCCTGCATCACCTTTGGAAAGGCAATGGTAAGGGGCATATTGTCAATATTCTGTTTTCATAACGATATTTATCAAAACTCGCATTATGACACTTATATGTCATCCGGATCGGCCCGCCATGATGGTCGTTTGAAATTCACAAATTCCCGTCGTGAGGCATTGTAAAAATAATTGCGGATTGTGTTTTCCAAAATTTCCCATTCAAAAACAGCACATTCATTAACCCTCATACGAGCCGGTATAGAATTGTGCATAGTTATGTTTTTATTATTTACGTCCGTGAACAGCGCAGCGCTTGCGCCTTGTTGGTAACCACGAAATTTTAGATTTACCAACAATCTGAATGAAGGCCAGAGAATTTCATCAATATTTTGATCCCTTACATAGGCTTTGCACTGTTTTCTAACAAGTTCCATCCGTTCTACCGAATTGACTGCGATCATCTTGACAGAATGAGCGTGAACATAGGAGTCGATCCCGTCACCGGAAAAATTGCAATAAACGTTGTTTTCCAGCGATGTGTTTTCCAACATCTGCTTTCTGGCTTCCATAAACTTCACCGGAGCCGAACCTTCATCCCAAGCAAAGACAGTGAATGTCTCTTTGTCGTTCAGAAGCCAGCTTTTTATGGTCGAGGTTACTCTTGAAGCCAAGATGGTTTCCCCATGCGTTTTGAGGCAGTGGTATCAGCCAAAAGTTTGGCGTAGCTCACAATGCCACGTGTATATTCAAGCTCAAACACGTAACAATGATCGACCAACATAGATTGGAAACGTCTAATATCGGCCGCATCGGTGAGATTTTCCACAACGTCAGGAATGGTTATTCTGATTGGACGATTGTTCACATCAGAAAATTTATAGGAGCGACTTGATATAGTTGTTGAGTAGCTATTTGATTTGTACTTTAAATGAACAAGAATGGTGACGTAAGACTCATTCTTCCATCGATCTATTGTTCTATTCAACACATCCTTGTTCTGAATAACTTGAAGCAGAACACATTCCCGAGTGTAAAATTTTAGATAATTTGTTCCAAAACAAAGCAATGTGTTGGATTTGGGCAAATCTTCCACCCCAGAAAATGTAACTTCCTGTTCTCGCACATGGATGAGCGAGTCGTAGGTTAATGCTCTGAATTTACGGAAGGACGGCACCACGAAATCGGATGGTGTCTTCATAGAATCTCGAAAGTTTGAAAGTATAAATAACATACTAACATAGGAGATTCAATTTGTCAACACTCACACCAGAACAGCGTGACGCTATCATCAAAACGATCTATGGCGAAGCCAGAGGCGAACCTGAAAAGGGTATGCGAGCCGTTGCGCATGTCATCAAAAACAGAACAGCGGATTACCGTTGGCCAAAAGACCCCGAGGAAGTGGTAAAGCAGCGTCTACAATTCTCGTCATGGAACACAAATGATCCGAATTATGCCAAAATTCAGGCCCTTTCTCCAAACAACACATTCTATCAGACAATCGGCCATATTGTGGATGAAGTATGGGCAGGCGAAGCCGATTTGACCAAGGGTGCAGTATATTACTATGCGCCAGCGGGTATGCCGGGCCGCAAGGCACCAAGTTGGTGGCCTACAGCGGTTGCCGAATCTGGTGGACAGATTCAGATCGGTGGCCAGTTCTTTGCTGGTAAGGTTCACACAACAAAGCCATCAGTGGTCATCAGAACGAAAACTTCAAAGAAAGCCTAAGCCATAATGAGCTTTAAAAATTTCTTGATTGAATCCGCAACCGCAGAGGCAGCAAGAAGTCTTGGATTGACGTATTTTGGTTTCGGAAAATACGGCAAAGATGGTCGTGTGGAATATATCGTGCATGATGGAAGACTTATTCCATTCAATGCAAAGGTTAAGAACGAAATCGGGGATACTGTGCCAACCCACAAGTCCCTGAAACCAGTCAATGATGGAACAAGGGTTTTCAACGGAGAACCTAGAGCTATTCAGACACAAATTTCCAAACAAACATCGGGCGCAATTGGTGAACACATTGCAGTTGCCTATCTTAAATCGATAGGCATCTCTGATGCTGAACCCTTGAATATGCGTACTTCCAATTTTCCGGTCGATTTGATTGGCGATCACATGCTTTGTGAAGTGAAGACGGGTCTTGTTTCAAACCAGAAAGGCGCTCAACATTGGAGAGCAACTATTGGACAGCCGGGTAAGGCCGAAACAGAATGGCTTAAGACGGCTTCCAAGGAAGATAAGGCGGCTTGGAACAAGCGCAAAAGCCAAGAAATCATGGATAGGAAGAATGCAGTTCTGAAAGATATGTCAAAGAAATATGGAACGCCCATGAAAGCCCGTACTTTGACAACGATCCTGAATCCTGATACACATACGGTTGATGTGTATCTGTTCGAAGGCTTCCATTCGGCTATCAAATGGAATTCAGATGAAGCAAAAAGGGCATATGTGGGGACGTTCAAATACCATGCAGAATGAAAACAATAATGTGCCCAAAGACGTGGTGGATGAATTCACCAACGCTTTGAACGATCATGAAAAAGAGTTGCGCACACAGATGACGCATCATCTCGACGGCTTGGAAGGCAAAGACAAGCCCGAGCCGGAACAAAAAATCCATCACATCGACGTTTCCGATTCCGGAATGGAAAATTCCCAAAAGTAACGAAAAATCCCGGTTGACATTCTCAATATTCCAATTATATTAATGGACGAATTGAGAGGAATGCCGAATGTTCAAGGTCGTCGCAGCTAACGGTTGGGTTCTCAAGAACACTTGGCTGGTGCAGAATCAGCCTGCCCAAGAATTCAAGACTGAAAAGGCCGCACGGAAGGCCATTGAACGTGTCGCCGGTCGTTACATTAGTTTCGATCTAATGCGCACTGCCAAAATCATCCCGGTTTGAAAGGAACAATCCTTTGTCAATGTCCTACATCACCTACCAGACAGTCGATGAAAACGAAATCAAGGTCTTTCTTGAAGGTAAGCGAGTCGGCACGATCTATCGCCGTGTGAATGGTATGTTCGCCTATAAGCCGAGTCGTGGTGCGGCTGGTGAACAGTTCGCCACGGTCGAAGCCGTGAAGAAGTCAATTGAAGGGGACGACGAATGAAGACCTATCCCGGCATTACCATGGTTCGTATGGGCCTTAAGGGCTCTGGCATTCCGCCCATCAACGTGGTCGAATGGATGGCTTCACGTGGCATTTGGAGCTACAAGCAGCGCATCGAAGCCGCCGAAGAAGCCTTGGAAACCGCCACGGGTGCGGAAGCTGAACGACTCAAGGCCGAAATCGAGGAAGAAATTCAGGCGGCAACCGACCGCTTCGAAGATTGGGCGAGTGACTGACATGGATGCCGTCAAATTTCAAGCCTTCGCTAATTCGTTGCCGAACGGATTTTTGAAGACATGGAAGGCCAATTCCATGTTGGAAGAAATTCGGATGTTCGGCGGCGTGGAAAATCTCGGCTTGAAGTGGGTTGAAGACTGCCTTCTTATGGAAGGTTTCACCAACGCCAATTGCATCGAAATCTACAAGTTTTTGAGGGACACGAAATGACCAAGGCACAAAAGGCCAAGCGAATCTCGGAAATCACTCGACAGCTTTCCGAACTTTCCCGCAACGGTTGGGCCGGCGCACTCGAATGCGACTACAAGCCGCTGGAAAAAGAGCTTGCGGAATTGATGTCGTGACCAGCAAATGAAATTCACTTCGTAGTACATGCGACATTGGGGTATTAAACATGCATATTATCGTTTCCGATGAATGGCTTAGCTCATGCGGAATGCAGCGCTATTGCGGCGTCAAACTGAAAGTCATCAAGCACACGCCAATGTGGTCGCCGGGCGAATCGATGTATGAAGTCGAATTGCCGGAAGGTCGTCCATGGGTTGTGTGGTCAATCCGTGGCGTGACCGAAGTCGATGAACCCGAGCCGGTTACAATCGAACCGACACCGGTTCCTGAACAGTTGATTAAGCAGGGATTGGCGAAGCCTGCAACCGACTATCTGTCAGTTCAGAGCAAGAGGAAGATCAAGAGGAAGCGGCATGGCACAGAAACCGCTCAAAGCTAAGCTTTACGACAAGCCACGCTATCCGTTTGACGAAGAACAACTTTTTCATCATTTCGATTCGGACAAGGAACGTGCAGCAAGCGAAAGCAGCACGTTCCCGTGGTTCAAGGCAATCTGGCTTTACGACAGAAATACGTGGTCGCTACAGCGATCCGATGGAAAATTTTTCAATTTCTGGGATTTCGATGTCCACAATTTCGGCGGCATGTTTCCTGAATACCGCATGAACCTCTCGGATGTGACTCGCTACGGTGGGACTCCAGTGTTCTTTATCCATTGGATGAAGGCCGTGACCTATGATCGATCTATCGTTCTTTGGAACAAAACAGCCAAGGCGATTCTGGAATCCGAACCGGAAAAGAAACCGGACCAAGTTGCAAAGCTCTGTGACCAGACAGTCGCTAAGTGGTTCGAATCCTTGAAGGATTGCATCACAGAAGAAAGACCATGAAGCTGTTGACATTCTCTACATTTTCATTATATTGATGAATGTAGAGACAAAGAGGGTTCGTTGTGAGCTACGTCGAACAGGTTCAGAAGTCAATTTCTTCCATGACCTATAAGCAGATTGAAAAGGCGATCATCGCTGCCAATCGTTCTGGTGAATTTCGTCTTGTTGACATGCTCGAAACAGAAGCTCACTTCCGGCGTTCTTCCTATCGTGAACATCTGGAACGCCAGAAGGAAAAGACGTTTGACCAGTCTCGCCGTTCTTTCAGAGGATAAAAGATGGAAAAGATGCCAACCTATATCGAACACATCAACCGCTATCGCATTCTTCGCCATGAAGAGCTTCCGGAGGCGCATAAGGCCGAATATCGTTTGAGTGGCATCGAACCAGACGATCTTTGGTCGCTGATTTGGAGCTTCAATGACGAAGCCGAAGCGATCAAGTGCCTTGCCGAATACAATGATCGCCCCGACAAGCCTTCGTTTTACACCTACAAGATGGTGGACGCTGGCAAGGAAGAAGACGTGGAACGAGTCGCTTGGTTGTAGTCGGCAAGCATTACAAAATCATTGTTCCCGCCCATTACGATGCCAATGATCGATTAGTGCGGGAACATGTTGTTCGTTTTCAGTTGATTGCTCTTCATGGTGATACAGCCGTGGTGAAGTACAAGAACGGCAAGACCGATACTTTGCCAGTCAAAGGCTTCAAGGCCGATCCGGAGCATCACATTTTCGACAAGCGAGGGAACAAATACGCCACGCAAAAGAAAGCGGCGAAAAAGCTACAGGAAAAGAAACGTCAACTGAAACAAAAAACCAAGTTGCCTTTATATGATGACCATGATAATGGTTTCTATGAAAGGTATGGGAAATGACGTTTTCGATACAGATGTTCGATGACTTTGTTGCCGTCTTCAATACGGCGGCACGTGGTCATGTTCAGGTGCGAGGCAAGCCCAATTATGCAACCGATTGGGACGCCAGCGACCCCCTGCATCAATTTCTGGATTCGCTGGACCCTATGGTTGTTTCGATGCTGTTCGCAAACGGACATGCAACCGTCAATCCGAACAACCAGCGCTCAACTCCATCAGTGGTCGCTTGTGGCAAGCTGTTTCAGGATAACCCCTAGAAGAGGATAAGCATGGTGTGGAATTGTAATGCGAAGATTGAATCCCGAAAGCTGACTGGATTGGCACGATATGCGTTCCAAGGCGGCTATTCGGACGGTTATTTCGAAAAACCGAAATGGACGGACAAAACCCATCCACAACATTACGATGCTGGATACCGTGAAGGTCAGAAAGATCGGCAAGAGAACGCTAAATTAAAGGCGTAATGAATGCCGTTTTCAGATTGAGTGCAGTCGCCGGGCGAAATTTTCTGTTTCGTTCGGCGTCTGGGTACATAAAAATAAATTCCACATCCGGATGTTGATTGGCAAACCAGTCGAGATAAAGCATTCGATTGGCGCAATCGGCCACAGACGCACGAGTCTCCGGACCATAACCATTGGTTGAATCATAGATATTCGCCATGTTCAATTCGGCATCTTCGAATAGGAAGTCGAAGCCGATGCAATAGAGCGCCGTGTGACCAGCCTTGATTGCCTCACGCATTGCAACCATGCCTGCATTCTCACGCCGCCTGTAGGGCGAGTATGCGAGTGGTTCATATTGTTCATCTTCTGGCGGCACAATGAATCGTTCCTTTGGGAACGATGATTCCAGAATTTCCCCGATGATTTTGTCATCGATAGCGACCAGCCAATCCGGTTTGAAATCTCTATGGGCCGCATTGCAGGCATAGATCGGACCAAACGACTTGAAATGGTCCAAAACTATCTGTTTGCGTGTTTTTCCATTACCAACGATTATTGCAGTCGTCATTCATCTTCTCTGTAGGTGTAGTCTCGGGAACTATCAGGCAGATTTTCATCGTGCTCTTGCTGTTTTCGTTTACGCTTTTCTCTGATTTCATCCTTCGATGGTTTCTTATAATCAGAATAATCGGAGTCGTCAAAGTCCATCCGATGGCGTTTGTAGCTCTTACCCATTAGGCAGTCTTCTTTGGTCCCTTTGGACGGCCAGCCCGTTTCGCAGGAGTAGCA